TTCTCCGCCGGTACCATGAGTACCAGAGCACAAAAGTGGGTAAGCCTAGTAGCAGTTATTATTGCTACTATTCTTTGGCTATACCGCTTCCCATTAACAATGGCCGGTATGAGAGACCCACTCAATACGTGGGTGGAATGGATTGCGGCCCCAATCATTATAGCCGCATGGTTCGGTGTTAGAAAAAAATGGAAACAAGCCAATGGAAACTAAAATGATGAGCTTCCCGGACGTGATTAACACTATCTGGATGAAACATCGAAAACTTTACATGGATCTGCTATTGATAAAATCACCAACGCCGGTCCTGGATGCTCAAGTAAGGGAGCATCTTAGTGAATTGTTTGCTAACGAAGAAGACATTACACCTAGAGTGGTAAACGCCTCTCTTCGTATTATACTCATAAAATTTCAAAGGGAGCTCTAGCTCCCTTTTTTTACAAAGGAATACAAAATGACCGTAGATGAATTATCAGATTATATACTCGTGGTATACGGAGGATCCCATTATGTTTTAATGTTTGATGAAGAATTCAGGCATATCAGAATGCGTTATCCTAAGAAACATTTGAAGGATCATCTCAAGCATAAACTCAAGAATCAATCTCAGCTGACCGATGAATTAGTTTCGGCTGTATTTGCACGTATTGTGGAAAAATTAATGCTGCGAAACAGCATACTAAATGCTATAGATACTGGAGATATCACATTAGCTAAATTCAAGGACGTAAAGAAGAAAGAACTAAAGAAAATAGGAACCTAGCGTTCCTTTTTTTAATACCAATCGGCACTAAGTTCATACCAACCTTCGCCCATTATTACACGTTGTACGTCTTTAAAGTATTTATCATACTTTAGTCCTATATTCTCTAATGAATATTTCTCACCATGTTCTCTGCAGGGCCAACTGACTAGTTCTCTTTTTTTAATTATATTTTTACCTGCATCTATATAATCTTTTAATGTTCGGCATCTATATCCAGTAACGCCATCTATCACAGTCTCTGGAAAGGCTCCCCAATCCGACGTAATTACTGGCGTACCGCATAACATAGATTCAACAGCTACGCCCCCAAAAGGTTCTGGATAATGTGTGGGAACAAAGGTAGCTATAGATCCTTTTAAAAAGTCGCTACGTTCTTTAATGCCTACTGTTCCTATATGCTCAAACATCTTGTATTGATCTTTTAATTTCTTTACAAATTTATCATCTGGGCCACCTAATTGTCCAGCAGCTTTTAAAGGAATGCCTAGGTCCTCTGCTACGAGACAGGCGGTTTCTATGCCTTTATCAACATTCATCCTGCCCAAGAATGCGAAATAGGATTTTTTATCGGAACTCTCCCAGGCAAACTCTTTTAGATCAAAATAATTAGGTATTACAACATGGTATGCTTTGGGGTTACCACTATCTTCTCTAGCTCTGCACTCATTCATCCAGGCATAGCTTTCATACACACGATAAGGGGCAAAGCATGCTCTATGGCTATAACCAATGCCCATTTCTATTACTGGTCCAAATTCCATGGCAAAGGCATGAGGGTGGCCAAAAGAACTAAGTATTAGATCCCCAGATTTATAGTATAAGCCAAGCTTATCTTTAGCATTGTTTTGGAAAACTCTCCAGGAGGTACCGTACGTATCATATTTAAATTGATATTTTTCCTTTTCAAAGTCACCGTACTCTGCCTGCCATGTATTATTATCAACTACATCTATATGTTTTACATTTTTATACTGCTCAACGTCTGGACCCTCAACCCCATAGTGAAGTACTTCATAGCCCATAGCTCCCATCATTTTAGCCATTTTACGAGTCTTCATGGTAAAAGCACAGTGTGAAAAGTCTTCTCTTGTTATAGTATGACCTAGACCTAGAAGATGCAACGTGGGCCTACGATGTTTGCCAGTTTTTATATTTATTTTTTTATTATATAACTTTTCATTAAACCGCGCGTCATCGTGATAATGCATAATTTTTATCTTATCCTCTAACCCCGGGTCATTGTGTTCCCCACCAGTAGAGTTATAAGTACTCCCGAATGTAGTATATTCCAAATTATTCTGATGTATATAAATAGTCAATAATCCCTGTTCCATAGGCCAAATAGTGCTATATTTTATTCTATCACTTATTTCCGCTAGCTCTTTTATTTTATCTTTTACTCCGTACTTATCAAGGTTAAAGACAATAACACCAGCATTAAACGGGTGCTCATCTAAATGAGCGCTCGCTGAATTGCCAAATAATTCCCAATAATCATCAGATACATAAGTGCCGCCCACTTTACCAAGCTTATACATGTCATCTATATCTCTAATGGTACCGCCAGTATCATAAGTAATGTGTAAATCATTATTGTGTGTATCTGCGAAATAGAAAAAGTCGTCACATGGACGAAGTATAGCTGTGTCTGCGTCCATTATGATAAGGGATCCATGAAATATTTCACCCTTGTTAATTAGTTCATTAGCTATTTTAAATTTGTCTATGGTTATTTTGTCATGATCCCCATGATACAAAAATATGTTTGCCTCCGGGTAGAAGGTTTCTATAGAACGTACAAGCCTTTCTGCATATTTTTCGAATCGTTCACCGTACACGGGTATTACGAAATTTAGATACTTTTCAAATTGATCGTAAAATGGATTAATTTCTACATAAACCTCTTCCCAGTCGCGTTCTTTCCAGGCTACTCCGCGAGAGTAATTAGATAATTGCCTACCAAAGTGATACAGAAATACTCCAGACGAATCTAAATCTTTTCTATAAATTCTTTCTGGCTCTAGCCCTATATGTTTTACATAGGCAGTACCAGTTTTATACTTTATATATTTAGGATATTTTGTCTTGCAGAATAAAAACATATCATATGTCTTATCTGGTTTTAGTCGCTTATTTTTTCCTATAACATTACTTACTGATACCCACAAAGTATTATTAGGGTCGGCTTCCCCGATAATATTATCCAATTTGAATTTATCTAGACCACTAACAACGCAGTCCCCATCTAAACGCATTACCCAATCATACGATGTCTTCTCTAAGCAAAAATTTTGATAACTTGTCATATGTCTAGGATCATGCTCAAAAGCGTTTACCGAAGCTTCGCTGGTGACTGGCCAATATATCGCATGATTATAGCGATAAAATTTAATATTAACCTTATGATCCAAAGACGATATGAGCGATTCTATAATATTAACAGTATTATCTGTAGAAATATTATCAACTACTATTATTTCATCTACTATATCAACAATTGATTTAACCGAAGATTCAATTGTGCGTTCGCAGTTATGTGTTCTTACTATTGCTGATACTTTCATAATAATTGCTTATCCACCATTAGTTGTAAATGAGGTATAGTTTGGGTGTTTACTATATTTGCAAACGCTTTACCTATGTCATGACCTTTAGCCACTCTTCCTAGAACCTGTGCAAGTTCTACATGAGACAAAACATGTTCAGCCAGGTAGTCTCTTGCCCATTGAGCCTGGGCGAATAGATTATCTTCTTCTACATAGTGGTAGTGTATCTTTATAGGACAAAGCAAATGATCTTTAATATCCTTTGGTGGATTAATATGATCTTTTAAAAACTCACCGTGTTTGCCTATTATACTTAGATCTACCCAAGGAACAAAGCCTCCACCTCCCAATAGGAAAGGCCCAGTAAGTGTTATTGTTCCATCCCACAGTGGTATATCTTTAATAGATTCACGAACAAGGCCAGCTAAGTCTTTTTGTGTGTTCGTGCCTCTTTTAGATAACCACAATAATTTCTTATATAGTTCGTATTGTTCGTTATATTTCATTAAACTAAGTTTAGTAATAAATTAGTCAAAAGTCAAGTCAAATTATGGTATAAGATAAAAGTAGGCTTTAATACGCTATGTATTATGAGCTTACTTACTTCATTCATAGTTTTTGGAGTTACGGGACGCGTCTTACTTTATTCACTCTGAGGCAACAAGTAGGCCGAAAGGAAAGGAATTGACATGTCTAATAAAAAATTGGTGGTGGTTTGCTCTGGCTCAACCGCCTGCACCCCATCAATTTTTACCCAATATATTTTTTTATTATTTACCATATATTTACGCCAATTGTCGATATATGTTAAATTTTTGTCTGCTATATGCAGATCATTCTCTAATAAGCGGGTAGCGTATTTTCTAGTTAGCTCGTCTTCGCTTCCAGTTAGTATAGCTTTATAGTAAGAAAGTGTATCAGAGATAGCTCTATCCATCGGAACCGCACGTCCGCCTTCCTGGTTTGAATGGTATACGTCTTTGAATCTATCTACTTCTCTTTGACGTTTACTGTTGTCTATTTTTAATTTATCTATTAAAGGATAGAAAGAAGTGGGGCGTAACCTGGTAACGTAATATTTATAGTAGCCATAATCAGTTTTATCATTAGTTTCTTGTCCAAGACTAGCTACTAGTTGTCTGAAGTTAAACCAAAATGTTCGCCTTTGTTGAACACATTTAAATTTTGGGCGAGATAAGGAATCATGTTTTCCTTCCCAACCTGCTCCGTCTCCCCCAAGAGGCAAGTTACCCCACTTGTTAAATAGCCCGGAGAACAGCCCTAGTCTATAGTCATAACTATGCGCTAAAAAATCATCAGTCAGATTCATTCTTAGGGTAGTTATGCTAGGATTAACGGAACGTTTTTTGACACTATTTAATGCTATATTGTTGCCAATTTCCCAAGCTTCTTCAAACCCACCCGGTAGATCTGGGCCTGGGACCTCTAATTCTAAAGGCAAAGGCACCCAGGCTCCAAGCGCGTCTTCTCCCGATATATTAGTTACTATACCAAGATTTTTATCAAAGGCCAAAATACTATGACCTCTTATAACTTTATTACGCAGTTTGAAATCGTATAGCTCTTTTTTATATTCTACTTTCTTTAACGTGCGAGCTCTTACTAGTTTATATCTATCCACATCAAAGGTAAATATTTTTAGATATGGAGGCAACTTTCCATCTTTATATCGTTGCCAAAATACATTGTACTTTATATTTTCAAATAGTATGGTACCGCCACGACGTGCTACTCCTATTAACCCAGGCAATTTACCGAAGTCTTGGTTAAAAGGTTTTCTAAAATCATATGCAACCAGTATATGTTGACATGGACCGTGTAGCATTAGTATCTACCATCTTCTTTTTTACCAAACTCAGTTCCGTACATGTATGCAGGTATAGGATCAACTCCGTGAATATCTGATACCAGTCCACGAGCTGCGGCTTCTTGTACTGTTCCGCGCAACCTGTTTACGCTTAATCTACTTAACCAGTCTGCCCGGTCATGAGGTAACATGTCAATGGATTTAAAGTATGGCTCATACTGTATTAATTCTTTACCCTCAGCTTTTCGTTTTGTATTTAATTTCTTTAGATGCCATATATCGGCAACATCCCCTCTAATTAAATCACTATCTTCCGGAGCTTCTGTGATGCGTGCCTGCGAACCCATAGCACGAACTACTGTTTCATAGGTACGCTTATGGAATTGGCCATCAAACACATCATCCAGTTCATCCACGATATACTTCTCAGCATCTAGATGTGACTTTAGCTTACTTAACTCCTGGGGCTTAATGATGCCTTCTGATAACAAATCTCCCTTGCTTACTTTGCTTCCTTCTTTTACTTTTAACCCCATACCAGCAGGGATTCTATGTGCTATATCCCCTATAGTTACATCATAACCCCCTAATGGGTTTTCTGTTACTTTACTAACCTCGCCAGAAACTTCAGACAAGGTAGCCTTACCGCCTAACACAGCGGGCACCTTTACTAATTGGATAATACGAGGGAACCCCGCAACCAACATTGATGTACCTTTAGCCGTTCCGCCGCTATGGAAAGTCTGCATCTGTAATTGTGTACTACGCTCTGTCATAGTTTGGCCATCTATGATGCCAACATTATCTCCGACTTTAGGAGGCTTATTATTAGCCATTAAACCATAGCACTGAATACAAACTCCTTTTGCGGTCTCACAGGTCAGGGGTGAGCGTACTTTGATAGTTTTTAATTTTTTAGCTTTAGCTTTTCGTAATAGCTCGGTGGTAACTAATTCGTCTTTCCTTCCAACCCCTACTATTTTTTCAGCTAAAAATCTATCTACTGCATTTTTATCATTGACTGCTATTTCGATGCCGTCAGTTGTTTCACAATCTTCTTCCGTGATAACAAGATTTCTAGTCACTGCTAATAAGGACTTATTGAGAAACCCAGTATCTTGCGTATTAATAGCTCTATCTACAGCCCCTTTACGTGCCCCATACATAGAGTTCCAATAACCTGCCACATCTTGTCCCTCTGTCCAGGATTTAACATTAGGTACTGGGATAGGATTATTGTGCACATCTAAAAGAACACCCGGCATTGATAAGATTTGCTGAGCAGAGTTAGCTACTTTTTTACCTCCAGCGCCAGACTCCTGCATAATACGTAAGTTGTTTTCTCTGCTATATAGCTTCTCTTTGTCTTTAACAGCCTTAGCCTGCCCAACTGCAATCTTGTTGTCTATGCCCATGAAAGCATTTACTACTTTCGTATCGGCAGGTTTGGGACCTACTTTTCTCCAAGTATCCGCTACTGCTTTGTCCCTAAAAGATCTATCTATATCTAGATCATTAAGGGAAATACTAAACCCGTGTTGATGTGCGGAGTCTGCTCCCAGACTCTTCAGGGAGTCTGCAACTTGGCCGTAGTCTTTATCAGATTCAAGAGCTATTCTGGTCATTAATTCGTTTACATTCTTTCCATTCATTTCGTTAGAGCGTACAAATTTATGGAACTTTTTAGGTACGGATTTAACCAATATCTCTCTTCCAAGGGTAGTTCTACCCTTGCCCTTAATTGTTATCTCTGTAGTCAAGGGAACTTTAGCTTTAGTTGCCGCAGCAATTGACTCGTATTCTTTAGTGCTTTTCTTTTCAGTTCGGGTGAGTAACCATATACCTAATTGGTAATCTTGGCCAAAGCCTTGTATAGGCATTGTTTTAGCTCCGTGCATGCCCGGCATAAATACATTACGAGAGGGCATCATGCCATATGCTTCTTCTACGGCCTTATCTGTAACCGGTACGTGTACAGACATTGTGTCGCCGTCAAAGTCTGCATTAAACCCTTTTGTCACCAAAGGATTAAGCTTGATAGCATTGCCTTCTACGTTAATTGGATTAAATGCCTGCAAACCAAACTTGTGAAGAGAAGGTGCGCGGTTAACCATTACTGGACGTTTTTTCATAACAGCTATTAGAGCTTCTTTAGCTCTATCCGTTTTCTTTTCTATTTCCTCCATAGCTTGTATAGGTTGAAAACCTTGGTCTTTAAGTTCTTTCATTACAAAAGGTTTATAAATGTCCCACCCCATCACCTCAGGAATGCCTATCTGATCTAAACCTAAGCTAGGTTCAAGAGTAATTGTGGATCTACCGGTTAAGTCTTGGCGTTTTCTCCAGAGCTTGCTCTGGATAAAGCCATACTTGGGAGACGTACCTTTTTTACCAGACAGTTGAGCAAGTGCTCCAAGTCTTTTCTCTTGTCCAAACCCTACCGGGTCTGTTACGCCCTGTACTTCACTAACTGCCTCATATAAACTTTTGCGAGTATTACCACCCAATTCCTTATAAGCAACACTGCCCATCGTCTTGTATTGTTTAAGACTGTTGTTTACTAAACCTAAATTTCTGTATGACCAATTGATAGGATTAACCATTAAGTCCCCACTAGGAAGTGGATAGACAGGTCTAAATACCGGAGGTAAAACAGGAACTTTAGATATCATTAAATCAGTTGGCTTCAGCTCAAACTTTTTCAATGCCTCCAGATATCTTATTTTTTTATTTAATTTATCTACATTTTGTGGAGCTGTGGTCTGTAGAGATTTCTTGGTCTTGCGTAAGTCTGCGTTAATATCAACCTTGCCTAAGGCAGCTTCTATAGCCGCAAAGCCAGTCTTACCATCTAACTCTTCTTGTTCGTTTATTATTTTCATATACTTGCTATGCGTGATACCAAGAATAGAAGTAATAGATTTTTGCATGAGTGGAGAGGGGATCTTTTCTTCAAGTTTAATATATCCCCACTTCTTTCCTTGCATTCCGCCTGTGATGTTTTGATCAAACAGGCCGCCTTTAATACTGGCAAGGTTCTTACCAATCAACATGTGCCCAGGATCTTTGATTTCCGATTTCGTGCCGGTCAGCTCAGTAACGGCTTTGTCTGTTAAAGGAGATGCTTGTATATAATCTCCCTTTTTCTCGACATTAACGCCAGAGGCTTTAAGATAGTTAACCATCTTATCCCAGGCAAAGTTTCTATTGGGTGGAGGTATAGGTAATCCTAGTTGAATGTTTCTCCATATTTCGTCGTTCTTTTGACCTTTAATAGCTGTAGAATCATACAGGTTTGCTTTCGCCCCATGCGCCATGGCTACGTAAGTGGTAAGCTGATCAAAAGCTTGACCACCATCATCTCCTCTAGTGGGCTGTTCGTCCATACTGTAAGAGCCATAAGATCTATGTTTTAACTTATGTTCTACAACATGCATGAGTTTAAGTATATGCTGGTTTCCTACGAACACTTTGTTAGTAAAAGATTTACCATCTTTCCCATCAGTAAGCTCTTCGTCAAACTCTAACCCATTTTTCTTGAATTCTTTCTTTAATTTAGCTAAATGGTCTGTTCCATCAAAGTTGGCTACTTCATAATCTTTGCCTGTTTTTTCTGCTAGCTTACCAGCGGCCGTTTCTAATAACTGGCCAATATTCATACGACCCGGTACACCAAACGGGGAGGCTATAACATCTATTGCTTTGCCATCTTTGGTATGAGGAGCCTCATCATCTTTAATGATTTTGGATACAATCATCTTGTTGCCATAACGACCAGCAATTTTATCGCCTATTTCCATAGGGGCAATTACTTTTACATGCACATTGTAACGCCTACGCGTAAGTTTACGCACATATAATACTTTACCTCGGTTATGGCCGTCATACTCCAAAGTACTTCGTGCGTAAGGAACAGATAGACTCTTATTCATAGTTTTTAGAATCTTCTCTTCGTCTGTGTATTCTTTAGGAGCGAGGCCAGCAATCAACACATCATTAGGATCTACTTCTGATCCTTTTTTAATAATACCTTCATCATCTAATTTAGCATAGTTTTCTGGTGTCATGCTGTCCGGATAATAAGCTAATAATTTAGCTTTATCTATCATGCCTTCTTTGGGCGCTGTATAAGAGAATTTTAAAATTTTCTCAGAGGTCATTCTATTGGCAAATGACTCAGTTACGACAACCGAATCTTCGAAATTATAGCCCTTCCAAGGCATATATGCTATCTTAGCATTAACACCTAAAGCAAGTTCGCCCTTATCCTGGAAGTTATTCTCTGCAAGTTTATCCCCTGGGTATACTTTACTACCAGGAGCTACTACGGGTTTGCTATTTATGAAAGCTTCTTGGTTTAACGGGAAATCATTGAATAATCCAATCTTGTGTGTTTTGTTATCTTGGTCTTTTATAAATATGTAATCTTTTGTGACTTTGGATACAGTACCCTCTTCTAACTCATTAGGAACTTTAGGATTAACAGTGTCACTGATAGCTTTGCCAAAAGTTTGTCTCTTGTTGGGCCCCAGCACACGTACATGCGGCTTATCAGGATTAGATACTGCAACAGCCTGCCCAATCTGTTTACTGGCAACCATAGCGCGGTTACCAGATACCGTGCCCAAAAATGGAATCAAGTTACTTTGGAAAGAGAACATAAAGGTTGGATTATGTATATATCCATCTATTTCCTTACCTGCAATAAGTAATGATCTGCCCTTCCAGTTACCTTTTACTAGAGCCCCGACAGGCTTAACTTTTCCATCTACCACTTTATATTGGTCAGGAAACCCTATCTTACGATCCCACATTTCTTTTGGTGTAAATTCTTTTATACGGCCTGCCGGTGTTATAACTTTAGTTACAAGTCCTTTTTCTGTTTTAGAAACACCTATAGCTAGCGGTAAGGTAACACCAATTTTACCAGTTTCTGGTGTATTAATCGGATCTAAGAATCCAACTGTAGAAGGATGTACATCTCGTACATTCATAGTTACAGCATGCCTGGATTGTATTCCACCAGTTCCCATAACGGTTGTTTTATTCCATTCGCCTAAAATAGCTGCTGGATTAGTCTGCGGCGGGGGACTACTAAGTTCACCAACTGAGAAGAACTCCTTAATAGGATCACCGTAAGTATTAGTAGGAATAATGTCTCTGATGGTTTCTTTATTATCTAAACGCCATTTAATCTTGTTTGTAATCTTCGTAGTACGCGCATCTAGAAAGGCTTTAAGCTGGTCTTGTGGTGTGAACAGCTCTTTGAATACCAAGGAATCTCTTTCATCTTCTTTTTCTTCTCTACGCATTACGCGTAACAATTTTGAAGAAGTTGCTAGTAGTAAGTCTTTATTTACCTTATTAAAACCTTGGCCCAGGGTAAGCTCTGTTGTTTCTGAGGATACTGAGGTATCTTCTAAATACTTTTTAAAGAGCCTTAGAGCTTCTGCGTAGTCATTTGTTTTGTGATGCAATAAAGTATCTACTAATTTTATAATAGATCCATGTAGCTCTTTTATTCCAGCCCTAGCATTAGCCTCGAATATCTCTTTACCCCATGCTCGGCGCATAGGTTCATCTGGCATGCCGAGAGCATGTAAAATAGCATATATAGGATAGTTTTGATTACCAGCCTGAAGGAAGAATACCTCTTTTTTCGGGTCCAGCATCATTTTGAAGTTGAAGCCCTTTTCCAGGTTAAACTGACTTTCAAACTGGCCATTAGACTTTTCACGCGTGTATACACCAGAACGAAGACGAAACTGATTGAGAGTCTGGTACTCATTCCCCTCGATGATAACTGAAAATCTATTTGTCATCCTCGGTATAGAGGTGATTTTCATTTTCTTAGCTCTAGAAATAACTTTACCGGTTTCATTATCTATTAAATCAAAATCGGCGTATACAGGCATTACCCAAGACTTACCATCTAGCTTAATTTCTTTCTGGGCTGGCAAATCATTGATCGGGGCTTTGGTCTCATCTGCAATAATATTTTTAATACGTATACTATTCTTTTTACCCTTTATAGGAAATTCCTTGTAAAGGGCATCAACTACCGACGACTGCATCAAAAGATCTTGTTCGTTGATGTTTAAGGAGTCAACTCTCTTCGCCATTGCTATTGACCTTTTCGTAATTTTATGGTATAAGATAAATATGTAGTAAGCTATTTAATTATAAATACAAATATATAATTGGTCAACTCTTTGGTCACAATGATCAAAGACACCAAGTCAGGAGGTAGACATGCGCTAATGGTAATGCAACGAAGAAAACTCAGAAGATCGGGTACAGGTGGCGCAAATCTTAATTCAGGTTTGAAGCAATTTACCGCCGTAAGTTCCCCCAAGAGGTCTGGAGCAAAGAGAAGCTCATCTTCAAAGTCGGGCAACTCAAAGAAATGACGAACTATGAATGAAGAGACGACAAGTCTCTTCTTTAACTACAACAAATATAATGGAGAATGTATGAATGTAGAGCGAGAACTATTATCATTGTTTGATGATGTTCCAGCCATGAAAGCTTTTTTAGCTAAAAAAGGATTAAAGGACGAAACTTTAGTTCCATTTATAGCCGGAGTTAGGCTTACGGTGGGAATGTTGGGCGGTGATAAGGAGGCAAAAAAACGCTTTGAACTTTTTATTAAAGAAAATGAAGAATATCTTAAAAAATTCTTAAAAGATGTTGAGGGGGGTAACCTGTGAACTGTGAAGTATGCAATCGCCCGTTAACAAACGAGGAAATGCAGCTAGGTAAAGGTTTTTGCTATTTTTGTCTTTATGATAACGCAACCACAGTGCAAGAACGTACGGGCCAGCGTGTGTCAATACCACCGCCGGAGGCTTTAGGCCGCACTATGGAAGAATTAGAATCATATAAACAAAGTAAAGTAGTTGCGCAAGAGAAAACTAAGAAACTACTGGCTAGTAGTGAAACTACAAATTCAGAATTTGTGCCTACTCATAAACTATCTTTCACCAACGAAGAACGAGAAGAGATGTTAAAGAAGTTTGGGTTTGATCCTGGCGTACCGCCTAAGTTTACAAAAATAACTTCTAAAAATAATGGCCCAAATCAAGCACAACTATCATTTACAATTCCAGCAGTCGTAGATCCAGAAGCAGTGGAAATAGTACAAGAAACCCTGACAGAGTGGGTAGCCATGCTAATTAGGCTTATAACATTTGGGTCTGCCGCAGCTAAGCCTATGGAAGAAGTTCTTTTCGGAAGATCTAACAAATCACAATTTGGACCACCACACGGAGAATACTAGAAAATGGCAATCACAGTACAACAAAAAATAAAAGAAAACGAACAATTTCTTAACTCCTTATACGTAGAAAGAGAAGATGCAATTCATGGAATGCCTTTAGCATTGTATTCCAACAGCAATATATTATTGTTAGGTCCTCCAGGGACAGCAAAAAGCGCGTTGATTCGTGGCTGGGCAAAAGCATTTGGTGGTACTTATTTTGAGTGGCTGGTAACAAAATTTTCTACGCCAGACGAACTATTTGGGCCGATTTCAGCCAAGGGCTTGGAGGAAGATGACTATAGACGCGTTACTTTGGGTAAATTACCAGAATCAGATTTCGCGTTCATAGATGAAGTATTTAAGGCTAACAGCGGTATTCTAAACTCGCTGCTAACTATTATGAATGAACGCCTATTTCCTAATGGCAGGGATGCTAACCCAAACATACCACTAAAGTTAATGATTGGTGCGTCAAACGAGATACCGGCAGAGGACGATGGGCTGGATGCCATGTACGATAGATTCCAATTTAAATACAGAATTGGATATATTAACGATTCCGCAGAATTTAAAAAAGCTTTAGGAAACGATTACTCGTTAAAAATTCCTCATACTATTACTCAAGCAGAGATACAAAAAGGTATGAAGCAAATTCAGGAAGTTACTTACGATGAAAACATAGTTAACTTTATGATAGACATCAAAAGAAGTCTAGAACAAAAGACAATCGTGGTAACCGACAGAACCTGGGTGAAGGCCGTTCATATAATGAAAACAGAAGCCTTTCTGCGAGGAAGAAATCACGTATCAGAAGAAGATTTCGAAATCTTAAAGAATGTACTATGGTCCAAACCTGAAGATGAAAGAATCGTGCATATAGCCGTTCTTACAGTCACTCTTCCTGAAAAAGCTAGAATCATAGACACTTACGAAAAGGCTGTAGACGTTTATAAAAAATTCAAAGAGTCAAGCAAGAAGCAGTCGGATAAGAGTACTCTTGGTCTCGACACTATGGATAAGATAGGCGCAGCAATCAAAAAGATAGAAGGATCTTTCAAGCAGCTTAGGGAACGCGGAAAAAATCTAGATTCATTGCAAATATATAGCAAGAAACTGCAACGCATGAATCAGGAAGTAGTTAAGGAAGTTACAGGAATGTCTGTATCCACTACTACCGAAAGCGGAGATCTTAATTTATGAAAAAAGTAGACAATAGTATATTATCGAAGAAAAGGGGATCATTTACCGATCCCCTTTTTAATTATAAGCATACTATCTACAACGACGCATTCGATATATCTAACTTCGAGCAATTAAAGGCGGATGCTCCTAAAATAAACGAATTACAAGTACGCGGGCAGCAAGAATATGAAAACTTCACACCGCTATATCAAGACGTATATTCTTCATTGTATAGATACCACGCAAAGCTGAGACCAGAGTACGAAATGGATCATGAGTACTTGCTTAACAGAATGGTTATGGAACACATAACTGAGTCAGCTAAATACAAAGAGCTGAGAGCAATAACAAGAATGGACCCTTTGGCTACGGCAGTGGCAACAGAAACTTTTGGTGAAAAAGCTCTCGAACTAGCAAAAGGGCTAAAAGAGCAACAGAAAGCGTTTAACGAGGCTGCGGAGCAAGCCGCCAAAGACATGAAAGAAGCGGAAGAAGAAGCACAGGCTGCAGCGGAAGCTGAAGATGAATCAGAAGAAGGAGAAGAAGGCAACGACACTGCAAAAGCTAACGCCAAGATAAAAATGGACGAAGCCAGAAAACAGCTAGAAGATGCCTACAAAGACCTAAAAAATTGGGATAAGAAAAAACTTACCCCAGCTATGAATAAAATCATGAACGAAACCGTTCGTATAACCGCTGATACCAAGGATACGTTGTCCCAGTGGGGATTGGGTGGCGGAGATGGTGGCCAGTCCTTAAATTATAGACAGCAAATGAATATGCTGAACAAAATTAAGAATAGCTACAAGTTAACAGAAATAGCTAAAATAGCCGGTCGTTTAAAAATGATCGCGACTAAGATAGGAAAAGAAAAAATCAAACGAGGAAGCGAAGAAGTATATTCCGTAGAACGCGGCAGCGATTTATCTAGAATAGTTCCTTCCGAGTTAAGTAATCTCTCTAGCAGTAATAAGTTGCGTAGACTAATGTTTAAGGCAGATTTAGTAGATGGAAAATTATTACAATATGCCTTATCCGGACATGCTAAAAAATCAAAAGGCCCAATCATATGCTGCATTGATGAATCTGGCAGCATGGGTGGGCAGTTAGAATACTGGGCAAAAGCAGTAGCATTAGCATTGTTGGATACGGCTCAACGAGAAAACAGAGACTTCCTTGTGATCCACTACTCAGGCGAATACAGCCCGCGCCAGTTGCCGGTGCATGATTTTCCAAAAAACTCGCCGCCAGATATCGAGAAAACAATTGCAATGGCAGAAAAGTTTATAAATGGTGGCACAAATTTCGAACCACCTTTAAAGTTAGCAATGGAATATATAGATAACAAGCCAGAATTCTCAAAAGCTGATATTGTATTTATCACAGACGGCGAAGCCCCGCTGACCAATGATTTTGTAGACAAATTCAATAAATGGTGCAAAGAGAAAAAAGTTCAAGTATTAGCAATACTAATGGACTCTGGGTATTATTCCTCACAGACGCTTAATCAAATATCTAGGATGGTAACAAAACTATCAGATATTAACGACAAGGGCACTGAAAAAGAGGTAATGCTAAACATATTCCAAACCCTTAACTAAATATTTTAGAATCCATCCATAAAAGATGTTACGTCTTTTCTAGCACAAAGTCCACGACATAAGAAGGCACGATAGCCAGGATCCCGGGTAACAAACTAGTTCATGCTAAAGCGTTATCACCTAAACTTTTTAGCATTCACAAGTAAAGCTACCTGGGATCCTGGCCCCCAAGTGCTAATTCCCTAAAGAATTACAAGTAAAATATTTAGTGCAACTCCTCCTTTATAGCGAATCAATGGAGTGCTTCGCTCCGTATGGATTCAATTCCGCGATCAGTAGATGAACGTATATAGTGCTTACAACAAGTATAAAGGATAGTTTTAGAATTCAAAGTAGATGAGACGTAACGTCTTAATAAGTAAATTAATAGTTAGCCGCCTACCTTAGGGGGTGGCTAAAAAGTTAACAAGCTGATAAACGGGCCCACCAACTGGGCACGTTTACGCTCGCGGGCCGTAACAAAAAGACTCGGCCCCAAGTAAAACTAGGAGTAATATGAAGATTGATTTGTCCGCTATAAATTATAAAACGTTTCGGATTCCAAAACGAAGAGGAGGGCATAGAGAGATTAATGCCCCGGATGAAGAAACAGCAAAAATGCAATATGATATATTATATAATTTCCTATACAAATTTTCAGCCCACCCCATAGCGCACGGTTTCATTAAAAATAGAAGTCCGCTATCCAACGCGAAGTATCACGTGGGCGCAAAAATATTAGTAAAATTAGATATTAAAGATTTCTTTCCTTCTTTGACGGAGGCTAAAGTAAAAAGACTTTTTGAATACCTATTATCACTCAAGAAGGTTAGTACGAAGAACGATATAGATGATCTAGTAAAAATGGTAACATACAAAGGGCATTGTCCACAAGGAGCATGTACTTCCCCCGCCATCGGGAATCTAATCCTGTTAGGAGTGGATAAAAAATTACAAGAACTACAGCACGATTTTGATTGTGTTATAACGAGATACGCAGATGATATAGTATGCTCGTCAAAAACTAATATGGATCTTCCTAAGATCATCCCAGTTATTAAGAAACTATTAGAACTAAACGGCTTTAAGTTAAACCAAAAGAAAATTAAGGTACAAAGGCAACATAAAAGAATGTCTGTCACGGGCGTAGTAGTAAATGAAAAGCCCAACATATCACGTACAAAAAGACGAAATTTAAGAGCGCAGCTACATAATCTAGAAGGTAAGACAATCAGTAAAAAAGAACATCAAGTGTTAAGTGGAAAAGTAGCCTGGATTAAACAGCTTAATCCATTACATGGCGAAAAGTTAGAGAAGCAATTAGAAGGGATACAAATTAACACATGAGAGGCCTATGGCAAAATTATCCGCCATCTTAGACTCAATAGACGGCGTGCTCTTATTGACAAATCAGCTAATTAATTATACAATTAATAGTGGAGATGATATGCTAGATCTGCCAGATGAACTAATCAATATAGGACAGAGAATAACTAGCAAAGAATATTTAAAATTAATAAATGAATATTTTAATATAAAGGAAGAAGATGGCAAAAACTAAAACACCGAAAGCAGTACAGAAAACTAAGAAACGAGTATTAATTTGGGGAGACTCTCCTAATGTACCCACCGGCTTTGGTATTGTATCTAAGAACCTATTTTCAGAACTACACAAAAAATATGAAGTAGGATTTCTGGGAATAAACGAACATGGTCTAAAAAGATACGATACTACTAAATGGTTTATCTACGGCATTGACCAAGGTGATCCTTTCGGGTACAAAAAACTGCCTCACATTATGAAAGACTTTAAAGCAGATCTGATTATCTTATTCCAAGATATTTTTAATATAGAGAATGCTATAAAAGTAGTACGGCAGAACGATATCAATGTACCAGTAATCACTTATTTTCCTGTAGATGGACATCCTTATAATAAGGCATGGAACACTCTTTTTCAAAAGGGCAAAGTAAAAGAATCTGAACAGATTTTTGATATGGTACAAGAAGTAATTACATATACAGATTGGGCAGCAGATGAAATAAGAGCAGCTATTCCTGTATCGGGCCAAAAAGAAATTCATACGTTGGCTCACGGTATAGATTTTAAAGCTTTCCACCCGCTACCAGAAAACACTGTAGAAGAATTACGCAAAAAACATGGCTGGGATGATAAGTTTATGATTATAAACAACAATAGATTCCAACCAAGAAAACAAATGCTATTAACGTTGACTGCTACCTCAATGCTGTTTTATGGGTATAATAAATGTAATTGTGGGTTCTACTACCCAATAAATGAACATAAGTGCTCCCTGAACGGGTGTGGTCCAGAAGATATAGCTGATGTAGTACCAGGAACTTTTGACATAGGTATTTACATACATGCAGCTAACCATGAAATGATGATGGGTCCTCCACCAGGATGTCTTTTAACTGCATCGGCTTCTAATGCCGGGTGGTTACAACCAGAAGTAGGGGTTAACCTATTGTTAAGAAAAGAATCACCGTACTCTAAACCGCTTAGCGAACAAGAGCTAAATGAGCTTTATAATATGGCTGACATCAATCTTACAACGGCAATAGGTGAAGGGTTTGGATTTTCTTTAGGTGAAGCTTCGGCTACAGCTACAACCACAATAGCTCCTAAAAATTCCGTTATGAGAGAGATCTTGGGTCCTCCAGGATCTTTTGTAGATAATGCAGGCATTTTCTCAATGGCAATGGATAATGGCCATATGAGACCTGTGGTAAGCATGCCTAAGTTAATAGATACTTTAACAGAGCACTATGAAGCTTGGGTGGCTAATGGTAGAAAGAAAATTAGAAATCAACCAGCGCTTGACAGGATGAAAAAAGATTTTGACTGGCAAGACAAGAGAGATAAGTTATTAACCATAATTAGGAAATATGTATAATGGACCAATTTGCAGACTTAAGAAAAATGTATGATGTGCTGTCCACCCATCTAAAAAATCACAAGGGCACAGATTACGTAATACCTCCTAGCTACCTATCACTTATACCCGCTATCGGTAAAGTGAAGGCATGTATATTTATTGATGACGAAACAGGCCTTAGGGTGAAAGCTAAAGCAGGCTTAGTAGAAGTAGATAAAGGAATGCCAGAAGATTCTATAATAAAATGGTACGAAGAGCTTATAGAAACAGGTTTAATACCAAAAAATTCTTTAATACCAAAAAATTCTTGTTATGAACTTAATTACATAGAAGGTGAAAGATTTATAGAAGTTGTAATTTTCATAGATTTGATTGATTGATAAGTTACGTTATATAATGATATCTCAAAATATAAATTATAAAGATAATATTTAGAAAAAGAGTCGTTAAGACGAAAGAAAAGGGTTTCCACAGCATTTGCACTGAAGTCCTGAGATAGAATTTTATAATAAAAAGATTTAAGAGGGTACGCGTGTACCCTCTTTTTTTACGCTATAATAGGGTATAAGATAAATGGAATTCCGCGTATTGAAAAAGGAGCCATGTGGCTCCTTCTTTTATTTATTTTTTCTATACCAAACAGTGACCAAAGGTTCAGCTTGTTTAGTAGACGGGGTAGAATATTTAAACTGTTCTTTCTCCACCTCGCATTCGGGGTCATTGAGTATCTCTTCGTATTCTTTTTTATCTTCTGGTTTAGACAGATTAAAGAATGCAACCCTCTTTTCAACATTATCGCCAATCATTGCTCCACCGTTTTAAAGGTATGCATTCTTGACCAGCCTTCATTATCCCCGCCGTAAATATATACTTTCCAATAGTAAATGGTATTTGGCTCTAGATAATTGGTAAAGTATACGGGTGTAGTTAAATCTTGTACTCTAAGAATAGGCATCCTAAAACTTGGGTAATCATTTACCAGTAAGGTATATCGGTCGCCTATATCTCTCCATATAAATAAGGTATTTTTATCTGGTACATTTATAATATTATCATGCGGGTATAGCAGACACTTTTCTCTGGGGTAAAAGTTTTGCAACATATGTTGATTATTGGTAAAATCAAACGGGCCGGGAGTCAAGTCGTCTAGAGTATACCAACCATCCCACGACCCCCCCGCTCCCCATACTACATGGTACTTAGGAGTGCCATCCCAGGAGCGATCGTACCCATCTATAATAAAGGAGTGACCACCGCCACCATATACAACTGGCCTCTTTTTAAGGAGTTCTTCTTGCAGCATAGCGTGCCATGTGCTATCATCATATGCCCCCTCGTTAATGTTCTTAACATTATACTGGTAATTCCAGTATGTGTAACAATTCGTAGGCACGGATCCTATGTTAGTCGAAGTAACACGTGGATTGGGATGTCCGGCCATTCCCTCGTGCCCGTAGTTAGCCCCATAACTTATACCTACATGGTAGAGTAAAGTTGCTATACCCTTTGTGTCGTTCCATCTTATAGGAGTACGCCCTATTTCAGCAGTTAGTTCGCCGTATACGGTGTTAGTAGTGGCTGTACCATAACCCATCAACGGCAGTTTATAATAGTTCATTACCTGCGCTATTGCCAGTGGTACGCAACCCGTAGGCACATGACCACTATAACCGTTAGAGTCTGCTGGACAAGCCTGATTATAAGGCGCTTTCTGATGCCAGCTTGTCTCAAGTAAAGGGGGCGCTAGTGGAATGTGATCTTCGAATGTTATTTGAGAAAAAGCAGAACATGATATAAAGAAAATAAGGAGCAAACTTATTAAAAGTTTATTTCTGTACATCTTCTGGTTCCTCTTCTAACTCTTCCCAACCTTCAGAAAGCTCGGCTGTTTTTTCTATACCCCTTTCTCGCATTTCTGCTTCTGGGTATCTTTTAATTTCCCCAGTTTCTTTATGCCTAAAGACTCTATAAGTACCATACTTTTCCATTACGGAGTACCTCTTTTTTGGCCTGTATGTTTTTCCGGTTTAACTTTTTTAGCCTGTATCTGTTCACGTTTAACATCTTGCGCGGCGGCTTCTTGCTCAGCTGCCACAGTTTGTGGCATAGAAGCCATCATGAACTCTTGTATAGCACCCATTCTTTTACGCACTAAACTAAAGGTTATTGGCTTCTGCGTTAACAGCTCTTGCAATACTTTAATTTGTTGCGCTTCTGGTAAGGAGAAAATTTTGAGAGCTAACATATGAATTTGCTTTGAAGGCTCAGCTTCTTCTGGTAAACCTTCTTTAGTTAGCTCTTCCTGGAACATTTCTTCATCTATTTTAAGTTTCTCGTCATTAAATGCCCACTCCGCTCTAGCCTGAGAACGTGCTGTTAATATCTGTACACTTTGTTGTACTTCTGCTTCGGCTTCAGTAGTTTTACCCATTAGATCTTTTTTATGTACAATTTCTAATTCACGCTGAGCTAGATCTTCTGTAACATCATATCCAAATTCATCTAGTAATTTACTATCGCTAATCTTGTTCAGTTGCGCAAGTTCTAACATAATACGCTTGCTTTCGCTGTCGTCAGACATTCTGAAGCGTTTGAATTTAATAGCAACATCTGGATAATCAAGAAACTTTTTAACAGTTGGCACTACAAAATAGTTTATAAAATCTAAAAGTTGCTCTCTATACGATAAGAAATGATTCTCTACGATCCTTAATGAAATCGATGATCCAGTCCAGCTAGCCCCACCTTTAACAAATTCAACAGGTACGCCTAGTGAAGATATAATATTCTCTTCTAGGAACTTAAGCTCAGGAGTCACCATAAGAGCTCTAGCGTCCCCACCAAGCGATTGATAGCCTATAGGTATAGGGAAGATACCAACATGGTTTGGGTCTTTTCTCCAATTAAGTATTTGAGCTTCAATTTTATTGCGCCACTTTCCTAAATTCATTCCTGAATATGGATCCATTGTTCCTTGCGCCGCTGGGTAAATTGCTCGCATAGGAATAATGTGTTCTACTGCAATGGCTTCGTTTCCTCTACGAAGTGTTTGCATGTACCAAATTAAAGATAGCGCTGGCAATAACATGGGTTTACCCCAACCCATATCTTCTTCTGCCAGGGTGTGGCGTTTAAAGTGGTATAGATTATCTTTATTTAGCTCAATTTTCTTTTTATCTTTTAGAGCTTTCATGAACAGCATTGGGGTATGCTCAAGTGTATATCGCTCATTTTTTTGAATTAAGCCTTGGGTTCTTTTAGTTATATTATAAAAGTATCTAGATTTTCCTGTAAACGGATCATATAGTACATCTATATTTTCAGGAGCCCATCTAATAAAATTAAGATTATTAGGGTGTTTATCTACCTTATCATCTACTTTAAAATATCCCTCTTTATTGCACTTGTGGCATGTTCCGTGGAATTTCCATTGTTTTAATTTTATTTTTTTTACTTCTCTAAATGGAAACCATTCTCCACATCCGTGACACCCAAGATATCTCTTAAAATCCATATTAGCAGAAACAAAACAGTTACCGAAGGTCATGTAATCAAGACCAATTTCAATGAGCAAGGATTTTAATTTTAAATGATGCCCAAATAACTCACGATAACGATCTTTGGTTTCTTGCTTTTCTATCTTTTCGTAGATAAAATCAGTAATAGGATATTCAGCAAGTTTATAGATAACCGAATTTATAAACTCGTTCTTATAAAAAAAGCTTCTACAGTACTTAAACAGTTTTTTAATTGTAGACGGAATATAATCCTTCGACAGATCAAAAAACGGGTTAGGATATTTTTGTCTTTGTGTAGTAGTTACACTACCAGACGTTCCTGTTAATTGAGAAACTGTAGGCATTATTGATTCTTTCGTTCTATATATAACTGAATAGCTAAGTATTTGTCACGCTGTATATTTAGATGGCCTGACATTACGGTGCGCAGTTTGGCAATTATAGTATTAAATACATTATTATCTAGCTTAGTAAATTGTGGCGGATAAATATAAACACCGTTTTCATTAAATAAATATTGACAGTACTTTTGCACTTCCCAGGAATAGCTTTTTTTAGGTCGTAACTTTGATGCCAAAGATACTGTATACCAAATATGTTCAGGTTGGCATCCTTCCACAAACCCAAAATCTGGAATTATATCATTTACGGCTAGCACGCATTTTTCAAAAATATGCATGTCGTCAAAGAAAGAGTCAACGTTCTTAATAACTTTAAGAGCATTAAGTTTTTCTTTGTCTGTTTGGTCCAGTTCAGGGAACAGATGATCGATTGTCTCTGGTTCGTAATTATCTGTCTTTAGCATCTAATTTTTTCGCTATTTGGCTTGCCACCATCCAAGCAGTCCCCATACCCAAAGCACTTTTTGCAGCGCGTGCTGGATATTTTTTAAGATATTCTTGCTTAAATTGCTTGCCAAAAGTTTCTTTGAAGGCTTCTCCTAGAAGTTTTCGTGAGTTTACTTTATTACCTTTTGCAATTTCGCGTGTAACAAGCTGCTCGTACTTATCAAACGGTAAGGTAACACCAGCCTGAATAGCACCAGCAGTTGCTCCTATACCTAAATCTCTAAGAGGCCTGCTATTTTCTACGTATTTTTTATTTTTATTCATCTGAAAGTTTCTCCACCAAAGCGTCTTTTATTGGCATGGGTAGAGATTGAAAAACATCCAGAGATTCTGGTGTTCCGGAAGTTAACTCGTCTAAAGTATAGGTATCAACTATACCATTCAAATCTCTTCCACGTAAAGAACTAAAAGAGCTAGAACTTATTTTTACACCATCGTGATATATACTAGCTTCCTTTACAAACGGAGACAGCGTTGATAGTAAGGGTTCCTCAATTCTGTCGCCCCAGTGTTTGTGTACTTTGAATTTTTTATCTACGGCTTCCAAAGCTTCCGCTGTTTTTTCTGGAGTAAATTCGGCAGATTTTTCTAATAGTTCGTCATAGACCTGCACTGCATCTTCGTTACCAGCTAATAATTTTTGCCTATTTTTAATATGTAGCACAAAATTAGGATTGAGCCTGGTTTCATCGAGCTCTGCAAATTTAGTCAGGCTGCCTTCTATTTGAACATCTTCTCTATCGCCGGCCGCTTGTGTATTTTTACAGAATGCAAGTTTATCTATAGCTTTAAATTCGTGTTGATATTTCTCAAAATAAGCACAGGCTGTTTTGATGTAACTTTCGTCATGAAGAGGATATCTTTTTTTCTTGCCCGGGAGAGCATAGGATCCAGTGTCTTTTTTAGATTCTAAACTATCGCGATATCGTGCTAGCTTACGCATGTAATCCAACTCATTAATATCATCCACATTCAATAAAGATGTAGGAGCGTTTACCGGTGTGATTTCAACTAGTTCTTCCGGAAAATCTAATTCAAACCTTGCGGCAGCTCTAGATAAATTATACGAAGCTATTTTACAGATTTCATCAGGAAGCTGAGCATGATTTTTTAGTAGCATGGCTATATTTAACTCTGCTAGCTCTGGCCTATGATGTGCAAACTTTTTAATTTCACCCGTGCCTGAAACAAATAGTGTAAGCGCGCAATTATCAGCCGGTAACTCGTCCATTTCCTCGATAGATGGTATTTTTGCATTCCTCGCTGACGATGAAACACTTACACCATCTATAAATTCTGCCAACTTTTGGATATTGCCAGATGTTGCTTCATCTGTGATATCATAAAGGGTATGCAAAAACTTATTCATCATTTCTCCAATGAGTATTTATGTATTCTTGTATGTCAATTCCAGGACAGTCAGGCTTATTTTCAGAAACCTCGTTATGCCCTTTTATATTATTTTTATCTATATCATACTTTTCACAAAGTATAGTCAGTAAAACACCTAAGCCCTTTAACTGTTCTTCAGTAACATAATCATTGCCAAGATGCGTGTCTGGACCTTTAAAATCGCCCAACACCATGATACCTATACTATGATAATTGCTGCCCTTAGCATGCCATACTAAATCAGATATTCTATTTGTTTGGCAAATTTTGCCATCCTTATCCAATACAAAGTGATAACATATATGCGGGCACCCAGTTGGCGATATATGATTATTCGTAGTTCCTACGTGGTAATCATTTATCTGTTCTATTGTTCCAGCTCCGGCAGTCTGGTGAACTACTATTTTATCAATAGCAGAAACAGGACGTTTTGCCCATTTTTTAGTTTCATGCCAAGCTAGTGTTTTTATTAAATTTTTCATTCTAATTAAATATAAACCTACTATTAAAATCTGTCAAATTTTTACGACTATGGCGTAAAATTAGCTAAATATCTGTGTCATTAGCACGTCAGTTACCTGTTCATAATAACTTGGTGGGTCTGCTCCCTTTCCTTCCACATGACTTCCTGTCCACCCCGGCGGATTACCAGGTTTAAGTCCTGTTCCGTGTCTATACCACTTATTTCGATTACCATCGTATATGTACAAATATAAATTATTGAATACAGTCTCCGTACAAAACAATGCCTGCCCATCCTGCGCTAAAGTGGTAGTTATATCCACACCAGATGCAAGAATAGGTAATTTTGTAGGTAAATAATGCGAACTATTTTGATATAAATTAAATGCTTGTAAATCACTACAGTTGGATTTATATATTCTTACATTGTCTAAAACTAAGTTATCATTGCGCCTATCGTTTATATCGCAAGCTACGTAAAGACCGCCTCCAGCAGTAGCGGGTGCTATTCCAATGGTATTAGTTTCACTTGTTATGAGCTCTCCGTTGATCCATACCCCTGATTTATAACCCCCATCGCTGTTATAAATACTATGAGATGCAACAATATGCATCTGTATGCCGCTTGCCCCTGTCATGATAAGGCCAGAGGGAACTTCAGCTTCTACGAAGTTATCTGTTCCGCCTTCTTTTATCAGGTTAAAAATAATTATACATTCTCCAGAAGCTGCCCCAGAATAAAGAAGTTCGTACTGACTGCATGATATAATAGGTGAAGTTATTTTTACTACGTTCGGGTTATATATCGTGGCTTCTAAAGTTATTGGGTCTAACAATGAATCCCTAGTAGCATTTTTCATGGTGGCAAAGGTTCCATATAGCCAATTATCGTCAGTGTCGTCAAACAAGGCACTGCCAGATCCGTATATAGTATATACACTTTCTGGGTCTATTCCGCTTAACGTGAGGTCGTTTGCCATTAAAGACGAGTCTTCGCCATAATTACTTAAATTCTCAAAAGTTAAATCTAGAACACAGGAACTCAACGCAGCATCGACACCGTCAGAACCAGTTATTCCGGCGGTACCTTCTGATCCTGTTATACCAGTAGGTCCTGTTTCACCTATTTGCCCGAATGGACCCGTTGATCCAGTAGGTCCTGTTTCCCCTATTTGTCCTTGTGGTCCAGTATATCCAGATGTACCGGCATCTCCAGTAGGTCCCGTTATACCAGTAGCACCATTAGCGCCTGTATTTCCGGTTGCGCCTGTTGCTCCGGTATTTCCGGCATCTCCGGTATTTCCGGCATCTCCGGTAGGTCCCGTTATACCTGCAGCTCCAGTTATTCCCGTAGGTCCTGTTTCCCCTATTTGTCCTTGTGGTCCAGTATATCCAGATGTACCGGCATCTCCAGTAGGTCCAACTGTTCCTGTTATACCAGTAGGTCCAGTTTTACCTATTTGCCCGAAAGGTCCTGTTGATCCAGTAGGTCCTGTTTGTCCTATCTGTCCTTGTGGTCCTGTATATCCAGATTCACCTGTATTTCCAGTAGGTCCAGTTATTCCAGTATTCCCGGCAGATCCAGTTGCCCCGGACGATCCTGTAGGACCTGTAATACCAGTACTTCCTTCTGGCCCAGTTGGACCTTGTTCCCCCGCAGGACCGCTTTCCCCTGTTCCAAGAATCTTTTTGTAATAGCCTGTACTTTTCTTTTCTATGTAAGCCATTAGGGTCTCCCCAACGTGGCAATGGGCAAATCAAAGTTTTGGTCTATGACCCCAGATAATGTGTTATAATCTGTAATATTATAACGTTGCAGTAATTCCCAAACGGTTTCTGGGTCCATAATATCTTCCGGCGTATCGGTACCGGCCCATTCTGGGGCATCTAAAATTTCTAATATTTCTCTATGTGTATACTTAGTATAAGGCCTAAACATATTATGTGGTATAACATATTTTAATAGAACCAGATCAGGACCAGATACTGTACGTCGTACGTTACCCATATCCATTCTACAATAAGTTACCATTTCGCGTGTTAGTTCCGCAAATGGTATTATAACATAAATATAAACAGGTCGCTGTCTATCAGCTGCGGCAATAGGCATTATGGATGATCCAGTGTATAATCTGTTGCGTCTGGTCCCACCATTGTGCCGTGGTGATTCTTTCCAGAACAGTCGTAGATAGTAGTTCCGGTAGCAGCTTCTGGCCCGTCACCCATCTTCCACCAGGCTTCCAAATAGTCTTGTTTATCATAGTCCCCAAAAGATTGTAAAAGGTTTGCCTGTCCCCTTGCTGCCCATATACTAGAGTGGTCTTCGGGCTCAAGTGCTATACCACTCCATATAGCGGCCTCGGCTATATGACCCAACCATGCATAATTTCCATTAGAGGAGCCTCCTATGCACACCTCAGCTGCACTGTTAGGATTAAGCACCACGTGTGCTCCCCAAGCAGCATTCCAACTTTGCCGCATTTCTAGTCTTCCGTTTCTAAATAGATCTATTGCATGGTGTGTACTACCTATAGTTATACCACTTGCATGAAAAGACATACTCCAAAGTGACCACTCATCTCCTGGAACATCCCATGAATATTTAGAATAGTGTACTGTGTCTGCGTAATATGAATAACCATACTCACTGTTCCAAACACCGTCACTGCTGGTATAAAAATAAAATAAAGACGGGTCGTGAGTGCTTGCATATAACATCCAGCATCGTTGGTTGTCGGTTGTACTATATTTTGATATTGGGGATCTGCTAGTACTTAGAGGTTCAACGTCAGCTTTTGCCCACACTGCAAAAGAAAAAGGTTGATCTAAATGCCAGTCTCCTGTAGACACCCTATCGCCAGAACCATCAAAATACAATGAATATTTATTTTGGTAATCTTGTGCGTTAGAATCTATTAACCCCGGGGTTCTTGTTCGTCTCATTCTTGTACTACTCCTGAATATACCACTAAAAACCCACCAGTTTCTTTTGCATCTATATCTTCATATACACTAAACGATGCATAAGAATCATCGGTTTCCCACATTTCTGACTCATCATCGAACAGTGTTCCACTAAGCACAATATTTACAAATTTAGTTCCAGATTTATCATAGGGGGATAAACCACTTATCCAATTTTGTATATCTTCTCCATACGCTTCTTTGGCTATATGTTCTTGGAAATCAAAATCTTGCGAAACTTCCATATACGAACATGCTTTAGCATAAGGGTTATCAAAGTTAAATAGACTGGAGGTTACTCCGCCTGCGTTTATCTCAAGCTCGTTTGCAAGGCTTTCGTCATAAAATCTAAAATAAACATCTATACCGTCCGCTAGGTGTGTAACCGTAGGACGAATAGTGCTAGTATGATCCAATCTTGCATAAAAAGTAAAGGCTCCAGAGGCATTGTAACTAGTTATAAGATTTAACTGGTCTTGAACTACTTGAAATTTATATATGTACACAAAATCAGCCATTATAACACAGTTCCTGTTGCGGTGCCTGGAAAAGTAATAGCATATATTGGGTCTCCTTCTACTTCATTTCTATTACTATCTTCAATACTAGTATATGAATTTACCTCTATAAGACTACCCGGTGTTTCATCTGCTACCCCATTCCATGCGAAATCAACACCGCTAAAATGTACACTGAAGATTATATAATCCATTTGCTGTGCAGTGCCTCTATCAGCAGAAGACAACTGTTTATCGCCACCGGTTCCACTACATGTAACCCAAAAGGCAAAATTAAAGTCCCTATAATTTCCACCAGTATATACCTGCGGAGAATAGTATATAAGACATTGATCGGTATCACTAATAGGCTTTGCTATATTTGTAGTTTCTCCTTCTTGCCCCCCTGATATCACAACTCTATTTATAGATATTTTATCGTCAAAATAATCGGAAGTACTCCATTCTAATTCCTCGCTGCCCTCGACATAGTCTAGTTTAAAAAAAGTACCTATATGCATGGGGCCAATACCGGATGCAGCAACAGCCGCTGTTCCAGGATCAAACTTTTCCTGAAACATATGTACCACGTGTTGCGGAATCTCAGCCGCTATTTCTATTTGCAGGTCGCTCATAGTGTTTGATCTATGTTATTAACATATCCTGTAAAAAAAGTAGTTCCCAATTCTGTGCCAGAGGCTATAACACTAACGTCGGTTCCTAGACCAACTGGTAAGCCTGGTAGTACTAACACAAGTCCATTGCTAGCAGGTATACCTACATTGAACGAGGACTGGCCACTAAAGAATACAGTAACTGTAGAATCTATTGTTCCGCTATTACCAGCATAAAGCCATAACTCATCTAATATATCACTATCGCCATCCATAGAAGGTATGTGCACATCTGTCTCTGTTGCATCACTTGGAAATATAGGTTGCCCAAGCGTACTTTCACTTAAATAACCTTTAGTATAATAACCCATAATTTACACCTTTAATCAAATACTGGAGTTTCCACATCACCCTCAGTCGGTGCGGGATTAACATATACACCGACACGATCTATGGAACCTAATGCCGTTTTACCATCTACGTGAGCTTCCATTATTACTTTATAACCAAAATGAGTATAGTTATTACTAAGTCCGGATATTTCCCCCACTTCGTATATATCTGCTACTAGTCCACTTGACCAGAACATTAAGCATTCGTGGTAACCTGGGGATTCTCCAGAGAATGTAGCAATAACAGAAGTATTAACATATGGACTAGTATCCAGTAAATCCATGCCGTCTGGTTCTAAGTGTATCATGAATTGATCAATCTCTTCACCAGCATCTACAGCCGTCAATGTTGAAGTATAGGTATATTCTATACCACTACTAGATACCCCCGTGAACGTAACTGCGTTGTCTACGATTGCGAGAGGACTAGCTACATCTACCTCGTAGTTTCTTAAACCACTATTACAGAAGTTTTCAAGAAGAGCATAAGAAGCCCAGTCTGCAAGATCAAATTGACGTTTAAGATCTTCCATTTTCTTCAAGCATACTACATCTGCCTCTATACTAGAAGTATCCACTTCAGCTGCAACCCCCTCTTGTGCTGGCGTTGTTACAGTTACAACATTGCTCCATCTACCCCCTTGGTAGTTAACCCCAACACCTCTTATTCTAAATTCATATTCCGTTTCAAAGGACAACTCATTCACAGTTGCGGTAAGTCTACTGCCCTCAACATGGTTTATGTATTGCCACTCTACTCCGCTCCATTTGTAAAAAATAGTCCAATGTTGTGGAACCTGGTTTGTAAAATCTCGTCTCCAGTTTAAAGTTACATAAGGACTTCCACCGATTCCGCTGCCATTTAGAAAATCAACGTATGTATTTACGGGGAAATCTGTAGTTTCAGTAGCTAGCGTTACTATGTAATTGCCAGCATCTATACTAGATATATCATTGAAGACTACTTTAGCATCGTCCAAATATCTACAAACATCCCCTGCGGAACCCAATGCTAGTAATGTATCTGCGCTATCGCACCCACTAATGTAAATGTTAGTAGAGTTTCCAGAGTAAGTAAGTAATCTAGGTATGCTATCATCTAAATAATTATATGATTCTAAACCTATACTAACGCTGGTAATGACAGCATAAGCAGGAGAAACCGCTGGCATTAGACGAACAATATTTCTTTCTTCGCCTACTTTTATGTTGTATCTGTTATATCTTACATATTCTAAACTGTTAAAAACTAAAGAGTAAACAGAATCTCTTAAATCTTCAAACTGTATGTTACCTGTCTCATTTACTTTGAAACTACTAGCAATTTGTGCTTTCCAGGAGCCCATTGTATCGCTCCGCTGCATCAAGTTGTCTAGTAAAAATCCAGCTCCACCTTCTGGCAAGTTTTCTAATACAAGAGTATTAGTTCCTTTTGACGGGAAGTAAAAATCAGTATTTACTCCTTGCCCAATTTGGCTAGCCCCGCCCATAAACTCAGCGGCGGGGTCACTAACCGTAATAATGCCAGAGGAAAAAAGAGGATTAAGAGCCATATGGTACGAATCCCGTTATACCAGAATTAGCTATTTGGTTAATAGCGGTTACAAGGTTAACGTATTCTCCTGTCTTAGGCAATGCAGCTATAGCTTGTTCTAAAGATGTTAATTGCTTTTCAGTTTCTAAGCTTAAAGCTTTTAATTCTATTACCCGAGCCTTAGCTAATCTTTGAGATTCTGCATCTACGATGTTTTGAATTGTTAAAGTTTCATTATCTGGGGTAGCCGCACGAACGTCTATATAAAGCCCACTCGTCCACGCGGATGCATAGTCGTAAATATTAACAGATCTTGCATAAGCCATATAGTAATGGTCAGGCACAACATCAAATGAATAGGTTGTACCATATACACCATAGATACTATCATCATCCGTTGTCTCTGTTATAAACTCAGCCGCATCGTCCGTTCCACCGGAGATAGTAAGATAAACAGTAACTAACCCAGAGGAGGCTGTTGCAGGACCTTCAAAGTCAAAAGATTTAACACGGCTATAGGAACTGCCTATTTTTATTTTATCCTGTGCAGTTACAAATGCTGTATTAACACCAGATACAAAAACCAACTTGTTTGGAAAATCACTTGCTTCTTCGACCACAACAGGATTTCTTTCATCATCCAAATATCTGCTATTTTTGTCTTTAGTCTTAAAATCTGGAGTAGTGTGGTGTCTATATTCCCCTTTGACTTGTTCTGGGTAGGTTTCTAATAACTCTTTTATAAGCTTATCTTCCGCACCAGAACCCTTAACTTGCATTACTTTTACTTCGTAGTTTTTAATCTTTTGATTATTCACTAAGGTGGGAGCTACCCATTCTAGTCTGCAGGTAAAAGATTTTTGTGCTTTATCCGGGAATATACGTGTTTTATTATTTTGATTTATGAGAGAAGCGGCCGCTGTTTCTACTTCGTCGTCCTTCTGATCAACAGACGATTGAATACTTCCGTCGGTATCATTTGATAAAAGTAGTCCTATATACTGGCTATTAACACTAACTACGTCTGATAATGTACGAGTGTCTTGATTACCGGCATCATCCCACCCTAGTTGTGTGGCAGTTATGGTATCATACGTAGAACCAAAAGAATAACCTCCAGTAACGATTCCTGTTACAGAGGTCCATATTCCAGAAGCTGCCACAGAATAAGTACCGCCATCTCTATAGTCAACATAACACCCACTGACAGTGGCGGCTGGACTTGAAATCATATAATCTACAATTTTATTCTGTAAATCAGTTACATAGCCTCTACCTAATAATATTTTTGATCTTTCGGCCTGTGCTACATTAAAAGTAAGTCCAGCAGCTTCGATGTCAGACCTAAACTCAGAATCAGGTATATGACTATAAATAGTTTTAGAAAGATCAGTAGGAGGATTAGGTTGTACAGGGATAGCGTAGGCTTGGACTTCCCTTACCCCCCAACCATCGTCATAGTCTATAACACCATCTCTAAATAAAGCTTCTAATTCAGCTAAACCACTAGTTCCAGCAGAATGAGCAGGTAAAATATGCTGTTCATCAACAACTGTTCTAGTACCTTCTCCGTCATCACGGTTATAAGTTCCGTTGTAAGCTATCCCCGAACTGACAACTAAAGCTTCTTTAAAACCACTGGCAGTTATAGTATACGCTGGTTCAGTACCATCGGATACTATTTTTACATTATTACCAATATAAATCCCGGAAGCACCGACAAGACCACTAAATTTAATGTCATTACGATCCGCGGCTGCATATAATTCAGATATTACTTTATCACGTAACTGTAAAACACCGCTTATTCTCAAATCCTCTGTTGCATAACCAGGTGATCCTTCCCAATTAAAAACTCCTATTAACAGCTCTGTACTACTATCCCAATCTGCAGGTGTGATTCCGGTGACCGTGTAAGAAGCATCTATTGTTTTATAGAATGCATCTACACCGCTTGGGTATACAAAACCATCTAACCCGTTAGTAACACTACCTGCTACGTTTTCATCTTTATATTTCAATACTACATATTCACCATCTACCAAACCAGGTATCGTAGCAGTAGAAGTTTGTAACCATTGATAATCAGGAGTTAATACATAACCGGGCTGCACTTGACCGATAGTTGTAGTTAAGCAATAAAGTTCTAGACCATGATCACTAGCATCTATACCCCCATCCTTTAAACGGCATACAATGCCAGGTGTCTCCACAAATACTTTTAGGAGATTCTCTAAATTAGTCTCAGTATACTGCTGCACACCGCTTATAATTGAAGGTAAACTATCTAATGTACCCTGTGTAACTATTCTTTTTTTCATTATAACGTCCTATAATGTAATTGTGTTATTGTGGCGATACGTCTTTTATTAATCCGCTTATAAGTATTATTTATTTTCATGCTGTGCGAATTATGCCAGCCATTTCATTGGTATCAGTGTAAAAGTTTTCTAAACTATCTAAAGTATAGGATGATACTAATTCGGCACCGTTTACTAATCTTGTTCCCACAGTGTTATATTTTGTATACTTTATTTTAAAAGTGGTAAGATCAATATATTGTACGCCTAATTGATACATATAAGCAATTAGATCGGTGACCTCAAATGACGTATCTAAAGCATTTACCCAATCTTTAAGTTTTGTCTTTAAGACTTCTAAGTCTGGTCCACCGGTATACAAAACTGTATCAAAATTGATAAGTATCATGGGCATTGTTTTTATAAGATTACTCTGACCAAGTCCCCTGAATTCTGAAGTTTGAACTAAAGCTTGCATGCCTGATCCGGTTAATAAGTACCTATAATCTATATCAATGGTACCGGCAATATAATCACTATACAGTTGAATATAAGCATCCGTGCTTGTAGACCCGTAAAAAGATTTAGTGTTCGGCATTACTTTAAATTCTAAATCATCGCCGGTTGCGTTTAGTCTTACAGCATCTACCTGAGCTACCGGCAGTGTAAAATTATCAGCTGTAAGTGATACTTGATCATCAGATACACTAACATCTTCTACAGTATCAAATGTTATATCATCTGGCGAATTTACATAAATATCTACAAAATTACCAGTGTGTATGCCGGATAAAAGAATATTATCAATATAGGCATAATTTAAGGAAATGGTAGCATCATCGTATCCGCTGACTGTGGTTAGCAGTACATTTACATAATCAGATGTATCCCTATAAGAACTAATGCCGGAGGCCGTTGTTACCTCTATTATTCCTTCAGACATTAAAGAATCATAACGGGTTTCCAATAACTCATATGCACTATTATCTACATTATATATAAGAGCAGTTAACCCGCTACAGGTATTAATATTCCAAGTCCCTATAGCATTTATATAAACATTTGCTTGTTGAGTGTCAGAAATTTGGGAACTTGGGGTATAAAATTTTAATAAGACATTTGACCAGTTTGATAAAGTCGATGAAATTTGTATTGTGTCGTACCACCAACTATACCCGCGCGAAGTCAACACAGACACGCCAAAATCTGTCCCATTGGCCGCTGGTGTATACACACTATCCCAAGTTGGTCCTATCTCTACTATTTTTGTAGTTGCATCTGCGTCGTCTATATAAACAGCTACACTATTATATTCATTAATAGTCATTTTGAAATAGTAAGTGCTATTAGCGGTTATAGTACATTTACCAGCAGCTAAAAACTTATTTATACCTCCTGTTTGTACTACCTGCTCGCCCATCATAATAACATCTTCTTCTAAAGCATTGTTATCCACGATGTACACATTATAATCACTACCATCCCCTTTTCTCCAAGCAAACCCCAAACCATCCCAGGCAATGGGGGAATTGTGCTGTTTACGTACGGTTACATAAGAAAACTGTCCGTCAGTTGTAGCGTCGTTCGTTTTAAAAGTTCCAGTGATTTCTATACCATTATCCTGTGTTAAAATAGTATGTAATACCGGACTTTCATTATATGATTTTCTAGTTTTACTATCTAGCACTAAGTTGTTTAATGCAACAAAAGCATTATCAACCCTTTCAATTGGCACAGAAGGATTTTCGTGATGTTCTACTATTCTGCTCATTATATAATGTCTCCCGGTAATTCTACTCTTTCTAATTCCATTTCCAGGCCAGACAATACTGCATCAAGAATAGCTTCAGATAAATATACAGAGCTTACATCATACTCTTGAACTCCAAGTCTTACCATATTATCTTCCCATATAATTTCTTTAGTTGCGCTGCTTAAGCCTCTTTCTGTGGTAGAAGCGAACCACACAGGCGATAGACCTGACATATGTACACCGGATGGGTTAAAATTATCGTATAAAAGCTCTTGTAGCCCGGCCGTACAGTAATAACTATCTTCCGCGTAGACTCCTAAATACATATCATCTGTTACTTCTTGTAAAAAGACACTAGGTACAGGAAAATCATATACTCCACTTACAGTATACGGGTCGCTACCGGTCTTTCCCATCATTATCACTGACTTATTATAAGGAGCCCAATGCTGCCACTGTTTGCAACCGTTAAAGTCTATTTTATTATAATTTTCTAATTGTCCGCGGTCATAATTTAGATCTCGTATCATTAGAGTATCACCGGCTCCTACAATTCCTACATTCTGCACATTAGGGTAATTATTTATTAGAACTTTATTTATCCCGCCGGTAGAAGTAGCTGCTTGTACATTTTGTGATACCAATAGTCTATCATATAATTCTGCATTTGTTTCTTTATCAACCCCTCCAGTTATGGCTACAATATTAGTTACAGCTTGATAACTAGTTGTCCTGTCTACCCATTCAGTTATTTCTCCAGCATCTACCCTATAAACATCCCCCATCTCTTCTGCTTCTACTGGTATATCATTGGAACTATAATAAGGATATCTTTCCAACCCCATAGCATCTGCGGTTACATATCGAGTTTTTGTAGCTTTATATATTAAACCACTTTTTGATTTAAACCTGCTTCCAACTGGTATAGTTATATTCTTTTTACTAGAAAAGTATATTCTAACATTACCGGTTGCTTTAGTACCGGATTCCCTTTCAATAAAGAAATTTGAAGCTATAATATCCAGGTCATCCTCTGATAACCCAGAAGAATTTATCATTGCTTTTTGTATGTTAGCTTCATGTACTGCTTCATAGGGTTCTAGCATAGAAGCAATTGGGAAAACCACAAGATCGTTTATAGCAGATCCATCTCGTAAATCTAAGCTAGGGTCTAATTGTCTAAGCTTTAGTTTTAATTTCTCTGTAAGCTGCGTTAATGTTGATAAATAAGACATCCAATCCTCAAATTGTTATGCTATACCTTAAATCATTCTTTGATGTTATAGCTAAAAAAATATGCCACGTTTGTGCTTCTTTTGAATAATTTATTTTTATTATTTCAATATTTTTTAGTTGTTGGCTAGTAGGCAATGATGGTATTTTAGCCTGTTCTGCTTTAATACTCTCAACAGCCTGTTTTACTGCTACCGCAATATCTGTTTTACTATCCTCTATACCGTCTAAGGTAAATCCTTTATTTATAAAAGAATTTAAATAAGTGCCTATTGATGGATTATAGCCATTAGTGCCCTTAGTATTCAAAAGAACCTTCACTATATATTGTAAAAAGGTTTCCTCATTAGTCAATGCTGATACGTTATTTTCATCCAACTTAAATTCGGCTCTATTTGTGGATGCATTTATATTTACTACCTTTATATCTCTATATCTTTGTCTCATACTAATCTCCTATGATCCTCTTCGCCATATTTAGGGGGGTCATCAGGATCGTGCATAGGGCCTTCGTTTGGTGATATATCCTTTAGAGGAGATTCTAAAATCATTTCATAAAATTGTTGAAAGAATTTATTATCCCTCAAAGTACGTTCATTAGCTTCTTGTTGTACTTGTTCTTCTGTTTCTAGAGCGCTTGGTAAAGTACCAGTGTCTGCGCTAGCTTTTGTACTTCCATTATCTTGAAAACAGTTTATCACATTACTAGCAGTGCTAGCCACCAACATGTTCAACCCGCTGGTAATTGATGCAGCATCACTAGCCAGCGATAGAGAAGCATTCATAGTGGATGTTACAGCAGAGGCCATCATTCCTGTTTTTATAATACTTGAAGATGCAGAAAAGTCTATGCTATCAAGATATTCTGTAACATGCAGAATGAAATTCTCTGCATCACTGATGATGTCTTCTGGTATACTTTCTAAAAATGTATTTGTTTTTGTAAGTAGACGTCCATCTTCTATAATAGCATTGTTTAATTGTACTAAAATATTGCCAGTTAGATCTTTTAATCTTTGTCTATTACTACTGTTTGTAAACCCAGTAATTAATCTCAGAGCTTCTGTGCAAAATAGACCTATAGATCCAGCCACACCTTCTAATGATTCTTGATAAATATAGTCATCGTTCTCATCTACTCTGCTTAACCAAGCTATTAAATCATTAAAAGCTTCGGTTTGTAAAGCTTCTTCCCGTTCTTGGTCTATTAGTAAATTTACGGAGCTATCATTTCGTAGCTTTGTCTCTATATCTACCAGATCCCAGATCCACTCAGTTTTTTTCCACCCCAATCTAAAATCATTAACACTGCCTCCCGATAATTCTGCATCGGCTAGATAACCGCCTATATCACTGTGCGTTGCTCTTAATTTATTATATATATCTAGTAATCTGTTTAATGCTAGCTGGGAGGAGTTAGTTAAATTAGAATAGTCAGTATCAAAATTTAATAAAGCGGTAGTAACTGCTTTTATAGCTAAACTAGTTGGTATAACCCCCACCTTTAGGGATTCTATAATACCCTCGAAAGAAATAATGTTTATAGCGCCAATGCCTTCGTAATCTAAAGTATAGGCATCTATTTGCAAATTTGGTAAAGTTGTTGGTAAATTATCTGCAATTATTTGTAAATCTGCTAACAGCCTATCGGCCACCACCTTAAAAATAGTGCCTATTGTATCTCTATAATTCTCAATAACATCATTTATCTGGTCTTCTATTTCTTCTGAATTGGCACCATCTCTAAATATATTATCAAGTATAGCTCCTGCTTGCTCTGCTACCTCTGTATTGTAATGCAAGTAATTCAAAGCAACTACAACATTAGTGTGAGCAATGCTTATGTTGTTTTGTATGGCTATATAACCCGGCTCAGGTTGACCAAGTAAATTAGTAGCTGCGTTTAAATACTTTAAAGCTTGTGTTATGGCAGCGTATGCATCATCCAAATTATCTTCTAAGACATAAGCATAAAAGAGGCCTTCTAAAATATTAAATATATCTTCTAAGGCTGCGTATATATTACGAGTAGCAATTCTTCTTGCTTCTAAGTTATCTTTAAGTGTTTGTGCCAATCTTTTTTTAAGTGCTAAATCAAACCCGACAGTTATGGCTGGTCCTATAGTGGTAGCTGTATCTACTATTTCGTTTATTATATCTTGACCATCTGCTACTCTATCTCTAACTACATGAATCAAAGATTGGGTAACTCCCAGAATAACGTTTGCCAAAGGACCAATGGCTATATTATTAAGTAAGTTCATAATGCCAGCGTTGGTGTTCACTGAGCTAAAATTAGACGAATTTATATCACCGCCAAGGTGTTCTTTTTGTTTTTCTATTTCATCTCTTATAGAGTCAAAGCAACCCATTAAAATTTCCTATGAGCTTGTATTTGTTCGGCAATAATAGCTCTACGTTTTCTGATATATGATTCTGATTTGTTAAGCTTTTTGGCTATCTCTTTTACCTTAAGTGGCTGTCTACCACCAATACCAAAAGAGTATTCTATTATTTTTTTATCTTCCATAGACGCGCTGTGATACACGAAGCTAATATAATCTTTTAGCTTATCTGTCTCGTAAAGTTTACTATCAAAGAACGCGGAAGAGTCATCTTCTTCTCCTGACTCTTGTACAATGGTTAAATCCTTACGAAGCTCCATCTGCATACGCTCTGTTTCGGCCAAAGACCACCCTAGATCGGCCGATAACTCAGCTAGGCTAGGTTCTCTACCTAATTTATTTTCTAAGAGCCTGTAGGTGTTATTGTACTTTGTTATCAGAATACCGCGATGCTCTGGAATCTTGCCAACGTTCTGATATTCAATTACAAAGCGTTGCATATGTCTCATGTTATTTACAACATGTGTATTTAAACCAGCCTTACTGGGGTCGTAAGTATGAAAACTATCGTATGCTAATTTACGAGCCTGCGTTTCCAGGGCAACCCTAGGTAAGCCCGATGTGGAGTATTTAGATACTTGTTGTTGTATTAGTGGGTCCATACTGGTCAATAAACTTGGAAGTGCTTTATTATCCCCAGTTTTCCAAGCTTCCCACATTTTCATTTCTTCTTGCTTACGCTCTTGTAATGTTGGCATATTATGTACTTTGTTCGTTTAGTTTTATTTGTAACCCGTTATTATCATTTGATAATTTAAATATCTCTACTTCTACCTCTGCACGGAATGTCTCTAGTTCTGTTATTTTTACATCAATGTCTTCTATTTCCGAATTTTTGACTAATACATCGTTGCCATAAGTAGGGGTGTTCATATCTAATCCCCTTATTTCCGCTAGCAGTTCATCTCTGTCTTCTTTTAATGTAATTAACTGATTAGCTATAATATTAATAAAATTATCAATGGTAGTAGTATTAACTATAGTGTAGTCTGTTATACGAGAAATTTCGTCCAACCTGGTAAGTTCCATTATGCTTCCAAGCTGTAAAATCATCAGAACATCCTCACTAAGATATGGCTTATAATAATAAGAATAGGATTCCTTAGTAACATGGTCTGTAATTATCATAGACATATTAAAAATACGATGCGCTGGAGTAGCGCTACTTTTATTTAAAGTAAAAGACACTGGATACCCATACATTATATCATTACCAAAAACTAACAATGCTATTCTGCCACTTTCCGCAAGTTTACTTCCTCTAAGATGTGTATTCCAAAATTCCTTGAACCCACCAACCCACTCTTTACTCTGGTTTCGCATTTGTGTGAAATCGCTATTATCTTCATAGTCAAAACGCTGTTTTAAATTGGCAGGTTTTGCCTCTAATAAAACTCCGGTTATATTGTATACCTTTGTTTTTTCGTCGAAAAAGTACAAAGATGGTGCACCAAATGTTTCCAGTATCTGTACTTTCTCTTGTCGCACTTCCCTAAAAGCTGTTAATAAAAACTGATTTGTGCCAAAAATAGATGGAATAGCATCTTTTCCGGCGTTTGGGTTTGGCGTTGTTAATAGCATAGCGCTTTGTTGTTTAAAATCAATACCAATGTTTTTGGTTTCGTACTTATTTACTATATTAGATCGCCCTGTTACCCCACGGCTACCAGCAGAATCTAAATACGCAACCGCATTGGGAGCATTAAGTAGGATATCGCCGCCTGTCCCTGTATTATTTATAACGGTAGCATAATCAATTGCCATTATCCTAACTCCACATTATTAGATATCATTATTTCTTGCACGACTTCTTGTCGCTCTTTCACAAACAGTTTCCTGGTACCTTTGCCTTCGGGGTCATCTATTATTGCATCCCATAGCTCACTCTCTTCGAATTCTTTACCAGCTAAATCTTTTATAGAGTGCGTGTTGTTTTCATGGTCTAAGGAAACAGCGCTGTCAGCCCCTAAAAACTTCCACGTCTCTGATTCACTTGGTATATTTCTTGATGTATTTATATTTATAAATTGTCTACGCTCCCTGTCATTACTATTCTTTAGAATAGCTTTTAAATGTAAAATAGCGCTATAAGTTATATTGGAAACTCCAAGATAACTACTATTGGTTATGCCAGGAGTAGCAAATTCATATATACTTCCATCTTTGTCCGAATCGTCATAAGCCATTATTTCATTATATAGTTCAGTACCTATTTTAGCTGGCATATAGCTAGAGTCATAAAAATAGTCAAAGTGTGGTAATAAATCCCGCAGGGCTCTAGATTCGTATGTGGTGTCAAGTTCAGTTTGCTCGTCTATAATTCTAACTTTATCCAAAGTTAAATCTTGCGTGGCATTTCCATTAGCATCTATTGTGGATGTAATACCCGTGACCAGTCCCACCAATGATGATAGTTTTTCTTCACCTATTACAAGAGAAGGAAAGCCAACCAATCTATTAGGATTATAACTCGTGGATACAGCTGCGCGTCTTGCACTAAATTTTGCATTATAAAATCTAGCCTCTAGAACCTTTACCATGTATTCTTCTATTTCTTCTGTGGATAGTAAGCCACGCTCATGGTATTCTTCTTTACTTTTGCCTTTTTTATTTAATTTATCTAAAAATGGACTGTGAACGCCTTCCGCTTCTACAAAAAAGAAATCATCTTGGTTGCCTTCCGGGTCTGTAGGAAATACAGCGCCAACAAATGCCAGCTCTACAGAAGACGGGTACCCGGTTTTAACAGCGCGCATACCAGACAATAGCTCTCTATAACTAAGACCTGCTGCAGGGTAAGAAACAGTTTTTGATTCTTCCTGTGGAAAATGAGCTGCCCAAGCACCAATAGACTTATATTCGAAATATTCTTCTTCAAGCCATATATTAGGTTTTATTTCTTCATCAACCCAAATCTTTGGAACCATAAACATGAAGTCAGCTATTGCCGGGTCAGTTCCTCGTTTTAATATTTGTGGAGCCAATGTAGCAGACATTCTAGTTGGTTCATTTTCAAAATTTCTAGAAAAACTTAGAGTAGAAATATCGTCCGGATAAATTACATTGCATTTTATAGGCAGTGCATAACTGAGGTCAGGTTTTAGTATAATATTTTTAAATTTATTTCCATTTTCATATGAAATTGGCGCACCTATTTCCGCGATGCTATATAAGAAGTAGTCTAATATCCCTTGCAAAACAGTGCTAAAACTATTGACACCCGCTAAACTTCTAAGGTGTCCTCGGAATGGACTATTATTGAAAGTTATCAGTCTAGTAAAGATTTCATCGGCGTTACTATTTTTTATAGTATAGACTCGTTCCCATAATTTAGATCTCTTGTTTAAAATATTATAGTATGGGTTAGAAGATACGACAAAATCATTTAAATTTCTAAACAAGGCTTCTAATAAATTTGGAACTGTATAATTGTATGGTCCTAGTATTTCATTGCCGTCTGAATCATATTCTCTAGTTATTGCCAGGTCTAAAAGCTTGTTATAAACTAAGTCAAAAAATGAATTTTTCTGTGCCCGTTTAGTAAAATGCCAACCCTGAGCAACATAGTCCGGAACTGAGGATTCTCCTCCGTGCGGTTGTTCGTCTTTGTCTAAATTCTGTGCTTCGGCTTTTTGGAAAAATAGATCTTCGTTCTTACTGCTGGGAACTTCTGGCAAACCTCGTATTAGATAAAAATCCGTCATCTCGCGACGATTCTCTCCCCCAAAGCCCGCTACCCCCATTACAAAATCTCTCCAGTTTGTAGTAAACCCGACGAAGTTAGCGTTTACACTTCTACTACCTGTCGTTTTTTGAAAACCTACAGAAGTTAATTCCCCTGTATATATTAGCCTATAAGCACCGTTATGATAATAAAAAACGTGACACACTGTTTTAGGTAATAAATTTAAAAAACGATCGTTAGTTGAAAAGTTAATGGAACACGTAGGCGGAGCATTTTCTCTTTCTACTATTTGTACTCTGGTAAAAGGAACTTGTATTCCTTCTAAATAAACTTTTGCTTTTACTAATTTACTCATAATGTGGATAATGTGGCAATCTGGTATTTAAAACTTCATGTATTCTTTGTAGAGTGAATTGCTGCATAATATTTGAATCTAGTGTTTTTCTTGGGGTATCACCTTCGCTCAAATACTCCTTCATCTCTTCTTCTGTAGTAATTTTAGGATCTACATTATGTATGAAGGTAGAAGTACTATTCATCATGGCATATAATGCTTTGGTATCTGCCTCTACCCCTGCCGCCAATTCTCTCTGCTCTGAACTAGCTGCTGCAGAAAAGGCATGACTAGCCGCCGCTTCCTGGTCTTCAAGGCTATATCCGCTATTTCTGGTAGAAATTTGTGCCCGCACGCCTTCGCGTAGATAAGGATTAGCCATAACGCCGGCTTCTCTAACTAGGAATGTTCCTAATTGTGGGCCTAATCCAGCTTCATCTGCTAATTCTGAAGCCTTTGATATCGCTCCCGTAAGATCTAACATTTCATCCATTCCCCCACTTACGGCAGCTCCTAGAGCGCCTCGCACGCCGGTAGCTTGTAATATACCTCTAAGCCGCGCATTCACACCGCCTACATGTTCATCGTAAGAGCTAACCATCCCTCGCATAACGCCACTACTAAGGGATCCTTTTCTAAGGTTAGATAACGCTGAGCCGGCAGTCATTATAAGATTATTATTGCGAGCTCTTTCCCTGTCCTCCATTGTTCCTACTTGCATAGCTGTATATCTATTGCGTAGCTCGCCATAATCTTCATCCCAATCCTCTACACTAATGTTTTCGGTGTCTCTAAGTTCTTCAAAAATTCTATCCATTTCTACATCTTTTAATGTATATTTATCCCCATAAACGGATTCAATTGCTTTAAAGAATTTTCTTTGCGAAAACCAAGACCAATCTCCGGAGGTGCCGGCGAGTCCGCCGCCACCAAATAATCTTTTACCTTCAGCATTTACCCGGCCTACTATGCCCTCGTATTCTTCTTCATAATCTTCTATAGTATTCCCAATACCTTTTAAAGGTCTCCAATAGTCTGGAGTAAATTCTCTGCGTCCCGCTAAACCGCGCGCTGTATCACTTCCGTTGTCCCCTGCATAATATAGTTCGCTTGCTGCTTCTGCCACCGTCATATTATTTCCTCTTATTCTAGCCCACTTTTGGGAGGCAGCGGAAAATGTCATGCCAGATAGCCCAGCCCCGCTTATCTGTTTTAATAAATCTAAATCCATTTCACCAGTATATTCCTGCTGGACTCCGGCTGCTACCTCTTCAAATAAATCTATTTGAGATTCATAAGCTTCAGCGCTGTCAAAATGCTCATGCCTTAAAGCCCCGCGGGCAATAGCACGGCCCATCCATTTTGTGGCATTTCTGTTCATAGCATGAGTCTGTGCCACTTCTCGCTGACTGGCATTTAGGCGATAGCTGGATGTCCATGAAATATCTTTTCTATACCCATAATCACTAGAACCTCTAACACTACCAACAGTCGAAAGCATATCCGCAAGTTCTCCCGCGGCTGCCGCGTTATCCCAATCTTCAAGTTGGTCTAGAGCATAGTCCGGAAGTCGTATAGCCTCGTCCCTGCCAATAAGTCTGTTACTTATTCTTCCAGTTCCACCAACAAAAGAAGAAACATCAGCTAAAATACCCTCCCCAGCAGCTTCCCAATCTGAACGAATCGGATCAGCAATTTCTCCCCAAAGATCTGATAGGAAACCAACAACAGCTCCAGTAGCTCTTTCTGTATTAAGTGCTAATCTAGATGTTCTACTATGCGAAGTTGAAGGAGCATATCTAGCAGCTCTATCAGCAGATGCAGCATAATCATAAGAATCCATGCCCATTTTTAGAGCAGCCTCTGCAGCCGATTGATAAGTATATCCTGCATAATTTACGAACCAACCCCTAAGTGCAGCATTGGATATCGACTGATTTTGATCTAACATAAGATCCTCTCTGGCACGATCAACACTCATGCGACCTTCTAGTTGATCCATAACTAGTGGGTTCATAGCTCCTATTAATTCGCGCTGTAAGCCAGTAAAGGTTGCTCTGGACAGAGGATCTGTAAATGTCGGACTACCCGCTTCCATTATTCCCGCAAAACTCATATTAGCCATTTGGCTTGTATTTAAACCACCGGCAACCATAGCAGCCATAGCCATTTGGCCCATATCACTTTGCATGAAATTCATACCTTGGCGAACATTGCCTGCTGCCATAGCCTCAACCCCGCCGCCCATAGCTATTATTCTTTGGTCAGCAGAGCCTAAACTATTATATAAAGCCTGGCTATGAATCATAGAAGTTACACCAGCACCAAAAGCATTGGATGCCGATATTCCTGCGTTAGCCATTATGCCGCCAGCTGATAAACCTGCTTGAGCTAGTTGAGTAGATTCAAACCCCATAGCAGCACCTACCTCTAGCACGCCCCTGGAAAGCGCTCCGTCTGTTAAATCACTAGCGTTTATGCCCATAGAATATGATTCGCCCATAAACCCGAGAATCTCTTCCTTAGATGCACGTAATCTAGATTGTAATTGCTTGAGTGCTCCTATCTCATCTTTTACTTTTTGAACATATTGGTCAGCAGAAGTAACATCATTAAAGGCACCGACACTAGTCAGTTCTCCCATTAGCTCGCCAAGACCTTCAACCCCTCCGGTTAACCTGCTAGTTTCGTAAGAACTACGTGCCCAACCCCTTAAATTGCTGGCAGCAGCTGTAGATTCCCCCCAATCCAGGCCTCCTCCTGCTATGCCTTTTGTGCTTTGGAATATATAATTAATACTATTTAACTCATCCTGGTGAGCAGCTCCTATAGTATTGCCTATAAAAGATCCTATACCACGCCCTATGGTATCTCCTATACCGGCTCCTACTAAAGGAGCTACAAAGGCTCCTGGACCAGTAGCCGGTCCTAAAAATGATCCAACTCCTGCACCGGCTAAACCAAAGGCAGATCCAAACGCAGCTTCAAATGCAGTAGTTGCTCCAGCTGTGCTGGTATAGACGTCATTGTAACGTATGGAGTCTTTTGTTATACCGCCATAATACCCGGGCGCTTCCCGCGTCCTATCGCCAAAGGTTTCCGCGTAATACACATGATGCGGTATACGATCTTGCATATGGAAATTTAAGGGACTGGAAGCTTCTTGCCCCATAGCAGATTGAATATATTCATTATCGTAAAAATTAAATGGAGATTTAGGCATAGTACTTATTCTTGTTTAAACACAATTGGTTTATCTTTGAATTTATTGTCGAATTCTTTTATCTTGTCTGCAAAAGAAACTCTTTCTTTTTTTCGTGTGGGATCTATAGAATCCCAGTAATCGCTTAGTAATTGGTTAAAACTAGTTCGGGCTTCGTCATCTTCAGGGTTCATTAAAACGGATCTATATTTTAGTTCTGTTTCTAAAAAATGTTGCCTCTCTTTGGACGCATAAAACATCAATAGAGCAAGCTCGGTTGGGGTGCGCATAATCTTAGCTACATCCGCCCCATTAATCATCATTTCAGCGCGAAGCCGATTAATAGGGCTTAGGATAAATTTTTAAAATGCTTATCTTTAGCTGCATCATGGATAACCTTTTCAAAAGTATTCTGGTATGATATAATTATATCTAGCACAGAGCTTGGAAGTTTGGTTATAAATTCTAAAGCAGCCTCTGGGGTATCAAATTTCTCTTCGCCATAAGATTTTAAAGTATGGCTGAGTATTTTAATTTGGTATTTATGCACGGTAAAGGCGGGTGAACCCTTTATTGCCTGCATTTCATCTTCTACTGTAAGTTGATTACTGTTGTTTAGGTTAGATATCTTTACCGAAGTTTTATCAAAAAGTTCAAAACTGTACTCAGTGCTAAATTTAAAAACAAGATTTTCCAAATGCTCTTGGATTTGTGCGTCTGTTAGTTTTAGGTCAACTACTGGTTGTTCGGTTTTTTTGTCGGGCATAATTTCCTCTTTATTAAAGTTTTACTGTCCTTTAAAGTATACGATAGAGCAAATTTTCTGTCAATATGTGGTATAAGAATTATACAAGGCAATGTACCTTCGATTTTTAGCGGGAGTAAAATGGATATCAGTGTAATTATGATAGGTTCTAATTTTTACAATTACCTGGACCAAAGTTTAGAAAGTGTAGCTAACCAGGAAGGTTATCGTGACTTTGAGTATGAGGTAATTTTAATAAATGAGAACACGGTTGACAGGGGACAAACAGATAGTAAAATAGAAGACTGGAAGCGTAAGGTAGTAGCTTATAGACCTTTCGATTTTTTAGCTTTTAAACACCCGGGAGGAGTTAGCCCAACAGAGGTGAGAAACTTTGCTAGAAAAAAAGCAAGGGCTTCAATAGTGGCTTATTTAAGTCCAAGAGACACAATGGCTAAAGATAGATTACTAACTATTTTTAATTTATTTACAACTATATATACAACAGGATCACATCTCATATATTCAGCATATGAGGAAAAAGGAAGAATAATAGAGCCAGCTGGATTACACTTTGAGAGAATACCGTTTATGGCAATAGCACACAACAAAACAATTAGTAAAATAAAAACACATTATAGCCCAATAGTGGCAGGCTCGCATTATGTAGCAAAAGAAAGGAAATGATGTTCGTAATAGTACAAGAAACTACTAATATTAAGTATGATCGTAAAAACAAAGAAGAAAGAGCGGTAATATCCATATTAGAAAAAGAATTAACTATAACAAATCCACAATATATAAATAAACAAAAATTAAATCTTCCTAACTATGGAATACAAAAAAATTTAACATATATGTGGCATTTAGGCTCATCAGAAGTTTCCATACCAGTAGGGTATACTCAACGCCTGTTAGAGCTTACAAAAATGGCTAATATAAAACCAGTGTTTGCAGATGCTAGGGCGGAGGGCATAGATTTAGCAAAAGAAACATTAGGCAAGTACAAATTCACTGGCACCCTACGAAAGTACCAACATGATGCTATGATCAGCATCGGAGACAGAACTATGGGTGTTGTTCAAGCTATGACAGGTTCTGGGAAAACTCTTGTAATGGTAAATATGCTAACACAACGAAAAGTAGCTACTTTAGTTGTAGTAAACAGAATTGAGTTAGCGCAACAATTTATAGCACAAATTAAAAAATTTACAAATATACCAGATGAGCACATAGGACTTATGGCAGAAGGTAAATGCGAATTTAGGCCAATATCTATTGCCACTTTTCAAACACTGCATAGATTTGATAAAAAGACAATTAATGCCTGTAATAAATTTTTCGGCCAGGTAATTGTAGATGAAGTGCATATTGTATCTGCCACCACATACTTTGATGTAATGAATACATTAAAAACAAAGTATAAATTTGGATTTAGTGCTACGCTTAAACGAGACGATGGACTAAGCGATTTAATAAATTGGGCAACAGGACCAAAGATACATGAAGTTCCACTAGATGAATTAGATGACGTTCTACTCTACCCCACTTATAAATCAATAAATACGGATTACTATTATCCGTTGACTACAACAACTGATTATCAAGATATGATAACTGATCTATCAGAGGACGAAGAAAGAAATGACTTAATCATAGAAGAACTAAATTTTTATCCAAAAGAGCAAACTGTTTTACTATGTTCAAGAATAGTACAATGCCTGCTGCTGCACGAAAAGATACCAGGATCGGATGTTTTAATAGCCCCAATACCAAAGGCCACAAAAGAAAGATTAGCAAAATCGTTGGGAGATGTTCGTGTAGATGTATTAAAATCAAAGGCTTCGAAAATACATCGAAAAAAAGTGATAGATCGCTTGCGTAAAGGGGATCTTCGCATTATAATATCTACATACGGATTATTCTCAACGGGACTGGATGTACCCACGTTAGAGGTTGGATTATTGTGCGCGCCTATTAAATCTACCATTAAAATAAGGCAATCTGCAGGCCGTTTAATGCGTAAGGCCGCTACAGTGGATAAACACCCCATTATTATAGATTTTGTAGATCGAAGAATAGATCTATTAAGGGGACAAGCTGTCCGTAGATCAAAAATACTCAAAAATTTGAAAGGCACTGATTGATGAAAGCAGTCAAAGTTCTTCCACACGGCTTACTAACGACAGATATACAAGAAGTCAGCGAAGAAAAGGCAAAAGAAATCATAGCACTACTGGAAGAACATTGGGAAAAAGAGGAACTAAAAGATAAAGGATACGGATTAGCAGCTCCTCAGGTGGGCTTACCCTTTAAGGTAGCCATCATAAGACTTCCAGGTGGTATTAACTATCCTTTAGTAAATCCTGTAATACTTAGGAAAGCAAACCAATACGTCGTTGAAAACGAAGGATGTTTGTCCTTAGACAGAAGATATAACACAAAAAGATACAAAAGAATCAAAATAGTTGATGACATCAGAGGCCAAAGGAATGCCAAAGAACTTGAAGCCCTTGTCTTACAGCATGAGGTTGATCATCTAAATGGCTTAACTATCAAAGATAGGAGAGCAAATAGATGGGGGTAGGAAACGATTATTCCGATTTTGGAGATTTCTTAGATGATATAAAGCATACTGGCAAAGATAAAAAAGATGAATTTGTATCTAAACCCACAACCGAAAACGGAGAAAGTCCACTTCCTAACCACCTTATAAAAAAGGTATGTGGCACTTGTAAATATTTTTACAGGGCCAATATCGGGACCACTCTTGGTGGTTTATGTGCTGTGTTTGTAGCTGACAGGGCACAGACAAAAAAAGAACGGGACCAAATAGACCCAAAAACATTACCTCCGACTATGCTATTTACGTGCTGTGATTTGCATACATTTGCAAGCAAAGCAAGGATACTTAGCTACACAAACAAAGCAAACATACCACCAAGCGCGAGGGAAAGTTAATATGGTTTCAAGCATTATAATTACTGCGCTGGTCCTGTTTCTTGCGGCTGGTTTAATACAAATTCGTAGATTAAATTACAAAGTGCGAATTCACCAAGAACGGCTTATGGATAAATCATTACAGCACGACCAGCTGCTTTCTCAAAAAAAATCCTCCGAAATAAGAACGGGGCAAATAGCCGAAACGCTTGCCCCCTTTTTAAAAGATTTTCCTTATAACCCTAAACAGGCGCATTTTCTGGGCAACCCAATAGATTATGTAGTTTTTGCAAAAGATGAGATAGTTTTTGTAGAAATTAAATCTGGAAAGTCAAAACTAACTAGCGGTCAACGAGCTATTAAACAGTTGATACAAGATAAAAACATTACATGGAAAGAAATTAGAATTGAATAAGGAGGACCATTGGGCATACCTCTAACAGCAGAAGAGTACAAAAGACTCTTTGTTCACACCGAATCTCGGTATGCTATACAAAAAGGTGATGGGCAGTACCAGGCTTTTAACCGTCCGATTAGCCTCCAGGATATAAAAGATCATTTAGAGGGTAAGGCCACTTTTGGGTTCTACCAACTTAAGGAAGACCCACCAGGAAAGTGGACGGTTAAATGGGCTGTAGTAGACATTGATATAAACAAGACCGAGTGGAACAAGCCAACTTTCAACATTGATGATTGGAAAGAGATCCTAGATAAACAAGTAGAAGAAGTACAGAATGTTTTAAATAAATTTAATTTGCCCCATTACGTAGAATGGTCAGGCTTTAAAGGTTATCATGTGTGGGTATTCTTTGAAAAACCAATGGACGCTAGAGTTGTAAAAAATTCTCTGGAAAACATGTTTGAAAAAGTAGATCCTGTACACGAAGGATTACACTTGGAGCTCTTCCCTAAACAAGATAGGGCAGATTCGGGTAATCTTGTAAAAGGTCCTTATGCGATTCATCAAAAAACACAACAAAAATCATATTTTACAGACCCTACATTTTGTTTTAAAAACATAAAGTTTGCAAATTATCGCCAAGTGCTCAATTCCGCAAACCCCTTAGAGGCGGTAGTAAAGAACTGTGCCGCTATACGAAATTTAAAAGAAAAGGTAGAAGCATCGAACCACCTTACAGACCAGGAACGTGTAGCATTGATGCTTACTTTTGCGGGCTTAGAGGGCGGCTCCGTTTTTCTGGAAAAAGAATTCCTAAGCAAATGTTCAGACTACGACCCCAAAAAAGTTAAATACCATGTGGATCGGGCACTTAAAAAACAATACAAGCCTATACTATGTACAACTTTACAGGACAGAAGATTCGAAAAGATTTGTCCACATCAATGTAGTATAATAGGAAAAAGCAAGTCACCGATAGCATTCTATTATAGAACACGCGGCGATGATGAACCAATTGGGGCCTCGGATAGTTCTCCTCTCATGGATTTATACTCAGCAGACAACTGTTATTACCTAAGGGGAAAAGACGGCAGCGGGGATATTCCATTATCAACTTTTGTTTATGATGTTCACGAAGATCTAGAAATAGATGATGGTATAAAAAAATATCGCATGTTTAAAGGTATTATACATAAAAGAGATGGTAGTTCCTTTCCGTTTGATATTGACCCTGTTCACTTTTCTACAGAGTCAAAATTCAAGGAGGCCTTATACACCGCTGGCGGTCTTGGTAACCTTACCTTTACAGCATTCAAGCCCTTGGCGATAGCCATAGAAACCTTTAGCAACCCAAGGAAACTAGAAATAAGTAAAAATTTCGGGTATAATACAGAATTAACCGCTTACTATACACCCTCATATGTTGTAAGCGTTGATGGAATAGAAAAAAATACAGAAATTAAAATAGACCTGACAGGGGAGGACAAAGCCGAGCAATTGGATTTTACTGTACTATCAGACGACGAGTTCGACGATATAAGTGATCATATAAGAGATACCCTACTAACGGTTCCGGAGGATCCATTCATAGCACATGCAACATTTGCACACGCTATGTTACCGGTGATTGGAGCCTTTGTAACGCAAGATGATAAAACTAGATTTATCTATTATTTGCAGGGCACCACAGGAAAAGGAAAGTCCTGGCTATTGAACAAAATGATGATGTTTTATGGGAATTTTAAAAATGTTCCATCATGGTTAAGTACTCCTTACTCATTGCAGAAAATGGGCCATAGATTTAAAGATGCTTTCTTTCATGTTGATGATTTTAAAAAGGCAAATTTTTCTAAAGGCGACTGGGCAAAAGCACTTGCTATATTACAAGGTTATGCCGACGATTCTGGGCGGTCACGTCTAAAGTCAGATAGTACATTCCAAGAAAGTTATTATATACGAGGATACCTGGCTGTAACCGCAGAGCATGATATAGAAGGCGAAGCTTCTAACCTGGCAAGAATGATAACTATTCGTTACAAATCTAAAAATGAAACCGACTTGGAAAAAGGTGAAATCTGTAACAGGCTGCAGCACAAATACAGTGGATTTACCCCGAGATATATTCAATGGGTGTTACGACAAGACCCTGCCATTTTCCAAAAAACAATGTCTAAGTACGCTGCAAATTTTAATAAAACCATATCAGGGCAACCTAACTCTGTTCGCATAGCTAGAAATTTTGCTATGCTAATGACTAGTTACTATTATGTAGCTACTTTCCTATGGAAAGATCCAGAAAAACTTATCGAAGATTTTCATAAGCAACTTGAAGTAGAATTATTAGCTAATTTACAAGGAGCAACAGAAGAGTTGGCTTCAAATATATTTTGGGAAACATTGCAAGAAATGTTAGCATCGGATAGACTCAAAATCCAAGCATCCCAATCCGTATCCGACGAAACAAAAAAGAATGTAACAAGTGTTGGTTTTCATCACGCTGGCGAAACTTACTTAGTGGTAAATTTAGCTTACTCTGAAGTAACCAGATACTTGCAGCTTGTTGGCAGGCCTTTCGGGCACAGTAAGAAAGCCATATATAACGAATTGTTTCAAGAGGGAAAAATTCTCGATAGAGACACAGAGCCAAAAAAGATGAATGGAAAAGTGGTAAGAGTCGTGAGGGTTAATTTTGATGAAGATTAAAGTGTCGTCTAAAATAGAGCTTAAAACTGGGGAAACCGCATACATAAATGCAATTGGCATATCGTACGACCCGGAAGAGCCGGAAGAAGAACTAGAAGAATATGTTGAATTAAATATGTATAACGGAGAGGAAAGGAAAGTAACTATAACAGAATTAGAAGGATTAATAAAATAGATGTTAGGAATTTGGCCGTTAGCTTCTTCGTCAGAGGCTAATACTACGCTAATATTTGATGACGACATGATGTTCTTAATAGACGCAGGAATGGGGGTTAGAGCTCTAACTAAGAAATTAGAGAACTACTTCAAAATGCGCCCTATTGATATTTCTAATGTTCTAATTACACACGAACATACAGATCATATCAAAAGTGTAGGAGCTATTTGGAATAAATTTCATCCACAAGTATGGGTAAATCAGGTATCTATGGAGAAAAAAGCTAATTACTTTAGCAAAATACCTAAACCCGTCAACATGGTATCCTCGGTACTAACTTGGGATGGCACCTACGTGGGAACATCTAACATGGCTGCGGGGAATGTTATTGGAATAACAAATTTCGAAATAGAGCCCTTTAGCACAAAACACGATAGCGTATCATCCGTTGGGTTTGTTATTACACATAAACCATCCGGATATAAAATCGGTTATATAACCGATACTGGAGCTATGACTAAATTAATGTACAAAAAATTAGAAGGGGTCGAAACCCTATTTATCGAGGCAGATTATGATGAAGAATCTTTAAACAACTATGACGATTATGACGAATTCCTAAAAGATCGTATCAAAAGCAATTTTGGGCATCTTAGCAATAAGCAAATGACGGAAGCTGTTAATAAAATAGGCATTGACGTTTTAGATAATTTAATCATAGGGCATCTAAGCCCCAGGACCAACACCCCTGAAAAAGTAAGAGAGGAGATAGAAAAAAATATAGGAAATGGATGGGAAATCAAGGCGATAATAGCTCCCATAGAAAACCCTATTATACTGTTGGAGTGAAAATGTTATTCTATAGAACTTACGGAAAAAAGGTATGGGCAATAGTAAATGGTAAGCTTACGCCTCCAGAACCACAAAAAAATTACCAATCTCGTAGAGGTGTTAAAAGCTATGTTGTGCCAGAATGCGGAATCCTAGTTGACTATAGCGAGAGTGTGAATGAAGGAAAACCAATAATTTTGGTGGAATTGGGATATTTAGAGAAAGACTTGGCTCTGTTGATTGAAATGCTATTAAAAATAAATAAAGAAGTAGAGATAAGGGAATGTAAAAACCTTAGAGTGCTTCGTGATTTAGATAGAGTTGTAGCATTCACTAACCTGGCTGTCAATAAGGATACATCACATGCCATCTAAAAGTTTTAAAGATCCTATAGTATTCGATATAGAAACTATACCAGATCAAAAAATGACAGATTTACATATAGAGAAATTAAACGAAAGGGTAGATATTTTTAAGAAAAACATGCGAGAAGGAGAAACCGAAGAAGGGTTATGGAATAGACTAGCGTCTACTGATCCTTGGTATGGGCAGATCGTATGTATAGGATGTTATAGGCCTAATAAAGAGGGCGGCCCAGAAGAGGTTGCGTTTATAAAAGGAACAGAAAAAGATATCCTGCAAAACTTTTGGAAATACATCAATGGAATGATCTTCAAGGATGTATTTATCTCATATAACGGGTTGCGTTTTGACGTACCTTTTATTATAATAAGATCACTGATACACTCTGTACCGCAGACCAGTTTCAGGTTTATAAATACCCGACGGTATCAAACTGATCCTCACTTTGATGTGCAAATGCTTTTAGCTGATTGGGAGTTCAGAAAAGCAACTTCTCTAGAAATAGCCGCAGTTTCATTAGGGCTAGAATCACCCAAAGAAGGTGAAGTACGCGCAAGCAACGTGTTTGACGCATGGAAAGACGGAAAGATACAAGAGATTGGAAAATACTGTATCAAAGATGTCATAACTACATATAAAATAGCCGAAAGGCTACTAGACTACAAAAATTAGGAACAAATTAATGAGTTTATTTTCTAAACCGCCACAAACAAATGTTAAGTTGAAAATGTTAATTTTTGGCGCTACGGGAACATTAAAAACAAGAACAGCTTTACAGTTTCCAAAGCCCGCTGTAATTGATATGGAAAAAGGCACTGTTCACTATACAAAAGAATTCGATTTTGAATCTATAGTGACCACAGACGTAGCCACAGTACATAAAGCCGTAGATGAAATTATTATAGATCCTGGGGAATTCAAAACTATTGTGTTAGATTCCAGCTCAGTATATTGGGATTTCTTACAAGAATCGCATTTAAAACGTTTGCGCGTAAAAAAAGGTTCATCTTCTTATGTGCTTGCACCGCACGATTACAAAGCAATCAAGGCTGATTCGAAGAGTCTTGCAACAAAGCTTATAGCAGTTGATCTTAATGTAATAGTAACAGCTAGGGACAAAACCGAGTATAGTTCGGATGGCGGTTCTGGTGACTTTATGAAAGTTGTTGGAACTAAACCAGATTGTCCAAAAGAATATCCATTCATCTTTGACATTGTATTAGAACTCTATAAAGAGGGAGCAGTTGGCAAAGAAGTTGTAATGGCAAGAGTTATTAAAGATCGCACAAATAAATTACCAGATGTTTTCGAGTACTCTTTCGAGAAGCTAGAAAACTATTTTGGAAAAGACGTAATTTACAGAGATGTTGATAAAGTCGCAGGACAAAAACGCCTGGAAGTAACTGGTAACAGATCAGTTGACACAACATTTAATGGGAAAGCCATTAAAACTGCCGGTGTAACCGGAGATAATTTAATTAAAATTAAAAACTTAAAGAAACTATTAGATGACGATGCAGCTTTTGCATCAAAATTAAACGAAGATTATTCTGTCTCTTCTGCCCTTGATCTTAAGGACGACGAAGCAGAATTATTCATCAATGACTTAAATACAGAATTAGTAACAAAAAGTGAAAGTGACGAGGAAAAATAATAATGGGATATAAATTTAGTGAAGCGAAGAAAAATCAAAATAAGTTTACTCCACTACCTGAATCGCGTTACAATGTCAAGGCCATCAAAGCAGAAAAAAGAATATCTGGGCCGGGGAATGACATGGCTAGCGTAACTTTCGTAGTGGGTGACCAGGGTGATTACAACGGAAGAAAACTATTCGATAATTTAGTTTTCACCGACAATGCCCTGTGGAAGATTCTTTCCTTATTTGAGGCTGCTGGTGCTTCAGATCTATTAACAGACGATAGAGAAATAGATGATATTATTCAAGACATTCCCGGATTAACCGCTAATGTCTTTGTAGAAGTAGACGAGGATAGAAACAAGCTGTCTTTATATAAAGCTATTCCAGAAAGCGAAAAAGCAACTTTAGCTTTCGATGGAGATCTAGAATTTCCAGTGGCAGAAGAAACTCCCGCTGAAACGGAGGAAGACGCTGATTTCAGATAATACCAAGAAGGGGGACACCGGTGGGTGTCTCCCTCTTTTTTTCAGTGAATATAAATATTTGAGACCCTTTGCTTATATGCAAGAAGGTATCATTTATGATCATGATTTTAAAATTTTTTTAAATTTAACTAATTTTAATAATATAGAGGGCAGAATACAATCATCTACACCAGTCGAAATAGATAACAAACAAGACACAGTAGTAGGAATTGGTAAAACGCCCCTTGCTGCACTATTAGCAGCTTTTAACTAGGATAGACATGAGTAAATTACCACTAGAGGTTTGGGCTGCCAATTATAAATATAATAATGAATCCTTTAGCAATACCTGGGACAGGGTAGCTTGGGATATGGCGTGGGTAGAACACCCACACCCAGAAGGCGCTAGGCCACTTAAAGACGTCTTTTTAAGCACATTATTCACCGGTAATAAACCTTTCATGCCAGGAGGTAGAATAATTGCAAACGCCGGGACTGATTACAAGAATACAACACTTATAAATTGTACTACAATGCACCCCGGCGACTTAGAAGGCATTGAAGATATTGATAGTATCGAAAACATTTTTAATCAAGTAAAAATGCAAGCACATATCCTAAAGAGCGAGTCAGGGTATGGTACTAACTTTTCTTACTTGAGGCCTCGTGGAACTATTATAGAGGGCGTCAGAGTATCCACCCCAGGACCCGTAGCTTTTATGGAAATATGGAATACTGTTTCAGATGTTATAACAAGAGGCGGCGGTGTCCCCATTCTCGATAAAGATAAAGATCGGAAAGATTTAAAGGATAAGATTCGCAAGGGTGCCATGATGGGCATTATTAGCGTTTGGCACCCAGATATAGAAGATTTTATACACGCTAAACAAAGCAAAGATTATCTTACGAAATTTAACACGTCGGTAGGAGTAACAGCCGGATTCATGGAAGCTGTAAAAGCCGATGCCAATTGGGATTTAGTTTTTCCTGACACCACTTGTAAAGAATACAAAAGTAAATGGAATGGCGATATTGATACTTGGAAAAATTTAGATTTACCAATTATCGTATACAAAACAGTAAAGGCTAGAGATATTTACGAAAATATAATGAACGCATCTTACACTCGTAATGAACCCGGCATAATATTTTTAGATCTAGTCAACAAAAACAACCCAGCAGCATATTGTGAAACAGTGCACCAAACTAACCCCTGCGGCGAAGTACCAATGCCTACAGGAGTGTGCGATTTAGGATCTATAAATCTACCATATTTTTGGAGTAACTCTAAAAAAGGCTTTGATTTCGAAGGATTAGAAAAAACCATACCACATATGGTGCGCTTTCTGGACAATGTATTAGATGCAACTAATTATCCACTTAAAGAATTAGAAATAGAGTCAAAAAAGTTTAGACGTATAGGCCTCGGTATAATGGGCTTAGGTTCTATTGGCTTTATGATGGGCGAACGCTATGGCTCTAAGAAGTTTTTAGAATTCGTAGATAAATTATACAAAACAATAACTTATGCTGTTTATAAAGCCTCTATAGAATTAGCAAAAGAAAAGGGAGCTTTCTCGCTATTCGATGCTGATAAACACTTAAATACTCCATATTGGAAAAATTTGCCACTTCCAGTAATATGGAAAACTGAACTAGAAGAAGGTATACGTAAGCATGGTTTACGCAATTCTCATCTTACAATGATTGCACCAACCGGCAATACTGGTGTACTAGCCAATATTACATCCGGAGGAGCAGAACCCGTATTCAGTAAAGAATACACGCGTTGGATCATAGTAAATGACGGCGAAAAGTCTAACTTAGAATACAATGGAATGAGGTTTCCTGATCCTAAAAAGGGTGAATGGTTTGAAACAAAAGAATTTACCTTTAAAGCCAGGGGGGACGAAGAAGTATTAGAAGGTACATTTGATGGAATGCGTTATGAGATAGATAAAAATCGTGGCATGGTTAAAGCCGAGCTAGTACAAGATTATGGCTGGCGCTGGGTGCTAGACGAAATAGAACCAAGAGTTCGAGAAAAATTAAATTCAGAAGGTGTCTATGCCGGAGCAGCTGAACTTAGCGTAGAAGAACACTTAGCACCCTTGATTGTTATCTATAGATACTTACATTTAGGTATATCCAAAACTATAAACATTCCTAGTGATTATAGTTATGAACAGTTTAAAGAGGTATACGAAACTGCCTACTCTAATAATATTAAGGGGTTAACTACCTATAGAGCAGGCACAATGACCGCTGTTTTGGAAACAACGGAAGAAGAACACGATGAGTTAGAAATACGACACAACGTTAAATTCCCTGAAAAGTTTCCTGCACGTGGTCACTTAATTAAGTCTGAAAATAAAAAGTGGTATGTCATACTAGCTTTTGAAAGTGATAGAAAGGTAAAACCGATAGCTGTGTTTACTTATACTAATTCGGTTGAAAAGACAGTAATTACAAACGAAACATTAGAATTATTGAAAGGATTCTCAAAAAAATACGAATTTCTTCAAAAGTATATAGATGACCTTGAAGGTAAAAGTTATCATCAAACTAATATAGAAAAGATCTGCAGAATGCTTGGGCTTTTGCTACGACACAATATACCTTTAACCGAGATAAGCGAAGCAATTGATGATGCAGGCTTGCCAGCAGGATCATTTATATTTTTATTAAACAAACTTTTAAAATCTTACATTCCCAACGGAACAAAAATTAAACAGACATGCGAGTCCTGCGGCGAGCAGATGTTACTACAAGAAGGATGCGCTGTTTGCCCACATTGTGGACTTTCGCTATGTTAAAGGAGTTTACAAATGGAATTAGAACAAGTTGTGATCGATGAGTTAAAAGAAAATTATCCGGACAATCTCAATAACATGCGAATGTTATCCGATTTCGAACCAACGCTTTTAGCCGCGTTAGTTAAGGATTTTATTGACGACAACGTCCCCACTCTTGCTGATTTCGATGAGGAAATTGATTGGAACGATATAGCAGAAAAACTACTAATATTTGACAATTCTCAAATAATAGGTTAACGAATATAAGTAGCCGGGGTATCCCCGGCTATCTTTTTTATGGGTAAATATATAGAATACGACGCTAGCGAAGAGGAAGACTTTAATATAGAAGAAGGTGATCCTATATTAGAATTTATGATTAAAGCTAAAGATGATTTAGAAGTCATAAAAGATGAATTCGACTTTTTTGAGTCTAAATTCATAATACCCACGGTAGAGTTGCTAGGTAATCCCTACTAAATATCTCCTCAATTATGGTATAAGATACATAGTTTAAAGTCTAAATACATTTATTGCTCGGTTGATTCCGGGCTTTTTTTATAACAGGGAGAACGCACGTGAAAACAACTAAGTTCGTATGCCCAGAATGCTGCGCTATTATGGATATGATCAATGTATGCGGGAGCAATATTTGTAGTACATGCGGAGCTATTATTCAAAGCGGTACCGAGGTTAACAGGGTTAAAATAAAAAATTTTACTGACCCTGTTCCAAACTACTCATTAAAACCGTCACGTAGAAAGAACAACAGGCAGGAGAAAAGATGATTGTTGCAGTTATGATAATAAGGCTAGTAATAGTAATTGCAGCCTTATTACTTCTTTACTGGGTGTTTAACCGTAAAACAACCACACGAAAAACCAAAGATAAAATAGTAAAGGATAAACGAAAGGATCTGATAGATAAAGAACAGCACCTTAAAGATGCTGAAGAAGAACTTGATCTGACAGAAAAAATTATCAACACCGACAAACAAACGGAAAAGGTAGAAAAACAAACGGAAAAATTGGAGGAAAAAAATGTCAAGCACAAGTAAACCTTTGTGGAAAAAGGTTTTAACTGGTCTTGTAGCTGTGGTACTATTGTTGGCCATTTGGGCCCTGGTAAAGGGTGCTAACAGCGTAGAATCTGGCACCTATCATGTTACTCAGCAGATGTACACTGGTAATATGAAAGTATATGACCAACCTGGATTTTATGTGAATTTCCTGGAAATACAGGATAAGTGGCCTAAAAACTACACTCATAACTTCATTCAGGAAGGACGGCAGAAACCTGTTGCCCGCTTCAACGATGCTACCACTGCCGATTTGTTAGGAAATCTTCGTATTATCCTGCCTACAAATAATCTGCAGCGGTTACAACTGCGAACAGAGCATAATTTTACCGGCATTGAAGATCTATCGCAAAACATGATCCACCCGCGTCTTATTAATGCTATCAAGAAAACAGGTCCGGTCTTTGAAGCTCGCGAAACCTGGCAAGGCGATGGTCGCCAACGGTTCTACGAATTATGTATCGATCAGTTGCTATACGGTGACTATCAATATGAAACCAACGAACGTGTTGTGGTGGATTCTACCATGTCTCCGCCTAAAACCCAGAAACGTACTGTAGCTCGTATTTTATACGCAGACGACGGCATAACCCCGCTGAGATCAACTACTGGTATTTTTGATACCTATGGTATAATGGCAGACATGTTCAACATTGAACAGTTTAAATATGACGCCCGCGTCGAGGCCCAACAGGATAGACAGAAACAGATTAATTCTGAAATCCAAACAGCCCGGGCGCAATCTGAGCTTGCCAAGTCTGAAGCTGAACGTGCCGAGTTCCAGGGCCGCAAAGCGGTTACGGAAGCTCGGTATGCTAAGCTACAAGAACTTGCACCGGTGATTGAACAGGCCCGTGTTGATTCACTCACTGCTACTATTGAAGCTGCACGTAAACGCTCGGTTGCTGAAATCCGTGTTGAAGAAGCTCGCAACTACAAGAAAGCACGCGACATGGAAGCAGCCGCCGATGCTAATTATCGTCGTTCTGTATTCTATGCTGATGGCGGATTCGAGCTTAAGATGAAAACGCTGGAAACAGTAGGCCTGGCAAATGCCGAGGCGGTTCGTTATCGTCCCGTACCTACCTACTTCTTTGCAGGAGGAACTGCTACTGACGACGGTTCCGGTGGCGTAGCTCCGTACGATGCTTCTATCCAGGGATTACTTGATCTCAAGATGGCAGAAGTAATGGGAGCTTTTGAAGTTGATACTCGTCCATCTTCCCGTGAAACCGGTATTAAACCTTAAATATTAGGTTTATTGCCGAGATGATATGATCGAAAGCCCGTCAATACGGCGGGCTTTTTTTTATTCTAGGAGCATAAAAATGAAATTATATAAAATAAGAAACCCAGAGGGTAAATTTTCTAACGGGGGAAGTTACCCACGCTTTACCAAGGGTGGCAAAACTTGGAGATTCGGACCATTAAAGAAGTCACCTTTCTATGTTAAGAAAATATTTAGGTCCTAATAATCGTAGAAGACGTATATATGAATCTTGTGAGATCGTTGAATATGAATTGAAGGAAACCCATGTATTCAATTTAAATGAGGAGCTCAGAGACAATATAGGAGAGTAAAATGCATTGGTTATTAGCACACTTTATTGGCGATTGGCTGTTTCAAGGCGATGGCACCGCTTTAGCAAAAAAAGAAAGTACCTTGATATGTTTGCGCCATGTGTGCATATATATGGTTTTATTCTTACTAGTTCCCGGAATGGTATGGTGGAAATTTTTGCTAATAGCAGTACAACACTACGCAATAGACAGAACACAATTCGTATCCTGGTGGTTACGAACTTTTAATAGAAAAAACTTCCTGAAGGAAGATCACCCAATGTTCCCACTAGGGTACATAGTAACAGATCAGTTATTACATATAGTATGGATAGCTTTGGTTATGGCTTTATAAGGAAAATTTAAATGAAATTAATAACAGCACCTGACTCTATAAAAGACAGGTATGAATTTAGTATACCGGTTGTATTTTTAGCCGGCGGAATAACAAACTGCCCGACATGGCAAGATGAAGTTGTAGAAAAATTAAAAGACGAAGATATGCTTTTGCTCAATCCAAGGAGAAAAAATTTTCCTATAGATGATCCATCAGCCGCTAGAGAACAGGTAGAATGGGAATTTCAGGCAATAAATAGCTGTGATATCTTCAGCATGTGGTTTGTTAACAGCGCGTCTGTTCAACCTATATGCATGTACGAACTAGGACGAAACCTAGCAATTGCGGGTCTATATAATTCTTGGGTACCAGATATTGTCACCATTGGCATAGAACCTGGCTACCTTAGGGAACAAGACGTTAGAATACAAGTTGATCTCGTCAATAAAAAAACTGCAGCGAATATAGCAACTACTTTAGACGAACACGTTGAAAATATAAAAAGGATAGCAGAGGGTTATTTATAAATGAGGTAATCATGCACATAGCTTTCGACATGCACGGGGTGTTAACAGAATATCCCAACATTTTCCAGCCAATAATGGCACTTTTAAAAGACAACGGGATAGATATATCTATCATGTCGGGACCGCCCAGACCCGACGTTGTTCGCAAGTTGGAAAAATATGGGTACAAGAGAGGAATACATTTTGATCATGTAATTTCCATCGTAGACTATTTGCACTATAAAAATGCCGTAATGAAACTAGATGAGAAAGGGACCTGGTGGACAGACGATGAAACCTGGTGGAAGTCTAAAGGGGAGCTATGCAAAGAATTCAAGGTAGGTATATTGATAGATAACTCCCCCGAATACGCTCCTTTTATAGATAGTCAAGAAACAATATTCCTGTTACTAAATGGAGGTAAAAATGGAAAATAAATCCATACAAGAAGCTGATGTAGGAGTGATTGTAGGTCGATTCCAAGTACATGAGTTGACCAGAGTCCACAAAGATTTAATACAGACAGTATTGGATCGCCATGATAAGGTCATCATATTTCTAGGCATAGGCCATCAGCCAACAACCTCCAGAAATCCACTAGATTACATGAGTAGGCAACAAATGATTGCCAGCAGCTTCCCAGAAGACTTTTCAAAAATGGCTATTTGTCCTATTTCTGATTGTCTCAGCGATGAAACCTGGTCTATATCGCTAGACGCGGGGATACATCATTTGCTAGGGCCAAGACAAACTGCTTTACTGTACGGCGGTACAGACTCTTTCATAGCGCACTATTCCGGCAAATACCCAACACAAGAACTGGTACCCCGGGAATATGTTAAAGAGTACCGAGGTACCGAGCTGAGGAATAGACTTGGTAATAGAGTAATCGATACTCCAGAATTTAGAGCCGGAGTAGTCTGGGCAACTCGTAATAAATTTCCTGCTGTAATTTCCACAGTTGACATAGCCATACTGAATCGGAATAAGGAAGAAGTGCTGCTTGGCAGAAAAGAGGGGGAAAAAGGTTGGCGTTTTATAGGCGGCCATGTAGATCCAGGAGAATCTTTCGAAGAAGCTGCCAGACGTGAAGCCAGGGAAGAAACTGCCTATGACATGGAATTCGGACCCCCTTCTTATATAGGTAGCTATTTCATAGATGATTGGCGATATAAAAACGAAGACGATAAAGTTACAACAGCTTTCTTTGCCGTAGATTATTTATATGGTGCTGCTAAATTTGCTGACGATATCGTTGAAGTAAAATGGATCCCCTTCAAACATCTTACAGATAACCATGTGGGATTGCAAATGGTTCCTGCACATACCGTGTTAAAAGCCGCTTTGGTAGATTATCTCAAACTGGAGGAAGAAAACAATGCTGAACAATCTTCTGATGCTGACTGACAGCTATAAAATGACTCACTGGCCCCAGTATCCGCCATGTACCGAGCAGGTGTATTCTTACTTCGAATCGCGCGGAGGAGAATTCCCTGCAACAATCTTTTTTGGTCTTCAATACATAATCAAAAGGTTTTTTGAAGGCATAGCATTTACCCCGAGTGATGTACTGGAAGCAGAGACTATCGCTGGCCACCATTTCGGCAACAAAGAGTTGTTTAATCTGGCGGGCTGGGGACATCTATATGAAAAGCATGGTGGTATTTTGCCTATCCGTATTAAAGCTGTTCCAGAGGGCACTAAGATCCCTATAAGGAATGTTTTGATGACAGTTGAAAATACCGACCCGGAATTCTATTGGTTAACAAATTATTTGGAGACGTTGCTAGTACAAACATGGTATCCAACCACAATAGCAACAAACTCTTACGAATGCAAGAAAATCATTCTTGAATTCCTGGAAGCCACGGGCACCCCAGAAACAATCGGCTTCAAATTACATGATTTCGGTTGTCGCGGGGTAACCTGCATGGAACAAGCCGGTATAGGCGGTATGGCACATTTGACCAGCTTCTTGGGGACAGACACCCTACCAGCGCTTCATTTTGCCAACGAGTATTATGACGGCAAGTACAAAGAAATCGGGTTCTCTATTCCTGCCTCAGAACATAGTACTATGACAGCTTGGCTCAAAGACGGCGAAGTAGAGGCCTTCCGCAACATGCTGGTAAAGTACCCAACCGGCCTGGTAGCCTGTGTTTCGGATCAATACGATATCTACAATGCCTGTCGTAATCTTTGGGGAACAGCATTGAAAGAAGAAGTTCTTTCACGCGAGGGCACTCTTGTGATACGTCCGGATAGCGGTGATCCTCCTACAGTGGTACTCAATGTACTACGTATTCTTTGGGAGCGTTTCGGGGGAACTACCAACGATAAGGGTTATCGTGTTTTGGATCCACACGTGCGTATTATCCAAGGCGATGGAATTGACCGCGAAATGATCAGGACAATCCTATCAGCTATGAAAGCTGAAAAATTCTCAGCTGATAATATAGCTTTTGGTTCCGGCGGCGGTTTACTGCAAAAGTTTGATCGCGATACCTGCCAGTTTGCTTTCAAATGCTGCGATGCTGTCGTTGATGGTGAACACCGCGATATCTACAAAGAGCCAAAGACAATGGCTTCTAAGAATTCCAAACGAGGTCGTCTGAAACTCATGCTAACCGGCGATAGTACATACACAACCGAACCTGAAGATTCTTTTCCAGCGGCACCGGATCTTTTACAGACAGTATTCGAGAACGGTAAAGTAGTTAATCCCACTACTTTCGAAGAAGTACGCGCTAGAATAAATAGTTAATCAATATGCGGGGTGGGCAACTGCCCCGCTTATTTAATTGGAGATCAAAATGGTTACAACAGCTGCAACTATAATAATAGATAAAAAAACCAACAGGATATTGCTATGCCATGTAACCGAACATGATTTCTGGTCTCTGCCGAAAGGTGTTCAAGAAGATGGCGAACTTCTAATAAGTACTGCGCTTAGAGAAGTGGAAGAAGAAACCGGACTGGTTTTTGATGACGACGGGGTAGCCGCGTCTGCTATAACCTACCACGATACTTACTCATATATAAAAAATAAAAATATGGCTGTATTTTCTATACAAGTACACGAAATAGATTTATCTAAACTTAAATGTGCCTCTACTTTTGTTTCAGATATAGATAGAAAAACAAAACCAGAGGTAGACGATTATCTCTTGGTTGATGGAACCATGTTATTATTTATGGTAAACGAAGCGCAGAAGAAAGTGCTTAAACCAATATTGGAGGAACTATGCTTAATAGAATCTTGACAATGGAGGACGAATTCGCCATTGACGAAATGATCCTTGAGGGATATATAAGAAAACAAGTACATCCTGACAACCCCGCTTTAGTTATTTATAACTATGCTCATAAGGCCATGTTCAATTGGCGCTGGAACGACGTTATCTGCCAGTGTAGAGGTCTTATCGTAGATACATCTACTAATGAGTTTAAAATAATTTCTCGTCCTATTCCTAAGTTCTTTAATTATAATGAATTGAAAGACCAGGGAATCGTACTACCAGACGATGACTATGTAATACAAGATAAGCTAGATGGTTATGCCGGCATTATGTATTTCATGGGCGATAAGCCTTATATTGCTACCAGAGGATCATTTGACTCCCGGCAAGCTATAAGAGCTAATGAAATATTAAATAAAAAATATAGCCACTTGCTGAATCAGCTTAACCCCAACTACACATATCAATTCGAAATTATCTACCCAGAAGATAGAGCCGAAGATAGGCTTGTACTTGATTACGGAGATGAAGAAGCTCTTTATCTTATAACGGTTATCAACACAGCTACCGGGGAAGAGCTAGATTACTATAACCCGGGATTTCCTATGCCGGTAGAATATACTCCAAGCCATACAGTTTATGAAAGTGATTTTGATCAGCTTGTAAAACGGGGCACAGAGGATATCTTCCAAAATAAGGAAGGTGTAGTTGTACACTATCGTCCAAGCAACCTTCGCGTTAAGGTTAAATTCGAAGAATACAAGGAGTTACAACGCATGCGTGTATCCCTAACTCCAAAGAAAGTATTCGAGTATCTTGTAAACGACGAAATAGATAAGCTCAAAGAAGGTGTTCTTGAGGAACACTGGGAGTGGGTGGATAAACTTGTCAAGGAATTCAAGGAGAGTTATGCTAAGTATTCTTGGGATGCTTTAAACTTCATTATTGATACAAGATTAAGAGATGAAGACGAACGTAAATACGTGGCCAAAACTTTCCAACGATATAAAGACCCAGGACTACTCTTTGCCATGTGGGATAAGAAAGAGAAAATGGTAATGAAGCTCGTCTGGAAAGCGGTTTGGTGGGATTTTGAACATAAGGAGAATAAATGAGAAAAGTACATTTCCTAAGAGGGTTGCCCGCTTCCGGGAAATCCACTTGGGCTAAAGAGATGGTTGCTGCTCATCCTGGGAGGTATAAGCGGATAAACAAGGATGATCTTCGTGCTATGCTTGATGTAAGTCATTGGTCCAGAGACAATGAGAAATTTGTCAAACAGGTCAGAAACGATTTAATGCTCAAAGCATTGTCTGATGGCAAAAGTGTTATCATTGATGATACTAACTTTCACCCATCACACCTGACTACTATACAAAGCTTAGTTAAGACCTTTAACCAGGTCCAAGGTACCAACATTATAGTTGAGGTAAAAGATTTTGATCTTCCACTTGATGAATGTATTAAGCGTGATCTTGGCCGACCCAATTCAGTAGGCGAAAAGGTTATTCGTGATATGCATGACCAGTATGTAAAGACACCTGAAGCTTCTTTTGCTGCTAAGCAGGATAACTCTTTGCCTGCAGCTATACTTGTTGATCTGGATGGAACACTTGCATTGTTTGCTGGTCAACGTGGACCTTTTGATTGGGATAAAGTTGGCGACGATAAAGTCAATGAACCTGTGGCCTCATTAGTAGCGCAGGCAGCCTTTTTCGAAGGTTATAAAATTAGCATAATAATCTTGTCAGGTCGGGACGGAGTAGCTAAAGATGCAAGCATAGAATGGCTTGATAAAAATGCAATAGTATATGATAAGGTTTTTATGAGAGCTGCGGGAGATACGCGAAAAGACTCGATTGTTAAACGTGAGCTTTACGAGAAGCATATTAAGGATAAATACTTTGTTGAATTCGTCCTTGATGATAGAGATCAAGTAGTTGATCTTTGGCGTAAAGATCTTGGGCTCCCTTGCTTTCAGGTGAATTATGGAAATTTTTAAAATTTTGTGGTATAAGAAATACGCAGATGGTGTTTAACTTTTCATGTTAAGCTCCTATTTAATTAGACTTGATTCCTGACCCTATACAGGTACAGGTGGAGTCAGCCAGATAAGGTCTTGGTAGACTGGTACGGGAAAGTCCGTTTATATATAGACAATGCCAGTAGAGATTGACCTAAAGGTAACGAAGTGTAGCTGGGAGACCGGAGCATGGATTTTTAGGTGACAGGTTGGCGAAAGAGGCATCCAAAAGAGCAGCCTCCATGCCCTGGACTTGCTGCAGGGCTATTTGACATTTCATACAATTTTTAGTATAATAACTCTATCATGGAAGATACAATGAAAAAACATCTCGTCTTTAGCGCTATAATTCCGTCTACCAAGGCGGTATTATACCAAGGGAGAAATACATCTTAAAAATTTTTCATGGTCGAGTTGACTATTAAAAGGCGGCCATAGGTCGCCTTTTTTATTGTTCCTTTTTTATATAAGCGAAAGTAGCTCAGTGAATAGTATCCGCAAGAGCTGCGGAAGGTCACGTGGTTCGACTCCCGTCTTTCGCATTGATAATCCGGACGCCTCTGAAAAGTACCCGTCATTATGGGCGGCGAAATTCATGCGTAACATTCCGACCTGAATGTGTACAGGTATCGTCTATGGGCGCCTTTATTTAAGGAATACATAGGAATGGAAGGCATTATGCCAAGCGCTCATATAGCTGAGCAATTTTTGCGCTGTGGCGAAGTTGGTAACGCACGGGACAAAGCTGGCCAGCTTACTAAGAGCCCGCAAATGGTGGTTCGAGTCCATCCAGCGCAATTTATGGGGACGAATTGGTTTCGACGTCGTTATTTGAGATCGAAGTGCAGCATAAGCCTAGTCATAGGCTTACCAAAATTTAAATGATAAATCTTACGCTTTGGCAGCCTGAGGGCTACCCGCTACTACAGACCTGTTAGTTGGTACTGATAGTGGCGTAAAAATAACTGACTAGCCATAGGGATTTAATGGCGATACAAATTTAAATCCACTCTGTGACAACCGAGGAGACCAACTCGGAGTAGACGATAATGAGCGTTGTTTAGTGAAGCGTTACTAGCGTCTTTAAATAAAGTGTAAAAAACTAACTAAGCTGTGAATGACTTTGGTTAAAGGTTTTGATGGACGCGGGTTCAATTCCCGCCGTCTCCACTAGTTTTAGATTATTTTACTGACTAGAAGTTGAGCCTTGAATAAGGGTTTCTAGTTGGGTAGGACGTAGCGTCCTGCCGAAGCAGTCAATGCTTCGCATTGTGAGCTCGCGCGCCCGGAGCCGGCATGTCCCCGCGGAACTGCAGCGGCACGCGGGCAGCCTCCGTGCCTGGACGGAAGCCAGGGAAATCTCACACTAGCTATTCAGGGCCCTCAACGGGCACGGACCGCACCAGACACTTCGTGTACCGGTGGGACGGATGCCCGAAGACCCAAGAAATAGCTAAAGTAAAACTACATATGCAGAGTGGAGCAGTTGGTTTAGCTCGAGAGGTTCATAACCTCTAGGTCACGGGTTCGAGTCCCGTCTCTGCTATTTTATTAATGTTTTATTGAGTAACATTAACAAGGTCTTTGATATATAACAACTCAAATCAGTGTAAGTCTTAACAAAGAAGGAGTATATTTACGTGGGTAAATTACATGAATTGCTAGCCGTGGAAGGTTCGTTGAGATCTTCTGCAACAAATGCTTTGGGTGAGGGCATCACAACGTTCACCAAACGTTCCGAACATTTCGACGGGGTTCTGAAAACTTATAGCCCTATGGATGAAGACGGGGAACAGATCCCCAAAGACGAAAAAGCGATTGTCACAACTGTTGACGATAAACTCGCTTTTGTAGCCAAGCAAGTATCCAAAAGCGTGGATGCTATCGTTTCCAAAGAGATGACTAATAGTTCTGGCTCGGCTAAGTCGGCTGTCAAAATCGGTAACGATGAAGTGGAGCTTTCTGCTACCTCGTTGCTGGCCCTGGAAACCCAGCTCATGGAAATTCGTGCCATGTACAAAGCGATTCCTACACTGGATCCCGCTCGAGTCTGGAAAAAAGACACCGGTGCCGGTTCTGGCTTCATGAAAACTGATCCTGAAGTACGTTTTCGTGTAGTTAAGAAACAAGTTCCGATTGAATTAGCTCCCGCAACTAAGGAGCATCCTGCACAGGTACAACTTGTTGTAAAGGAAGAACAAGTCGGTTCTTACGAAACGATTTACAATTCTGCCAGACTTACTCCTGGAGAAAAATCTGAACGTCTAGGACGTATTGACTCTCTTATCAGAGCCGTCAAGAAAGCACGAGTAAAGGCCAACCAAGTCATCGCTCAAGACGTTAAAATCGGTTCCAAGATTTTCAATTTCATCAATAAAGGATGATCGCATTATATAGAATATAAAAGCGATCGCCTTAATATACGGTAGCCTCAGCTTTAGAATCACAACCATACGACCGGACGTTAAAGAAGGTAGTGTATGGGTCAGCTTAATGATTAGTGTTTCGCCGTATAGTTTAACGGTCATGAAACTGTTTCATGCGAGTACATGATATTCGTAAAACCCCTTCGCGCATGGGTTCGATCCCCATATTCGCCTCCAAAGGCATTATAGCGCAACCTAAACTGCGTACACCCAGCTCATAACTGGGCAGCAATGGCAAACCTATAGTGCCACTGATGGCGAATTAGCTCAGTGGCAGAGCAGAAGTATTAGACTAAAACGAATAGGCATGGAAAGCGATAGTGGAAGACTACATCTTTAGCACGCATAGTGCAACAGACTTATAATCTGTACAATTTACATAATTGAATAAAGATAAAAAATGTTCTGGGCGGCGGCACAAGGATAGGTGCCCCGCCCTTATTTTAAAAATTACGAAAAAGGGTTTGTAGTAGTTTGCTCCAAACCAGAAACCCCGAAAGACACAGGTAGCAATGCCTCTCACGACACTGCTATGCTCGCTGTTAGGGAGCATATAGGCCATTCTAACTCAATTGGCAGAGTGCCTGACTGTTAATCAGGTGGTTCTAGGTTCAATTCCTAGGGATGGCGTTGTTTATTTTTTTAGTTTAAAGGAGATGTCATGTTTAGAAAATACGAAAAAACTTTTCGAATACCTACAAATAAATACAATGTTTCAGGTAAAAGAAAGCTAAGCAAGAAAGAAGTTAAACAACTTCTTAACGGTTACTTAACGGTAGAAGAAAAAATAGATGGTGCTAACGTTGGCATTATCGCTACCAAAGACGGTTTTCGTTTACAAAAACGCGGCTCACTTGTAGACGAGGGAGAACATCCACAATTTGGTCGATTGAAAGCGTGGGCTAATGAGCGGTGGGGAGCCCTGACGTATTACATGCCAAAGAATACAATTATCTATGGCGAATTTATGTGGGCTACTCATCATATATACTATGATAATCTTCCTGACTGGTTTATCTGTATAGATATTTTCCAAGAGGGCAAATTTGTAAACAGGGACGATAAACAACTAATCTGTTTTGAACTGGGAATTAAACTGGTGCCTTTGCTTTATGAGGGCTATGTTGATTCTATTACCGAGATAGAAGACCTGGTAGAAGGGCCATCTGCTTACAGCACAGATCACGAGCGCGAAGGGATAGTTGTCAAGAACTATCGTAAACAAATGAAGGGCAAAATAGTTCGCCCAGAGTTTGTAAAAGAGATAAATGAAGATGGGGTTCACTGGATGACCAAGTGGGACCCAAGAAAAATAAATAAGTTAGGAGTATAAATGCAAATATCAAGAGAGCTGTTAGAAGAGATGGAAAGATTTTTACTAATAGAGGAAGTATCAATCACCTATGATGATAGAAGACCAGAAAAATTTTGTAAGCATTGTTTTGCAACAGCATTTGATGCAGACGAGGTGAAACATAAAAATGATTGCATATACTTACAATTATTAACAAAGATACAAAATAACCTTATGATATAGGAACCTATGAGTTTAAAATTATTAAAAACATGTCTAGATGAATTAAATACAACTAATTCGATGACCGAAAAGAAGAAAATATTAGCTAAGTATCCAGATACAAAAACATACTTTGAGTACGCGCATAATCCAGACAAACAGTTTGGTATAACTTCAGCAAATTTGCTAAAGCTTAACATAAAAGACACCCCAGAAAATAGCTATGTTAGTCTAACAGCAATGTTGGATGATTTAGCAAGTGGCAGATTAAGTGGTCATGAAGCTCATCGCACTATAAATGATTATTGTGCAAGCTGCAACGGATATGGCGATATAGTCCACATGATATTAGATAAAAATCTAAAGGTTAGATTAGGTATTAAGCAAATTAACCAGGTATGGCCAAATACTATTAAAGAGTTTAAAGTAACTCTTGCTAAAGTATATGAGGAACATAAGAAAAAGGTAGATTACAAAAATGGGTGGTATGCTTCCCGCAAACTGGACGGAGTACGGTGTATAGCTAAAATAGACGCTGGAGGAAACACTTTGTTCTATTCTCGTACTGGTAAACCTTTTACAACTCTTGGTAAACTTGCTGAAGAGATAAAAGAGCTTGGGCTTAAAAACTGTGTTTTAGATGGAGAACTTTGCATGGTTGACGAAAATGGAGATGAAGATTTTTCTTCCATTGTAAAACTGGTTCGTAAAAAAGATTACACTATCCCTAATCCAGAATTCCTGGTATTCGATATGTTAAGTACAGAGGATTTTGATAACGCGGCATCTACAGATACTCTTGTTCAACGGCACGATAAGTTGGTAAAAGTATTAAATAATAAAAAAATAAAAATAGTTAATCACGAGCTTATCAAAGATGAAAATCATCTTAAAGAGCTTACGGATAAAGCCGAAGAGTCTGGCTGGGAAGGCATCATGATCAGAAAAAATGTTGCCTATAAAGGTAAGAGAACAGATGAACTTCTTAAACTAAAGAAATTTAAAGATGATGAATTTAAAGTCGTTAGTGTAGAAACAGGGCCATTCCGTATTATAAGCCAGCAATCTGGGCTCGAAGAAGAAATTCTTTGTATGACAAAGGCTATTATTATGTACAAAGAAAACGAAGTAGGGGTAGGGTCCGGTTGGTCTCATGACCAACGTGTACAATACTATTATCACCCAGAGCAGCTTATTGGAAAACAAATAACGGTTAAATATTTTGAAGAATGTAAAGATGCGAAAACAGGTAAACCCTCATTAAGATTCCCAACACTAAAACGCGTTCACGAAGAAGGCGAAAGGACGGATTAATGGAATATCGTTCGGTGCATTTAATTAAGCCAGGTGACTTGAATAGTCACGAAACACTATTCGGCGGTCGGTTATTAAGCTGGCTTGACGAGGAAGCGGCTGTGTGGGTAATGTCAAAAACAGGCATTAACTCTATTGTCACTAAGTACATATCTGAAGTAGACTTTGTGTCACCCGCAAGTAAGGGCGATCTTATCGAAATTGGATGTGATCTCGTCGAGGTGGGTAATAGCTCGATTACCATCGAATGTATGGTTCGTAACATGACCACTAAAAAAGAAATATGTAAAATAAATAAAATAGTATTCGTCGTGGTCGATCCTGTGACACACCAGCGTTCATATCATAATCTCACCTATGAAGAGCTTAAAGCAAAAATTGTGGAATAAGTAAAAATAGTCTTAACCGTTTAGGTTAGGGGTATTTTCCGGCTGTAGCCTAGTCAGGTTAGGGCGCCTGGTTTGGGACCAGGAAATTTCGGAGGTTCGATTCCTTCCAGCCGGATTCAAAGCTTGACAATCACTCATTAATGTGCTATATTAATGTATGATTAAAAAAGAAAAAACCTGCAAAAAATGTAAGCAGAAAAAACCCAGTGCATCCTTCTATTCTCAACAACAACGCGGTAAAAATGGACAAATATGGAAATATTTAGATTCTTATTGTAAAACATGTCGTTTAGAGTATGGGAGCAAAAGACGAAAACTTATAAAAACACAGGCAGTTGAATATCTTGGCGGTAAATGTCAAGACTGCGGCACCCGAGATAAAAATAAAGCAATATATGATTTTCATCATATAAAAGGAGATAAGGATTTTACTATAAGTAAAACTTCTAAAAGCCTAGAATCTATCAAAAAAGAATTAGATAAATGTATTCTTCTTTGTGCTAACTGCCACAGAAAACGTCATTATTAAATCAACCAGGATGTTGGCTTAGAAGCAGCCACATTTAAAGAGTGACGACACACATATGCATAGCAACTCTGTGATGTAGCGGTATGTTAAAAGCAGCCTCCTAGGAAAAAGACGTAGTGAGGTCCGCGGGTAAGGAGCGTCTTCCTACCGTCTTTGGCGTAAAAGCACACTGGTTGATGAATTGTAGCTGCGTGCTACAATTCGCAGGGATGTAGTTTAATTGGTAAAACACCGGAGGGTAGGACTCTGCTGACCATGGGCGGGCCCGTCTATAGTATGAGTACCGCTTTCTGGAGAATGTGGGTTCGAGTCCTTCTGTCCCTTTTATGGCAAACGTAACTTAAATTGGCAGAGTGAATAGAATAAGCTATGCGTTCGCAGAAAGCTTATAGGTGGCAAGTCTTAGCTGAAGGAAAGCGGTTAAGGAATTTAAGTCCCATATGCGGGTCCCTGCGGGTAACAGACCGCTTAAAAAGTGCGAGTTCGAATCTCGTCGTTTGCCCTTTTGCCCGTATAGTTCAATTGGTAGAACAGGGGAGTCTTATTAACGTACACAACCCATGCATCGCAGCCGGAGGTGTATACTCCCTAGGTTGCGAGTTCGAGTCTCGCTGCGGGCTCTTAATTAGTTTATAATATATAAGGAGTAATATGCCAACATATACATTTAAATGTAGTAAGTGCGAACACAAATTCGATGTATTCCAAGGAATGGACATGTCGCCTCCGGATAGATGTCCAGAGTGTAACGCTGGAAGGCCTGAACGGATTATGAAAGCTGGTGGAAGCCCTATTCTTAAAGGTTCTGGCTTCTACGCAACAGACTACAAAAATAAAGATAAACCACCTAAAGAATGTACTTCCGGTGGTTGAAAAATTGAGTAAATAATCAGTTGATTATTTTGTTAGCAGATGTATCTTAACTGGAAAAAGCATGCCATAGACAAATACCGTCTAAAAAAGAAAGAGGAATCAACGGGGGATTAATTTAAGTGGTCAAAATAGTTGGCTTGCACCCAGCAGACGGGGTTTCGACTACCTCATCCTCCACTATTCTAAATAAAAGGAGATAAAATGAGTAGAGTAAAAGAAGAAATGAAAGAGACACTTGAAGGTGTTGAGAATGTGTTAGGTAATAAAATATATAAAACCACAATCACTTTAGATGGTTATGTGTTATTACCTGATGAGTTAATACAAAAACTTGGGTGGAAAGAAGGTGACGAGCTTAGATTTGAATTCAGTGATGTGTGCGAAGACACCTTCGAACACGATGGAATAGTAGTATCTAACCTTACTAAACACAAGGAGAAGTTCGATGACGAAGATAAAGACAATAGCGATTGAAGACCTAATGCCGTTTATGGATGAAACTCCTATAACGGAACAAACATTTATTGATTTTGAGTTTGTACGGGTTGATATCCCAAGAGAAAAAAACGAACCGAAGCTCCATTACTATGAGTATGATTTTGGAAATGGTCACTATTTATTCTCAGAGGAGGATAGTTTTGATGGAGTACAACTTGGGGAAGGTAAAACCTGGAAAACGGTAGGAGAACTAAAACTACTATTTATGTTATTTTTAGAAGATAAATAAAAAATAACATATTAGCGTCCATAACTCAGCTAGGTAGAGTAGCGGACTTTTAATCCGTCGGTCGGAGGTTCGATTCCTCCTGGGCGCATTCGTTTAACAAAAAGGAATAAAATGAATTCAGCAGAAATACACATGCTTACTATAAAAGCAAATGTGGACAATAAGAAAATATCCGATAAAGATTTCAGAGATATAGTTAGGACTATAACCGATCTTTTTGAGGAAAAAACTGCAGAGTATAAGCCGGCAAAAAAGTCTTCTTTGGACTTTGGACCTTATGGGTACGGCGTAAGTCAAGACGATAGATAAACACGGGAAGGTAGCACAAGCGGTAAATGCACGGTCCTTATAAGGCTGAGACAATGAGTTCAATTCTCATCCTTCCTACTTTGTGGGCTATCCTAATGGTAAGGAACCTGGTTGCTAACCAGACTACGGTGTAAAAGCTCTGGAGGTTCGAGTCAAGAAGGTGCAGAGACTTGACAGCCACTATCTAAGGCAAACGCTAAGATAAAGAGAAAGTCCACGGAGTTGGGAAACCAACACAAACGTGAAGCCGTAGGTTCCAGGTTCGAGCCCTGGCGGGAGTATTTTATTATATGCAAAGTTGTCGGGGAGCATGCCCCCGAACCAGCAGTCGGTTCATAGCTGATGGGCGAGTGGTCGTGCAAGATCGACTTTGCATATATTTTTAGGCGCGTCGTCCAATTGGTCCGGACACCGGGTTTTGGTCCCGGCAATGAGGGTTCAAGTCCTTCCGCGTCTGTTTGGTAAAACAAAATAAGTGGAGATTATTATGGATGAAACAGCATACACTTTAAGACAGCATCTTGACAGCACACTTGAAGAATACGTAAGTTTCCAAAGGCAAAAATTTATAGAACGTGTAGAAAAGGGGACACACCTTCCTAAATTTCTTGTAAAACTACTTGCCGGACGTAGCATAAATAAAGCAGCAGATGAAATGATTCCTGAGTTTGAACTCACTTGGAAAATGAATCAAAAAGCACGTGATATGGGGATAATAATATGAAACTACTAATGTTCCGAGGCGAGATGTTAAATGAGCCAGAGGTCATTTGCACTATAGACGAAAATACTACCGATGAGCAGCTTGAAGAAATAATCAAGAAGCTCAAAGATGATGAAGTCGAAGATGGCAGAATTCGTGGCACATGGTGGACAGAAGAGATTGACGATATGCCTAAAGTAAGTAGGTTAAAAAGTGAATATAAGATACAGCCAGGACCAGGCGGACCAGGCGGTCCTATTGAAAGACCATAACAAGGAGAAGTAATAGCGTAACTGGATGACCGCACCGGCCTTGAAAGCCGTTCTCTTCGGGGATGAGGGTTCGAGTCCTTCCTTCTCCGCTCGCTGCAGAGTCCGGATGACACGCCCAATAGGCGAAGAGGAGTTCAACTCTCTTAAGGATAAATGCTAGTTCGAATCCACCCAGGAGTACTAAAGAAAGGAGGTTTTTATTATGTGTATGTGTATGTATACAATAGGTGATTTACACAGCAACTACTGCGGTGAGATGTCCTATTTAAATTCCACATATTTTCCCGAAGGTAAAGACCTCAACAAAAACGACATAGTTTGCGTGTTGGGGGATTTTGGTTTTATTTTCCAACAAACACAAAGCAAACACGAAGCATACTGGCTTAATTGGCTGCATGAAAAGCCATGGACAACCGTGTTCATAGACGGTAACCATGAGAATTTTCAACGGCTTGCTAAATTAAAAACCGTTATAATGTTCGGTGGCCCGGTTGGTAAAGTAAATGATTCTGTATTCCATCTTCGCAGGGGTGAAGTTTATACCTTTGGGGATAAAAAAGTATTTGTAATGGGCGGCGCTACTTCCATAGATAAGCTTGATAGAACACCAGGCATTTCATGGTGGAGAGAAGAAACCCCGTCTTACAAAGAAATTGATAATGGGTTCGCTAATTTAGAAAAGGTAAACTATAAAGTTGATTTTATATTTACCCATACTTTACCAACTTGGTATGCAATGCAGGTTCCAGGAATAGGCGGCAAATTAAATGACCCGGTATGCAAGATTCTTGACGAAATAGAACTTCGTACAGAATTTAAATTCTGGTACAGCGGCCATTTTCATAAAGACCTCGAATGGGAATCAGCCCAAGGTCAAAAAATATATACCCAATATAATGGTATAAGAAGAGTGTTCTAGGTTTAAATTTTAGCTGGGGTGGCGCAACTGGCAGACGCACCGTTAGGAGCGGGGCTTTCAGGCGCATTCGCACGCATTTGGAGGTTCAAATCCTCCCCCCGGCACCAGCCCAAGTAGTCAAGTGGCCGAAGACGCTGGGTTTTCAGCCCAGTATTCGCAGGTTCGAATCCTGTCTTGGGTACTGATAAGTAATAAGTTAAAGGTAAATTGGAAGGTTGAATAAGGCTAGCTAAAACCAGCTTTCCTTAAAAGCCAGACACTAATTACTTTCAATTCTAGATTCAAATAATAGTCAGGCGCATCGCCTGAATCTGTAAGGTGGAACAAGCGCATTGCGTTCCGCTATTTTTATTAATTATATTATTAAATATTTAATTACCTAAAACCCGTAGCACGAAACTAAATCTTTAGAAAAGTCCAATTGGATATAGTATTTACCAATTTTTAAACACATTTATTCTATAAAAAATGATTTTTATAAAATAATTGATATATAAAAATTTCAAATACCATACAATTAGACATTTCTCACAGATAGTTACTCACGAGCTACCTCTTTACCCAATTAAATATTAATTAATATAATTAATAAAATCCACTCGCTCTCACGCCATCCCAAGAGGATGACCAAAGTAGAATTGAATAAGTTATAAACATAGAGGATATATGAAGGACTATAAAGAATTCCTAGAGCACCCACTATTGGAAGCTTTTAAAGCGGCCGCTCCTGGAACAGTAAAGCACAGCGAACAAACCGCTGGTCTTGCTGAGGCAATCGCAGCTGAATTGCCCGGCACAGATAAAGAGTTGTTAAAGCTTGCTGCACTATTCCACGATGTAGGTAAGATGAAACATCCTTTGCATTTTACCGAAAATCAGGATGAACACAATATACATGATGATTTAAAACCAGCAATGTCATACCAATTAGTTAGCCGCCATGCAAGCGACACCGCAGAAATCTTGTTGCAAAATGATTTTCCTTCAGAAGTCATTAAAGTCGCAATGCAGCATCATGGTACTACTATTATTATGCCATTTTTTGAAAAATCAGACAAGAAAAATCCTGAAGCATTCCGTTACAAGACTACAAAACCAGAAACAACAGAAGCTTGTATCTTAATGATCTGTGACGGCATAGATGCTGCCGCTAGAAGTTTATTCCTAGCGGGAAAACTCAATAAACCTAAGGAAAGGGTTGATTTAATTGAATCCAAGATCAATCAACTCGCGGATGATGAACAGCTAGATGAACTCAAAGTAAAAGAGCTAAGGGTTATAAAGGCTGTTCTTAAAAAAGAACTCGACTCTCAGTATCATAATAGAGTCGATTACAACCCGGAAAAAGAAGAAGCAAATAAGGATAAGTAATGCATACTGACCTAGTTAAGGAAAAATTCGAAAAAATCGGCGCACGGGCAAAGGTTCGAGTTAACGATCTTTGGCGTCGTAATGTAACAGTAGATATCCGCCGAGATGGGCAAGGAGAATTTTTCGATATCATCCTCAACAACAAAGATATCGAGATGCATGTTCTTGATGCGCAGCCGGTTGATCGTCATCTGTTATTGATGATCCGTGACCCGGATAACCCTAAAGCACGTTTTCTGTGTGGGCACGATGAACGTAATTGGTTTACTGCCGCAATACCAGAAACCGCTGGAGCCTCCAACGTGCGTGAAGCCAAACAGGCCCTTAAACCGAAAGAGCTTGTAGAAATTGAAGCACAAGCAGGGGTTAAAGGAAAAGATCTGCACAAGCGTAGGCGTAAAATGAAAGATGGTCGGAAAATTATCCGACAAGGAGAATTCTGTTTCGTACCGAAGCCGTACTTCGATCCTGATAGTGGCTCTACTATTATCCACGAAAAAGAACCACTGGCGCAGGGCGGCAATCCTCATACCGCTGATTACCTCATGCGTTTTGGTGGAACCGTTACTTATACTGGGCGCAGCCATAAATATGGCGGACCTTCCTTCTCTAATCTATCTGAAGAGCAATACCAGAAGCTCATTAGAGAAAACAAAGATGCTCGTCGTATAGTTTTTGAAAGACGAGTACGGGATCCCAAAGTATACGTAAAAGGACGTATAACCCACGACGAACACGCGACTGTAGACCTTGGAAATATTTGGCATCTTGTCATAGTTAACACCGAAGGCAGGGCGGCCGCAGCACGGAACGTAATATTCCTAGACTAATAAATCACGAATGAAAACAGGCGTACGACTGGGCCTCGATGAAGTGAGCTAGGCCCAGCATGCTTTAGGGTGATCTGGCAGCGGAGAGGCTTTCATTCGTTTCAATGAAAAGGTTAATAATGTGGAAAATCAAAAATATAATAAAACAAAACCAGTACAATTATTGTTCTACTATCCCAACACACCCGAAAGCCACTAAGAAGGGTTATGTGTATTTGCATCGTGTTCTTATAGAAAATGAGTTGGGCAGGCAGCTCACAGAAGATGAAATAGTTCATCATATAGATAATAATGGGCACAATAACGTTTTAAACAATTTAGAACTGATGACAAGGAAAGCGCATACCAAATACCATAGCGCGGGTAGAGGTGTTTCCATGGTAAAGTTAAAATGCCCAAATTGCGGTACGGTTTTTATCAAGGCCAAAAGAAGATTAAAAAATAGCCTTGCTTGCTGTTCTAGAAGATGTGGTACAATTATATCTTATAAATTCAGAAAGAAGGGAGAACCTGTACCAAGAGAAAAACTTTTGGAATCAGCTATTATGCATGAGTTTAATTCCAAGCACCCATAGCTCAATTGGATAGAGCCACTGATTACGGATCAGAAGGTTGGGAGTTCGAATCTTCCTGGGTGTATTTACGCCGGTGTCCCATAGCGGTCGATTGGAGCTGCCTTGTAAGCAGCCGGGCAACCCGCAGGGGTTCGAATCCCTTCACCGGCTTTCATGCGGGCGTGGTATAGTAGGAGTACTCCTTTCTGCGTACGGGTCGTGTTCTGATCAGGCACGGATAAACGGGTAGACGATCTCTACTCCTGTGACCAAGGAACGCTGGTTCAAATCCAGTCGCCCGCAATATATTTCTAGAATTCAATAATTAGGGCGCAACGCCCTGACTGACTTATTACCTTCATCCAGTATGTTTTACTGAAGGGGTGGCCCATAGCGCCACCACGGTACTCTGGGTGGCCGATGCCACCACCTCGTCTACCGAACATCCGACACCGGAAAGGTGCAAGTAGAAATATAAAAATAAAAAAAAATAAAAATATTGTGGTATAAGTAAAGTAGTTTATACATGGCGTATAGATTTTTACTATAAAGCAAAAAAGGTAGTATTATATGATAAAACTGATGTCCGGGGGCGCTATCGGGGCTGATACATGTTGGGCAAAAGCAGGAAAAAGACACAATTGTTTCACATACGGTTTAACCTTTCCTGGCCATAAAGTGTTAAAACCAGCAGCCCCAAGATTAGTACTTAAGGGAGAGCTATTCTTAGCTGATAACGAATTAAAACGCGTATCTCACATACTAAACAGGTCTTTTCCTTGCAAAAGTAAATTTTCTACTAACCTGTTAAGGCGTAATTTTTACCAGATTGCGCCCGAACAACTAAAGAACTTTTTCGGTGTATCGCAGGCAGTTTACGCAGTGGGGTATATAGATAAAAAAGGCAACGTTGCCGGAGGTACCGCTTGGGCAATAGAATTTGCTAAAGACAAGATGAAATTAGCTAAGAACAAAACTAGCAATCTGTACTCATCCATAAGCAAAAGACACTGGATAAACGTATTCAGCCCAAAAATTGGTAGATTGGAAGACGATTTAATTTATCCAATACTTTTATTCGACCAAAACGCTGGCCAATGGAAACGCTGGTTTGACGGTCCAAGTTATAGACCTAATTGGAGAGTAGTAGATATAAATAAATTTAAATTAAATGAAAAATGCCCTTATTCCCTGATAACCGCAATAGGATCAAGAGAATTAACAAGCGAAGGTAAAAACGCCATAGAGGAGATATTTAAAGATGATTAGCCCAATGATATTGAAAGCAGTAAACATAGTGTGCGAAGCCTTTGAAGTGGAAACAGATAAATCAGATAAACCAATGGTAGCACATTCTCTGAGGGTATTTGTTAGGATGCAAAGATACCCAGAAGCTTTTTTAATAGTAGCGCTTCTTCACGACGTTGTGGAAGACACCGATTGGACTTTGGATGATCTAAAAAAAGAAGGGTTTTCTGAGACAGTTATAGAGGCGGTGGATGCTATTACACGTAGGGAGTATACTATGGGTAAAGAAGATTACCCGCAGTATCTAGAGAGAGTAAAAGCGAATCTTATAGCAAGAACTATAAAGCTTGCAGCTGATCTGCCGGACAACATGTCTCCGGAACGACACGAAAAGCTTTCTATAGATGAAAGTGTTAGGTTAATGAAAAAATATAAAAAAGCCATGGAGTTCTTGAAATATGAAGACGACTGATACGCATATATATTTTTCAGGCGGGCCACTAAGTAATTTCTATCCAGCAAACTTTACACTCGAGGGTGAAAAGTTTAATAGAAGTGAACAAGCCTATATGTGGCACAAAGCGTTAGCTTTTAATGCACCACAAAAGGCGAAGTATATTTTAGAAGAACAAGATCCACATAAACAAAAAGCTCTGGGGCGTAGCGTTTCCGACTACGTTGAAAAAACCTGGGCCGAACTACGAGAAGAAGTTATGTTCCAGGCCTGTTATGCTAAGTTCTCACAGAATCCAGAACTTAAAAAGCTTTTATTGGAGACAGGAGATAGAGTCTTAGTAGAGGCAAGAGAAGACCCAGTTTGGGGCATTGGTATCCCGTTGCACAGTAATCGTATACATAACGAAACACAATGGGAAGGTGAAAATCTTCTTGGTAAAACGTTAATGAAAGTAAGAGATAAGTTAAGAAACCAGGAACAGTAACTCAGTTGGTTAGAGTACCCGTCTGATACGCGGGCGGTCGGAAGTTCAAGTCTTCCCTGTTCCATTGGAAGGAAATTATGTTACGAAGAAAAATGACTGACAAAGAATTAGAAAGAGCCAAAGCTTTTCTTGACGCAATGGGAGTAGATTATTCTGGTGACATTATTTATCTCACGGATGGCGGTAATTCTTGTGTCGTAAACATGGAAACAGAATGGCAGGAGTTTATAAGCTTCTCGATCAACTCTGTAGCAGAAGGTGTCGCAGAAATGTTAGGTAAACCCACCAAACGAATTTCTGACAAGCGCTTGTAATGCGGGATCGTAGTGTAACTGGCTAACACGTCGCCCTGTCACGGCGGAGTCTGGGGTTCAAATCCCCCGGTCCCGGTTAATTAAAAGGAGAAAACATGAGTAGAATAACAATCATATGTATGGTAAGGCAGGCGGATGATGCCTTCAAAGAAAAGTTGGAAGCTTACACAAAAAGGCTTGAATCTCTTGGCCATACGGTTCATTTGCCGCATCGTGATACAAATCAAAATAATCCAGGGCTTCAAATATGTAAAGATAACTTTGATGCAATAGACGGATCACACCAGGTACATATTTTTTATAATTCTAAATCAACTGGTGTTCATTTTGACATGGGGATGGCTTTTGCTATATATAATCTTTTTAAAGATATAAAAATAAAAGTAATCGAAAACGAACCTTTTAACGAACAAAAATCATTTGCAAAATTATTGCATGAGTGGGAAGAAGAACAAAATGGAAATAAAAACTGACCGCAGACAAATATCAACGGAAGTATTAGCTAAGACAATACTTCTAGTAGACGAAGTTTTAAAAGCTCGCATGAAACAAAAAGGCGAACATGCTTTCGTTTCTATCCATGAAATTCTAGGCATAGTCGATGAAGAGCATGATGAACTTAAAGATGCTGTGCGTGAGAATAACCCTGGCAAAGTACAAGCAGAGTTAATAGACATAGCCGTAGGCGCGATCTGGGGCATAGCAAGTATAGAGGAGGATGTCCTTGACTGGTAATATGTTTTTTACAGCTGACCAGCATTTTGGCCATGCTAATATAATTAAATATACTAATCGTCCCTTCGACAGTGTTGAGGAGATGGATGAAATTCTTATCCAAAACTGGAACGAGGTGGTAAAACCAAACGATACGGTTTGGTTTCTTGGCGACTTTGCCTTTAAAGCCGACGCAGGTGTTTATTTAGATAGATTAAATGGTAATATAAACATAGTATGGGGAAATCATGATAAATCAGCTAAAGCAAATCATTCTAGGTTTGCAGCCCATACAAACCTAATAGATACTAGAATAGAAGATATTTATATAACTATGTGTCACTACGCTATGCGTGTATGGTATAAATCACATTTCAATGCCTGGCAATTATATGGGCACTCGCACGGAGGGTTACCCCCAAGAGGTAAACAACATGATGTAGGTGTAGACAACAATAATTTCTACCCGATCTCTTTTGACGACCTGAAGGTCATCATGAGTAAACGACCCAACAACGTTAATTACTTAGGTGATAAAAATGATAAAAATACTAGTTCTTGAAGATAATGTAGAACGTATAGGCGAGTTTGGTAAAAATTACGGGGGCAAAGACCGCTTTATAGTATACGTAACCACGGTTAAAGAATGCATAGAAGTCTTAGAGTCAAGCGAAAAGTTTGATATTATATTTTTAGACCATGATCTTGGTGGTAAGCACATGGTAGAATCCGGGCCAGATACTGGCTATGAAGTTGCTGAATGGCTAAGGGATCACCCAGAGAAGCTTCCTCAGATAGTTGTAGTCCATTCGTTAAATCCTGCCGGACGCGCAAATATTTATCACTGCTTAAAAGACTTGGTAAAGACATATGAATACCCGTTTGCATGGGAAAAAGATATTATAGGTTATAAATAAGGAACTATACGTTATGAAGCGCAGACCTTTTTCTGGACTAAAAGAACGGATAAGGGAATTAGAGTATAGACCAAAACACCGGTTTGAGCTACAGGATCTGATATGGGAAAAACGTTGGAATAAGCGTGTGCGCTGGAACACGCGTTGCTGGAAAAAGTTTCGTAAATACCAGTGCAAATATATAAAGACAGAGATAAAAGATAAATACAAACTGCCCGATTAGCACAGTTGGTTAGCGCACATGCTTTACGCGCATGGAGTCACTGGTTCGAGTCCAGTATCGGGTTTGTCCCATTAGCTCAGGTGGTTAAGAGCGCTGCACTGTGGCTGCAGTTACGAGGATTCGACTTCCTCATGGGACCTTAAACACCGAAAGGTAGCCAAGCGGTAAGGCGGGTGCCTGCAAAGCACCAGATCGTGGGTTCAATTCCCACCCTTTCGTTTTTTAGTTAAGGCTATTGACGATTAAGAAAAATGTACGATAATTAAATAGTAAATTAAATAAAATATAGATAGGAAAAATTAGTAATGTTAAATAATGAACAAATGATGGAGATGTTGAGTAACATGGGGATTGATATACGCATGTTACAAATACAAGTTGGCATCTTGCTGGATCTTTTGGCGGAAGGGTTTGGGTGGGAAGAGGATAAGAAAGAAGAAGTAGGCGAACGCATGAAAAAGGCGTTCGATGACTTTTTAGAGCAGGTAGAAAAAATAAGCAATGCTAAAACCATTACTTTGCCTGACGGTAGTCAAAAGCCCGTAATATTTGGTGATTAATAAGGGATGTTATGGAATTACAAAAAGTAATAAATGTCAAGAGGGACGCGGAAGAATTAGTAAAAAAGGCTGACATTTTAATAAACAAATGTAGAGCGCACAATGAAAGACAAACAGGCCAAGAGCCCTTGGCTTTTAAAGATTTCAGGCAGGCTGCAGAAAAAGTTAAAAATAATATAGGTCGTAATGTAAAACGGCCACAGCCTAAAAACCTGCACATGCCTGGGAGTTATTAATGGAAGTTATACTCCGCAGATGTGATGGAATAGAATTAGTAGAAGAAGCGGCACGTACTACGATGGGAACAGAAAATCTTCTCAGCGCGGAGGTTGGTGAAGTCGATTATGAATATATAGAAAAAATAATCAAGCACAAAAACCACACAAGTATCGGGGAACAGTTGGTTATTACATATCGTATTAACCAATTCCCCCGAAACGTACTACAGGAAATATCTAGACACCGAATAGGGGTTTCTCCTGCTATTCGTACAACCCGGCATCGTGTCGGGTTTTTTGCTTTTGAGGGTAAACCTTGGTTTGAATTGCATGAATTCGTACTCGAAAACATGTATGAATGTGTATATAAAAAAATGATCGCCAGAGCCTTTACCAATATAGTATTTAGAATAATAAATGATCACGGGTTAAATAAAAAACAAAAAACTGAGGAGATAAAGCATGCGTTACCGGAAAGCTGGCTCGCTTCGGGGTTATACACTTTCAACTTTACCAGTTTACAAGCTTACCTTGATCTTAGACTGGTGCCTACTATATTTACTCCCCACTATTTACTGGCTAGAGCAATGTACGAAGCTCTACCTATAGAGGTACAAAAACTGACGAGGCAATACGATGAAACACCGAATCAAGGTAACATATAAAAATAAAAACCAAGAGTACGACGAAAAAGACTTTTCGACATGGATGCCAACCTACGCTTACGAACAGTATGGGGGATTAAGAGAGGTACAAGATACCGCCCCAAGAACTATATGGATGGGTAAGGCGGAATTTAACTTGGAGTCGGTCGAAATAATTGACAAAAACGGGAAAGATGATTAAACTTAGTTTATGAAAGAGTTCAAAATACAATGGGGCGGCGGACTGGGAGATATGTTCAATAACATGTACAAGGGCGGCCAATATGCTGCCCTTGATTACATACCTCCCGACTTTTTAGTACATATAATATTATTTTGTCACAACCCCTCCGTAACCGAAATATTTGATCACCACCCCAAAAAGAACCAACTAAAAGTGGTGAATCACGGTTTTCAAAAAGTAGAAGATATACAAAAGATGTCGCAGGATGGTATTATACCAATGCATTTACCACCTTTGCCTGGGTTGCCTAATAAAGCTGTAAACTGGTACAAGCCTACTAATTACTATTACCCTAATAAATTAAGAGATTTAAAGTACATAGTGTTGAGCACAACAGGAAGCGACCCAGCCAAAAACATACCGGAACCACTTGTAGAAAAAATTGTCAGCAAACTAATAGAATTAAATTATTACGTAGTCCCAGTAGGTAAAAATTATGTATCTGTCGATAGTCATCAAAGTAATAGAACAGAGCATGAATTTCCAAAAAATAAAAAAATAATAAACTTAGTGGATAAACTTACGGTGCCAGAAACAGCACAGGTATTACAAACTGCCCAAGGCTGTGTATGTTGCCACAGCGCAATTAATATTTTAGCATGGTACCTAAAGATACCACAAATTTTACTATATAATAAAGCTTGGGATAAAAAGCACGGATTTAGCGATCCTGAATTTATTGATCAGTGGTCGTTTGGCAAAAATTATGATAACACTATTCACGGGTTGTTTGATGATTATACTGAAGATATGTTAGAAAAATTTATAGAGAAAATTAGATGATTGAAATAGTAATTGGTGTCATACTGATAGCGGCGTTGTGTGTGTTTGTATTACATATATACTCTCTTAAGCGCGCAGCAACTTCTGCAGAATTTGTGGCAAAGTATCTCAAGATGCATAAAAATGCTCCACCACATTTCAAAGACATAAATGAAAAAATGGTTACACCACAAGACATATATAAAATGGCACAGTATATAAAGGAAAAAAAGGAGCGAGAGTGACAATACATAGCAACTATGAAAAAGCCTGCGCAAAAACAACAGATATAAATCAACTACTCCCAATTATATTTAAATATTCGAAAGAATGTGACCATATTACAGAGATGGGGGTAAGAGATCTTAATTCAACTTGGGCGCTTTTAGCTGGATCTCCTAAAAAAATGAACACTGGTTTGTGAAGGAAGAATTCAAACATAATAATGGATTGACAATTTTGGAAAGAAAAGAATGAGTTTTGAACAAATACTGATAACCAGATTTAACATACCGCACAGACCTAACAATACGCACATATACGCTGGCGGCAAAAATTCCTGGATGGCGCATCGTGCACGCATTTTTGAAAAGTATTGCCTGCCCTCCGTATTGGGGCAAACAGTAAAAGACTTTAAATGGTTCATATTAATAGACGCCGAAACCCCTATTGGCTGGATGGATAAATTTCATGAGTACAAATCCTTATTTCCTGACATAATTTATGTTAATAGATATCATGGGGAAGATGATACTCCCTGGATAGAAAGAGTAACCAGTCATTTAGACGGTAAAGAATATCTCATAAGCTCACGTTTAGACAACGACGACGTAATCTGCAAAGATTACATGGAAACGGTAAGATCCTTCTATCCGGAAAGCCCGCTATTAGTGAGGTTTCCTAAAGGGTATACTCTTTGGGAAGGAAAAAACATGTTAGCAGACTATGATGACTATGCCTGGGGATCTTTTGTTAATATGATAGAAAAAGTAGATGGCTTGCCTAAAACTGCTGGATTTACAGAACACGGAAAGATAGACGAAGAATTTGGAGCACCTATTAAATACGTTGACCAAAAAGGTTGGATTCAAATTATCCACGGAAGAAATTTAGGTAATCGCATGATCACTAAACCCTCGGTGCCATTAGAAGACGAACGAGAAAGATTTTCACTATGAAAAAACCCTTATATGTAACCACTTATAATAGAGATGAAATAACATTAAGAAGCTTACAAAGCTTAGCAAAGTCTGCATTACCGGATGATGTAGAAGTAATAATTATAGATGATGGATCAGAAGAACTTCTATTAACCAAAGTAAGATCCTTGTGCAAGCGATACAGCTGGACACTGCTAGAAGAAAAACATATCGGTATCCCATTTTGTAAGGTTATGCGTATCAATATGATACTAAGAAAAGGTAAGATATTAGAAGAATGCCCGTACTTTTTAATATCAGATTCTGATATGTTGTACTCAAAAAACTGGGCACAAGCATTAGATAAAATATTTAATATGCATGGATACCCAGTAATAACAGGCTTTGATACTCGCACTAATCAGCACGATGTATTGGAAGAGTGCAACTATGTGGGAGTAAAGGCATCCATCGGCGGGGCTAATCTGTTAATAGGAACAGATTTTTATAAAAGCGTCGGGGGTTTGCGCAATGCTCGCGAATGGGATTGGTCACTTACAACAGACGTAAAAAAGTATGGTGATCCCTTAATCTGCACTTTACCCTCAATCGTAGACCATATAGGCGAAGAAGGAGTATGGGCAAGACAGAACTATCATGATCGTGCAAAAGATTTTATAGGAGAAAACTCAAACGCAATGGGGATATTCAATGCCGAATAGTTTAATAGTTGCCGGCCAGGGGGTTGGTAATATAATAATGGCAACTCCATTAGTACGAGCGCTAAAAGCCGCTGGACACGATACACACTTTTATTTCAAATGCAATTTTCCTGGATGGGATAACGTATTCAATCACCCAGATTATGTAAATAAAATAAATGGCGAACTAGAAGATAGCTATGACTACATCTTTAACACCTGGTGGGGAGAAAATGTATGGATAACAGATATAAAATTTGGTAACCTATACGACAGAAGAATGCATTCTCACGAGTTGTTATCAAATTTGTATCTAGCAAAAAATATAGGTATAGAGGAAGAAGAGCTTAATAAGCACAAACATCCTTTCATTGCCCCGATCTATGGGGCTGGACCTTGGTTTGAAAATCGTGGCGTAGTAGGTATACACGCTGGGTGCAACCCCGGCCCTTTGTGGGAAGGTAAAAAATGGAAAAATTACCAAGCACTAGCCACAAAACTAAAGTTACAAAACAAACTAACAGCTGGTTTTGGTTCAATATATGACCAACACGTACTAAACGTATACTATGATTTTTGGAATCTGCTAAAACCGGAAGAATTGGTATCTGCTATTGCACAGTGCGATCTATTCATAAGTAACGATACTGGACCTATGCACATCGCAGCAGCACAGGGTGTACCGCAAATTGCGTTGGTTGGGGGCGAGGGTTTCAACCGCTGGGAAAAAAATGATATAAGCATATATGCAGAGAATGCTACTATATTTGCAGCAGAAAATCTAAATGAAATATCACTTGATATGGTTATGAAAGAATTAAAATGAAAGTACTAGTTATAGGGGTATTTACAGAATTCTCCACCAGTGTCCCCATTGCAAACGGGTTTGATAACGCAGATTGTGAAACAATACGTTATAGTTATAGGGAGCGTGCAGGCAAAGTAGGAGCAGGTAAACGGGATGAAGAAATAATAGAATTAACTAAAAAAGAAAAACCGGACCTCGTTCTTTTTTGTAAATGTAACACAGTATCTGCACGGGTAGTAATAGAATGTAATAAGATCTCAAAAACATGTATATGGTATATGGATCCTATGCATAATTGGGATAGCGATCTTGAACTAAAGGTTCGTTATGCCACTTTTGCTTGTCATGGGTTAACCGTTCCTTACGAAAAATCATTAACAGTGAATAAGAATTCATTTTATCTAGATCAAGGATTTGATCCTCTCATAGATAAGCCATATGATTTAGCACAAGACATAGATGTGTCCTTTATAGGTGCTCTGTACGGAGACAGACAACAGTGGCATAAAGATATTGGATTTACAAACATAACAGGAACGTACGGCACAGAACATGCTAAAACTGTTAGTCGTAGTAAAATAAATCTTAACTTTATTGTTAAACACGAGGGCACATCAACAAGGATTTATAAGCTAATGGCCTCCAGTGGCTTCGTAATGACCAATGATTGGCCTTTACGAGAAACAGCTTTCGAGGATGGCAAAGATCTAGTTATTTTTAACAGCTCAAAAGATTTAAAAAACAAAATAGATTATTACCTTGAGCACGAAGATAAAAGAAAAGCCATAGCAGCACAAGGTTTAAAAACTGTACAAAAATTTAGTTGGAATCATTTTGCAAAGAAAGTATTGGGTATACATGCAGATATTGGCTATTAGTTCCGATGGTTATAATGAATTAATACCATCATTTTTAATATTACTAAAAAAATATTGGCCAGGTCATGGGCCTCTTAATATACTTGGCTACGGGGATACCCCAAAATTTTTAGATACAAATATCAATTATATTTCCGCCGATAAAAAGTCAACGCGGTACAATTATTCAACCTCTGTAAAAAAAGCACTAAGCCGCATAGACGATGATATTATATTGATGCTTTTAGTAAAACATTTTATAACAAAAGATGTTAAAAAAGACCTCTTAAACGAAGCTTTAGATTTAATAAATAAGCCTGATACTGGAAAAGTGTGGTTGGGTTTTAATATAGACAAAAAGGGCTTGGAAGGTGTCAACGATTTTTGGCTATGGAATAAAAGCTGTAATCACGGAACTTGTCTGATACCAGGATCTAACCAACCCTCTTTATGGAAAAAGGATTTTTATTTCGATATAATAAAGGACGGTTGGGATTATCTAGAACAAGAACAATCTGGAACACTAGCCGCCAGTAAGCAGAAAAAATGGAAAATATTTTTCCATAAAACTGAAGAAATTATACCTATGGCAGATGCCACTACTGCAGGAAAGGCCATAGATAAACACGTTCATAAAGCTGCAATAGAAGTTAGAAATTTATTCCCAGAAAAAGGCTGGATTCCAGGTAACAGGTTTATAGGAAAAAAATTATGAAAATATACGTAACTACCTCAGATAATCATATAGACGCGATAAAACCATTTTACTACCTATTCAATAGATTTTGGCCGGAAACCCCAATTCCCGAAGTAACCATATTAGGCTTTAGTTCGCCAAATTTCTACTTACCAGATAACTTTAAGTTTGTATCACTCGGCAAACAAACAGGTGTACAAAATTGGGGAAACGATCTATATAATTACCTTGATTCGATAGATGATGAACATTTTATTATGTTTATGGAAGACCTATGGGTATACCCCCCAACAAATAACCATATACTTAATGTCTTGAAAAGTAAGATACAAACTGATAACAAAATTGGTAGAATAGTGTTGGGAATAGATGCAGAAAATACTGATGGTCATACAATCGTTGAAGAGTATAAGGATTTTGATATAATAGAGCTTGGGCCGAGCTGTTTACATCGTATTTCTTTGCAGGGTTCTATATGGAATAGAGAATATATGATGAAATATATGAAAGGACGAAATCCTTGGAAATTCGAACATGAGGGCACCGAGACCTCAAGAAACGATGGATTCAAAATATTAGGAACAAAAAGAAATCATGCTATTAAATCCGGAAACGGGATAGGAGGTCGTAATGCAAACCCCCACTCTTATAGCTATAAGTATTGTGGGTTTCATTGGATTCCTACCAAAGCACATGGTTATCTGGATGAGTCCATAAAAAACGATATGAGAAAAGAAAATTTAATCCCCTAGAAAGAGGTTGTATGGAACTTATAAAACTGCATCTGTGCTGTGGAGAAGTTTATCTTAAAAATTACCATAATCTTGATTTAAATATACCGGGCTATTCGTTCCTAGCAGAAGAGCGCCCCGATATAAAAAATATTAACCAAACCACTGTAGAAAAATATTACCAATACCCATTGGGACAAAACCCAATAAAAAAATGCATAGCAGATAAATTTGTTGATGTAAGAAATCTTTCAGAACATTACCAAGAAAATAGCGCGGATTACGCTTTAATGCTATCGTCTTTCGAGCATTTTACTAAAAAAGAAGCTGAAAGCATTTTAAATCAACTTAAAATCATCCTAAAGCCGAAATGCAAATTTCATTTTAATTTTCCTGACCTTGAGAAATCATTGGCATTAATTGATACCGAAAGAACTATATCTTCCGCTGATTGGGCTATCAGGCTTATTTATGGCTCTTATAAAAATGAATATAATACACATAAGTGGGGGTATACCATCGAAACTATTAAACACTTTATAAAGCCGTATTTTAACAATATTATAGAAGAAGAAATAGTAAAAACTGATTATCCCGTAATTGGTGTGACAGTTTGGAACGATTAAATATGGATAAAAAAAGTAAAATTTATATAGCAGGTTGCTCCGGTATGGTGGGATCTTCTATAGTACGCGCCCTAAAACGGAACGGATATGAAAATTTAGTTACACCAAAAAGAACTGATTATGACCTTACCTGTTTAAAACAAGTAAGGAATTTATTTGAAACAGAACTGCCAGAATATGTTTTTCTAGCGGCCGCTAAAGTTGGAGGAATACTAGCTAATTCTACATTTCCTGTAGAATTTTTGGAACAAAACCTACTGATTCAAATTAATGTTATGCGGGCGGCCCACGATACAAATGTTAAAAAATTACTATTTTTAGGTAGTTCCTGTATTTATCCACGGCTAGCTAAACAACCTATACAAGAAGAAGCTTTAATGACAGGCCCGCTAGAAGAAACTAATCGTAGTTATGCTTTAGCTAAAATCGCTGGTATACAGGGGGTTCAGGCTTACCGCGAACAGTATAATAAAAACTTCATCGCCGCTATGCCGACCAACCTTTACGGTCCCGGCGACAACTTCGACCTTGAAAGTTCACACGTGCTGCCGGCGATGCTGCACAGGTTTTACCTGGCCGTGGAAGCCGGCCAGCAGCCGGTCACCCTCTGGGGCAGCGGTTCTCCCTACCGGGAATTCCTGCACGTGGACGATCTGGCAGATGCCTGTCTCTTCCTGATGGAAAACTACTCCGACAGCCTGCCGCTTAATGTCGGCACCGGCAGCGATATCACCATTCGTGAACTGGCTGAGCTGATCCAGCGCATCGCCGGTCACACGGGTGAAATTGTCTGGGACGACTCCAAACCGGACGGTACTCCCAGAAAACATTTAGACGTTAGTAGGTTAACATCGCTAGGTTGGAAAGCATCTATTTCATTGGAAGATGGGATAAAGATGGCTTGGGTAGCTTTTTTAAAAAGCAGGGGGGAGGGTATAATTAAATGAAAAAAGCATTTATAACTGGTATTGCTGGACAAGACGGGAGCTACCTTTCTGAATTTTTATTGGATAAGGGATATGAGGTTTATGGAACACTTAGGAGAAATTCCACGCCGGAACATCAGAAAACACGCATCTCGCATCTAAATGGTAAAATTAACACGGACTATTGCGACCTTTTAGACGAATCGGCATTAAATCGATTAATAAAGACCATACAACCAAGTGAAATATATAACCTTGCCGCACAAAGCCACGTAAGAATAAGTTTTGAAATACCACAATTTACGGTAAAAACAGACGCATTGGGTACTTTAAATATACTGGAAGCCTACCGCAACCATTCACCTAGAGCGAAATTTTACCAAGCATCATCATCAGAAATGTTTGGTAACAATATTAATCCAAACGGATTTCAAAATGAAAATACACCCATGAGCCCGACAAGCCCTTATGGCTGTGCCAAACTTTTTTCTTATAGTTTAGTAAAGCACTATAGAAATGCGTACAAACTATTTGCATGCAATGGTATACTATTTAATCACGAATCTCCGAGAAGGGGTTCAAACTTTGTTACAAATAAAATCGTGAAGGCAGCAGTTAGAATACGAAAAGGGTTACAAGATAAATTAGAATTGGGCAATTTAGACTCTTGCAGAGATTGGGGACATGCAAAAGATTATGTAAAAGCCATGAATTTAATAATGTTACATAGTATTCCAGATGACTTTGTAGTGGCCACCGGGCAAGCTTTCTCTATTAGAGATCTCTGTGAGTACGTATTTACAAAAGTAGGATTAAATTATGAGGACTATGTAATACAAGACCCCAAACACATTAGACCGGAAGAACTTAAATATTTAAAAGGCGATTCAACAAAATTTAATAAAACTTTTAATTGGGTGCCTGAATATACGTTCGAAACCTTATTAGATGAAATGATAGATTTTTGGAAAAATCATTATGAAACCACTAAATAAATTCGAAGCGGCTGACGGCACTTTAGTGCCCGTAAATTTATTAACTTTACCATTTATACCTAAAAGACTTTTCTATATTTACAACGTGCCACAGGGCCAGGAAAGAGGAAACCACGCGCATTATAACACCCAACAAGTGTTAATATGCGTCCAAGGTGTTATAGAAGTTATAGCCTTCGATGGCATAAATACTGTTTCCAAATTCCTAAAATCCGGGGATAGCTTCTTTTTAGATAAATTAATATGGGATTCCCAAATTTTTCATACCGGCAATGATGTACTCTTATCCATATGCTCGACTGAGTATGATATAAATGATTATATCCTAAATAAAGATGAATTCATAAGGATAAAAAATGCTAATAGATAATGAATTATTACAAGAGGCTGCTAAATTTTTAAAGATACCAGAAGATGATCTAGAAAAATGCTTTAAAAAAATAGACAACTATTATAAAGGTTATACTAAATGGCAGCATTTGACTGAAAAAGAATGGCTAGACACTGTATCCACTTCCGATTTAAAATCAATATATAATTTTTATAGCACCACTGAAAACTATATACCAGAATGTATAGAATATCATTCGGGCGAAAAGAAAAAACGTCTAGTCCAAAGTTGTGTGAACCTGCTGATAGAAAATAACTGTAAAACCGTATTAGATTTTGGGTGTGGTATAGGGCAAGACAGCATCAAACAAAACGAAGCGGGCCTAACTGCCTGTGCTTGTGATATACCAGGACTAACTTTTGATTTCGCAAAATGGCGGTTTACAAATAGAAATTTAGACATACATACTATTGATATAGAATTTGGGGAATCACCTAAACTAGAACAATATGACGCCATCACCTGCTTTGAGGTGCTGCAGCATGTTCCTAATTTAATATCTACAATTAATCTTTTATTTGATGCTTTAAACAACGATGGGATATTGCTACTAACCGCTAGATTCATCAATAACTATAAATTAGCCTTGGATACCAATGCTAAGTATCATGATAATCTATGCATCGTTTTACAAGAACTCGGGCTAACACTAGTCGACAAGATACCCCAATGGGGGTCAGGTGATACGATAAAATATTTAGAAATTTACAGAAAATGATAAAGCTATTTCATATAGAAAATCATATAATAGACACTAGCTCGTTTTCGCACATGCTTCACGATCCGAGAGTAGGGTTAGTTGAAACCCTGTTGGCACGATACGTGGGGGCTAAATATGCTTGCGCTGTAAACAGTGCTACGAGCGCTATTTTCTTAGCCTTGGTAAGAAATAAAGATTTAGTTATAAATGCCCCGTCCTTACTGCCGCCGGTAGTAGCCAACGCCATAATAACTTCCGGTAACAAAGTCAATTTTATAGATGATATAAATTGGGTAGGAGGATCCTACACACTTCACAATTTCGGAGACTATAAAATAATAGACTCTGCTCAAAAGCTAGAACACAATCAATTTGCCCAGGAAGCTAACGCACACGACCTAATGATCTTTAGCTTTTACCCGACTAAGCCGCTTGCCGGTATAGACGGAGGACTCGTGGTTAGCAATGATAAAGAAAAAATTAACTGGTTTAGAGAGGCTGTTTTCAACGGCATGGGTACTGGTCATAATTCGTGGAACAGGGATATAAAATTCCCCGGCTGGAAAATGTACATGAATAGTGTCCAGGCCGTTGTTATACTCAATAATTTTAGAACCTATGAATTAAAATTAAAAAAGTTAAAAGATATTAGAATACATTATAATTATAATTTCGGTTGTAATAATACTAGTAACCATTTATACAGAATTAATGTAGTAAATAATGAAACAATCAGCAAAAACCTGCACAGCAGAGATATCGCTACCGGTCTTCATTATAAATGCTTACACAAACACCCAGTTTACGCCCAGAACACCGTTCTGGAGAAATCAGAAATAGCAGAAAAACAAACACTAAGCATTCCGTTCAACGAGAAGCTAAGTGACGACGAGATAACTCATATTATAAATAATGTAAAACCTCACCTAGTATGAAGCTATTGGTAACTACTCAAGCAGATGAATTTATAAAGCCTATTACGGATATAACGCATCCGTTATTCAAAAAATTTGCAGCTTTGTGGAACGCAGATTTTGAAGTGATATCGAACCCGTCGGAATGTTGTAAAAGACACGGGGCAGGCTACGCCAACACAGACCATTATAGGATATTAAACATATATGATCTGTATGAACATTACGATAGGGTACTTTATCTAGACTCGGATATGATTATAACAAATAAATGTCCTAACCCGTTCGACTTTGTACCAGTAGATAAAATAGGCGTAATTTACGAAGATGTTGGCAGTAGAAAAGAAGATAGAAAACGACGTATTACCGATATTCAAAACAAATTTGGGTCAGTAAATTGGCACGATGGCTACCCAAACGTTGGGACTTTTTTGACCTCAAAAATGCATAGAAATATCTTTAAGCCAATAAATGGGGAATGGTGGCTTAACACTGGTTATGACTGTTCCCTACTGGGCTATCAAATACACAATCAGGGATTCAGAATCAAAGAGTTGTCCTATATGTGGAATCATATGACCATGTTTTCTGAGTCCTGGAATAATAAAGAAGATAGGTTTTCTTCATACATAATTCATTACGCAGGTAAAGGTGTATTTGATAAAGATATTAATAATAGATACGAACAAATGAAAATAGATTATAAAAAAATATGGGGTGATACAGATGCAAGTATTCATGTCTAAAGCACAGGTAAACGGAATAGAAAATTACTTAACCCCTGAAGACATTATGCTAGAATACGGATCTGGTGGAAGCACCTTACAATTTTCAAACTGGTCAAAACAGTATTATTCAATAGAGCACGAAAAAGAATGGTACAATAAATTAGTACCTGAAACAAGCAAACGCCAAAATATACATTATTACTTCGTATCGCCTAACTATGGCGGAGAGGCGTACAGCAAAGAAATAGACCCGGGTAATAAATTAGAAGAAATATTTGATGAAAAGGTACATGGAATTTGGACAATACCAAAAAAAAGAATATAATGATATACTGAATCAATACCCATACGCCAAAGAGGGACCATATTCATCAATTTGTAGATATTGGCAATATAGAGATTATGTCAACAAAATTAACGATTTAGGAGTAAAGATATTCGACAAGATATTAATAGACGGGCGCGCACGTACTTTCTGTGCTTATAAGGTACACGAATTTATGAACGATAGTGGTATCTTATTTATAGACGATTTTTTCAGAAAATCATACGGAAATAAAACAAGAGGTGAAGTTGATTTTGGGGAATCTATCTTCTCACTGTATACACAGATAGATAGACTCGACACTATGATTGTACTAAAGAAAAGAGAGATAGATGACTAATATATGGGGAGGAGGAGGTCTTGGAGACGCGGCTATGATGGTAGCAAAATTATACTCTAAAAATTCTCCGGTCAAAAAGAAAGACGTTTTGTTGACGCACACAATGCGCCCTTTAAAACTGCTGCCCGCTATAAATGCTTTTTACCTGTATCACGAAATAAATCACTTAGTTGTTCCAGTTACTACTGATGCAGACATAGAAAATTATACAAATATAGCTGATTACCAGATAGGCCCGGGGTGGCGAGCAGAAAGCGAAGGCGACCCCATATCTTGGGAAACAGACCCTTTTGTTGATAGCATAGTAAATGTGAAAAACAATGATAAGGGATTAACAGATATTGACATAATAATTTCTCCATACGCAGGCAGAAATAGTACTCGAAGATTCAGCGTAAACTCTATTAAGAATTTTATAAACAAACATAACAAAGAGTACAAAATAGGACTAGTTGGAACATGCGAGCCCGGAGATTTGCCTGCGTTTAATATAGAGAATTGCTTTAATTACATGAACACTACTTCAATACCACAGGCTATGTCTCTAATTCATAATGCCAAAATAATTATTGGACATCCAGGATTTATAGTATACGTAGCGGGGCTGTCGCGCAAAAAAATATACTCTACAAAAGAACCTAACTGGGAAAAAAGATATCACCCAGATTGGTATGTTGACTTTATAACTGATTTAGATGAGATAAAGCTATGAAACACATACACTTTTATGCCTCTAAAATGGGGGATGCATATTCAATTAAAAACCTATTGGGCGAAGCGAGTAGATATAAAATAACCTGGCACGATGTCAGGACAAAAGAAAAGCAAGGGTCAGGAGAAGGCGCAGATCTTATAATAACCTCACATCTAACTCCTGGTCCCTACCCAGTAAATAAAGTACTCCATGTAGGCCATGGTTTTGGCGGAATCGGTTGGCTAAAAAATCAAGATCAAAAAGCCCAGGTACAAAATGAAAAGAAATGCCAAAGATACCTATTGGTATACGGCGAGTATATGAAGAAAGAATATGCTAAAATAGGTTATAATGATGTAATAGTAATTGGCATGCCTCTATCCATAGATTTGCTAAAGCATGAAGATGTGTCACTTAAAAATCAATTCTTAAGTGATCGGGGGCTAGCCCCAGACAAAAAGACTATTCTGTACGCGCCTACGTGGAACCAAGAGCAAGAAAGAGGTCTGTTTGTAGATTGGTGGGAAGACGGAAAAGAAAAGGAACGTGTAGAAATCCTTTGTAATCACGTAGTAAATAAACACGACGCTAATTTTGTAATACGTTTACACGAGTCGCATAGATACACAAAAAACTGGGTATCTGTGTACAAGGATATCTTTAAGGCTTACAATGTATACGCACATCATGTAAACGATGACCGCTATGGGTTTCCATATTTTAGATATTCAGACATGTTAATAGGCGATTTATCCAGCGTTAATAGCTATTTCTATCTTATGGATAAACCTGTAATTCATCTAGGACTTGCCCCCTTTAAAACTAAAACGCTTCCTGCAAGGGGAGTAGCCTGGGAACTAGAAGACCGTGCAGGTAAAATTATAAGCGAATTTCAAGATTTGTTACCCGCCATTGACAAGGCAAGTACTGATGACGGTTATAGAGAAGAAAGAAAAAGAGTTACTACTAAATATATAGATTATACTGGAAGAGCTTGCGCTAGCCGCATATTAGCCGTTATAGATAACTTATTAGAACACGACTTAAATTATGTAGATTAATATGAAAACTGTATACATTGGGATGTGTGCGGATATAATACACCACGGACACCTAAATATTATTAAAGTAGCCAGGCAGCATGGCAGTGTTACCATAGGATTACTAACCGACGCAGCTATTGCTAGCTACAAAAGACTACCCGTGCTGAACTATGAGCAGCGCAAAACAGTAGTAGAAAATATTAAAGGCATAGATAAGGTAGTGCCGCAAACTACCCTGGATTATATACCAAATTTAGAACTATTAAAACCAGATTATGTCGTACACGGAGATGATTGGAAAAAAGGAGTACAAAAACAAACCAGACAAGCTGTTATAGACAAACTAAGCGAATGGGGCGGCCAGGTTATAGATGTACCATATACCTCAGATATATCATCTACAAAATTACAAAACTATGAAAAGGACCTCGGCATAACTCCCAATGTCAGAATAAAAACTCTTAAAAGACTAATCGAAGCAAAGCCTATTGTTAAAATATTAGAAGTACATAACGGGTTAACTGGCCTAATAGTCGAAAAGGTACAGCATGAACGAAGTGAATTTGACGGAATGTGGCTAAGCAGCTTAACTCATTCTACGTCAAAAGGTAAACCAGATATCCAATATGTAGATATAACTACCATCAATCAAACCCTAAATGAAATCTTTAACGTAACTACAAAGCCTATGATAGTAGATGCAGACAACGGAGGTCTTGTAGAACATTTTAAATTTACTGTTAGGCACTTAGAAAGGCTAGGAGTTTCCGCAGTTATAATAGAAGATAAAATAGGTAATAAACGAAATTCTCTACATGCCGACACGTCTTCGCAGAAACAAGATACCATAAAAGAGTTTAGCTATAAAATACTAGAAGGTAAAAAGTCATTAATCACAAAAGATTTTATGATAATAGCTCGAATAGAAAGTTTTATATTGGGCAAAGGACTAAAAGACGCCGTAAAAAGAGCTAAAGCTTATATCAAGGCCGGAGCCGATGGTATTATGATACACAGCAAGAGCCCCAAACCCGATGAAATCCAAGCATTTTGTAACGAGTACAAGAAGCTTAAAATAAAAGTACCCTTAGTAGTAGTCCCTTCTACCTATAACACTATTACTGAAGAAGAGCTAATTAGCATGGGCGTAGATATAGTTATATATGCTAATCATTTATTGCGTAGCTCATACCCCGCTATGCTAACTACAGCAACTTCTATACTAAAACATAAAAGATCTTGGGAAGCTAATAATCTTTGCTTACCAATTAAAGAAATATTAAAGTTAATACCTCATGATTAAATTACAACATTTACTTGACAGGGGCTATAATTTCTTTGTAGGTGTTCCGGACAGCGGGCTAAAGCCTCTTATAGACGAAATAATAGACAGCGAAATAAAACACATAATAGCCGCTAATGAAGGACAAGCCATAGGCATTGCTTTTGGGGCTGAGTTGGCTGGGAAGAAAAGCTGCGTATACCTGCAAAATTCCGGCTTGGGCAACACAATAAACCCGCTAACAAGCTTATGTATACCTCATAATATAAAACCATTACTAATAATCGGACATCGACATTCTCTCCCCCAGCATGCGGTTATGGGCAAAGTAGATGAGTCCTTACTTACACTAATTAATTACGATAATTACATTATTGTGAAAGGTAGTAATAATGCTAAGTAGAGATCGAGCATTAACTCATATTTATTCTACACACGGGGATAAAGCTATTTACATCACTAGCACGGGCTATATATCAAGGGCGATGTACGATAAGTACCCGCACAACAAAAACATATTCTACATGCAGGGCAGTATGGGACTGGCTCCTTGTATAGGTTTGGGTATGGCCCTCAACACAAACAAGCCCGTAGTAGTAATAAGCGGAGATGCCGCCCTGCTTATGCATTTAGGAATAACCCACACGATACGAGACGAGGCTCCGGATAATTTGTTTGTATATATTCTAGATAACGGGTGCCATGAATCTGTAGGTGGCTACGCATGTGCTCCTTTAGAAGGAACCTATCCTGGGATTACTTCCATAATAAAAATAAACAAAGAAGGCAAAAAAGCCCGTGTACTTCTTGAAGGCGCCACAAATGCTGTAATAATAAAAAGGGAATTAAATGAATAATACATTACTCGTATGTTCTAAATCTACCAGAGATTTACTACCTGAATACGACCGCGCACGAATAGTAACAGAAGCTCCAGATATTTCTCTTTTGGCAGAGATTGACAGCGAAGAAGACGTAGTTGCTGTCGGGGGTGGGGCAGTTATAGATACCGCCAAAATATTGGCAAAGAATCCCATCACTTGTTACCCTACTACCGGAGCAGGCGCAAGTTCTACTTCCTGGGCGGTGTACTGGGATAAACATAGAAAACATAGCATAAAAAGACACAGACCAAAAACAGTAGAAATAATTGAAAACTATTTAAAAACTGTACCATATCAGGTATGGGCGGATACAAAATTTGATATAATAGCCCATTGTATAGATAGCTTACTTTCTAAAAATATCACTAATCATAGCGCTATACAAGCGACCGATGCAATGAGTCTTCTTACCGGTTACCCTACTAATATACTTATTGTAGGCGCTGGAATTTTAGCAGGCGGGGCCATAGAGATAACAGGTACCAATCTATTACACGCGCTATCCTACCCAATAACAGGTTTTTATGGAATTAGCCACGGAGCTGCTTTAGGCTTTTTAATCTCGAAACTAAAGCCCATAACCCAGATAACAACCAATCACCTGTTTGAACAAGACGATATCAAAGATTTAAAAAATATTATAGACATCGAAAAAGTGATAGAAGAAGCTTTCACCTATGATAAAATTAATAACGTGTATTTCAATTTAAATAAAGAAAAAATAAAAAAATTACTAATAAATGAATAAAATAATTGGTATAATGACCGCCTGGGGCTGTGAACATTGGATCGAAGTGGCTCTTAAACAAGCCATTAGCATGTGCGATGAAGTGTTAGTATCTGTGGGAGCGCATAGCATCTCTTTGGAAAAATTCGAAGACGGTACATTGGACTTATGCAAAAACTACCCGGTGTCTTTAGTGGATGTAGTATTTAAAAATAACCATAGTACCACAAAAGCAGCTACTATGAATTCTATGCTGCAATATAGTGAGTTATATGAAGAAGGAAATTGGATATGGTTACTAGACGCAGACGAATTCTATTTTGATGATGAAATTTTAAGAATAAAGAAAATCATCGAATCAGGAAAATATAACGCAATTGAAACTAACGAAAAGTTCTTTTTCGTTAATATGACTCGCTATCTAAAAAGCAATAGAATGAGATTATGGAGAATAGAAAACACCGCTCATAAATTTACTCCTACTAATAATTGGCCAGGTCGAAACCCTTACCACATCGATGGTCATGGTATGTTTCATTATAGCATGCTGCAGAACCCGTACATGAAAAGGGATTTCTGGAGCACAGAATATAATTCACCACAAAAAAACAAAATAAAGTGGCTCGATTCTTATTTAGAAGACAACTATAACTTCGATATGTTCATTAAGGGCGGAATGAAAACGGACAATGGAGATCTATTTGTGTACACAAATAATCACCCAAAACTCATAGAAGAATCTCCACTAATTAAAATAAGAGATTTTAGGAAATTTTATAAAAATGGCTAAAAAAACCCCCAAAGGTAAAACGCTTGAAAAAGCAGTACAAAAGTGCAACCGTGAATACCGGAAGAAACGATTAGCACAGATCCAGAAGATAGAAACACCCATTGTACCAACCAAAGCTGGTTTGATTCCGCAGTTGAGCACAGTGGATTTTATAGGTGTTTTATCCGGGGGTAAAGCCATTGCCTTTGACGCCAAAGAATGCAAATCTGAAACGTCTCTTCCGCTTAGTTACTTTAAGCAACACCAGGTCGAATTTTTGCGCCTGTGGGACGCTCTAGGAGGCGATGGGTTTTTTCTAGTACACTTTTACAGTTTATATGAAAGACACGCTCACAGGGCTCCTATGAGCCTTATATGCGATTACTGGGACAAAGCCTACGATGATGAAGGAAGAAAAAGCATTCCAATACACGAATTCAACGATGACTGGTTAGTTTCGTTAGAAGATTACTTAGGATTATTATAATGATTTATATGTTTTCAAAGGATACCCCTGTGTCAATTTACACAGATTATGGTATAAGTTATATAGGTTTAATGGGAGAAATTTACAATGACGAGCAGGGGTTATCCAGGTTCATCAATATCTTTCCTTTACCTACAAAAAAACTAGAATATGCTCAGAGTGGTTTCGTATCACCAGGAGAAAAGTTAATAGTCTACGCAGAAACGCTGATAGACATAAAAAGTATAAAAAGCACAAATAAATTAATAACAGATAAGGAAATGGATGAAAGAAACGAAGCAATCGACAAATATGACGAGCAAAGGGATAAGTCTAAAACCACTCAAGGTTAAAGTTTTAAAAAATAATCCCAGGGCACAGCTACCCCTGCAAGCAACCCCAACCGCCGTAGGCTTCGACGTATTTTCCACAACTAGTTTTAGAATACCAGGATATAGTAAAAAGAAAGCTCCTCTTGGTATATCGCTAGAAATACCACATGATTATTACGTTCAAATATCTGAACGAAGCGGGTTAGCAGTTCGAGAAAATATTTTTATAAAAGCTGGGGTTATAGACCCAGACTATAGAGGAGAAGTCAGCGTAGTTTTAGCAAACCACGGGGCAACCCCCATAGACATAGACCTTGGAGAAAAAATAGCACAATTTGTGCTGCACCATAGAATAGATGCAAAATTCGAATGGACAGAAAAATTAACAGAAACAGAACGCGGTGCAGGCGGCTTCGGCAGCACAGATAATAAAAATTAAGGAGACATACATGGGAATACTAGATACTGAAATTGGTTCTCCAAAGAAAGACCTAGAAATAATTGCAGTTGATACAAAAATAGTACAAACCGCCGGCAGTAGTAAAAACGCAACAAAAGTAGTTTTAACTTGCTCTGATGTTGGCGGTATTGATTACCAGATAGACGAAGCATGGGTAATAGACTATAAAACACAAGAGCCGACTCACAAAGGATTATGGATATCCAGAGACCCAGAAGGGAAGCTAGACTCGCGAAGTACGCTAGTTCAGCTATTAAATTTTGTAAGTGTAAGTACGCCTGCTAAATTAGTGGGCACGAAAATATCAACCTGGCCCAAAGATAATGGATACAAAGTAGCCATTGCCTGCAAGCACGATAATTTTAAAAGGTAAGTAATGTACAATGATAAAAGCCGTTTAAACGAGACACAATTAAGAACTATGGCCAGTCTTTATGAATTCAATCACAAAAGACGCATTACCTCTTTATATAAAGAAGTAGAAGTTATACAAGCTTATATAAAAAAAATACAACCTTTATTCGAAGATAATTATGTTGTAACTATTACTAAGGACTATCAACTCAATGATTCCCCATTAGTAGTAGGCTGTTCTTACGTAACTGAAGATGAAGTAGAAGTTAATATAAACAACTATAGACCCCACCAAATAAAAAATACTTTTAAGGTAACCTTGTCTCCGCACGGAAAAGGTGAAGAAAAGAAAGACAAATGGGGCAACGACTTAAGCATTAATCATTATTATTCTATTGGGTGGTCTACAAAAGTTCTAAACGCAGAACAAGACACAAAAGATCTACAGGTATTAAAAAACTTATTATCATATTGCAGTGTAAATGATAATTATCATAATAATAATGGAATACAAAAACTGACTGCAGGGATGAACCAACGAGTATCTATAGATCTTAGGCTGAATAACACGAAGGAAATTCTCACTGATAAAGGATTTTTATATTCAGAGATAGAAGAATTAACTGACGACCAACTTAACATCTTATATCGGTTAAATGATTGTGGAGATTATGTTTCTTCGCCTCATATAATAATCAGAATAGCAGAAAAAGACGATATAAGAAGAGCGTTGGTAGCATCAATATCGAGCGCCGCCTATAATTATAGATATCGTAAATTAGAAGTTGGGTCGGAAGAGTTCTATGCAAATCTCAGAAAACACCTGGCATTAAAAAATTTAGAGTTTAAAGCAAACACTGTTGATTACAATTATATTGATCTAGGAAGACTTTATCTGCACCAGGATGACTATGATAATAGGCATCACAATACGTTATATTTAGACTTTAATGATTTTGATATAGACACAATGTTAAAGTGCAAAAAAGCTGTAAATTGGAATCAACAAATAGACGCCTACATTAATCATGTAGGAGCAGCTAACTCCATTTTGATAAAAACCTCCGAATTAGAAGAAGCACTGTTTCCAGTATTAATAGCTCAAGAAAAACAGAAAAAAGAAGAAGAGCTGAATACTTCTATAAAAAAGAACCTAAAAACAAGGTTGAAGGACAAATCAAAACTAGTGTTCAATGATATGGTTTTCGAAGATAAGATTCTTACTTACGAAAATCAAATCATAAAAGTAGAGAACATGAAACATGGCACAGTAGACGTTGATGAAGATATCATCGGAGCCTGGTTAAGAAATAAAATAAATGGATACAGATCAACTGGGCTAGCAGATGTTAATTTTAATCATGTATTAGAAGCCGTTGCACAATATTTGCAAAGCATGGTAAAAAGTCGTACCGCATCCTTTGACATAACTGTTGGTACCATAACAGCTAAGGTGGCAAAAACAAACAAGACTAGCGATTCCGGAAAAACTATTGGAAGATTAACTATAAACGACATCAGAGTTAACATATCTGAACTAGGCGAAGTTATAGAAACAATGATTTGTTATGATTCGGATGACACTTTCAACGCATTTCTAAAATCTATAACATCCTGTTCTATAGCTATACACAAACTAATAGCTACAGGCATTTCAGTTAACTACTACGATAACTTCTTCAACCAGCACATTAATTATACTTTCCACCTGTACAGAACCAAAGGAAAGAATTACGTTAAAGGCCTCAAAAACGCAAAATATAGAATTAGAAATATAAACAGTTTTAAATCAAAATTACGACAGTCGTACTCACTGCAAGATATGACCTCAGTATTTAGTGATGAAAAAATCGTCGATATCCCAGCAGATAAAATAATAGATCTGATGAAAGAGGGTATCAAAACTTACAAAGAAGCACTTAAACGCTCAGAAAAATTATTACAAAGCACAGTAAAAATGCTAAAAGCCAAAGAAGTGCAAATAAACACAACGTACAATGGAACCATAAATGCGTACGAAGTTAAGGGTAAGAAACAAACTTACTATGTAGATAGAGAAGGAAACCACGAAGTATACGGAGAAGATAAGAGTCATATCTGTATTGTAGACAAAGGGCATAGGGTCGTGGGACAAGATATACTCGTAGCAAGAATGTTAACTGTTGCAAACGATTCAAGAGTTGCGCATAAAGTTACAACACTATAATAATTTAAGGAATAAGTACTAATGGCAAAAGAAACAAAATTAATCCATTTCGCAGTGATGAGCTCACAAGGTGATACCCCATACGATATGCTGCCAGAGGCCGCATTAACAAAAATCAAAGCAATCGCAGACGATGAAGACAAGTGGGTATTTCTGGATGGGGAACTAAAGGATCCGGGACAGATTTCTACCGGAGAATTAGAGAGAGCAGAAAGCATCTTGCTTTCAGCTGCGTTAGAAGGGGGTGCTGAGCAATATGCTGTGGTATTTAACGTCGCAGATGATTTTAAATACACTGGCAATACTGTATTGGCGATAAAATTAGGAACAGAGCCCGATGTTATCGACATCGTAGCCAACGGTAAAAGAGTAAAAGAGATCTTCATGTGGAGATCTGTTTTATACGGTCTTATAGAAACTGGGTTTAATAACCTGGTTTCCGAAGAATATAATTCTGTAATGGAATCTATCGGTGAAGACACTATGTGTACCAGAGACTGGGCCAAAGGGACATCAGTGAATGCAAGTTTTGCAGATGCTATCAAACCCGCCGCCCAGGTTGTAATAGGCTTCGATTCCGCGCATAAGGCTCTCACCTTACGCGTAAGTACAGAAGAACGTTACGATGTATTAAATGCCCGTAAACATATTCTAGCAGCTATCAAGAAACAGCTGGAAGGCACTGTGCAGCAACATGCTCACCAACTGGCCAAGGCTTTACGCATCTAATTGCGGGTACATAAAGTATCGCTACCAGGGAGGGCCAGAAATGGCCCTCCTATTTTTATAAGTATAAGGAAAACACATGTTAGAGACACTAAGTATAAGAAAAGCAAGTATCCCAGAATCTTTAATAAAGCATCTTATCATTTTAGATACTATGTATGGGAGAGAATTTTGTGGATTTTTTACAGGGCGGTACAAAGACGCTGACAGACATAGAATGGCTGTTCAGAATTTTAGTTGGGTGGATAACATCAAACCTCTAGAAACCAATATTATTGATTATCAAATGCATCCTCAGCAAATGATGAACGTATTGTTCACCACCTCTGCCATGAATCCCAAATCAAATATGCATCCAATAGCAGTGCATAACCACCCGCGCAGTTTAGGGATTCCATCAGAAATAGATAAGAATGCATTTAGACTCGGCAAAGGTTTAGATATGCCATACTGTATTCTTGGAGGAGCTGATGGTGTGCCACATTTATGGAAATGGGATAGAGGGCTTGATGATTTTATCGAAGTAGAGGTAGAAATAGTATGAAAAAAGTATTAGTAGTAGGGGCGGGCGGTATTGGTAGCCGGTTCCTGTTTGAAATTGTGGAATTAATAATTGCCGAACAAATTCCAGATGAATATATTTTTACAATGGTGGATAACGATTCGGTTGAAAAAAAGAATATAAAATATCAAAAATTCACCAAAGATGATATCGGTAAGCATAAAGTAGAAGCTTTAAAGGATAGGTGGAAAGATCATCTGCAAATATTCAAAGCAGAGGTTAAGAAAGTAGAAAACCTACAAGAATATCTAGATAAAGGCTATGATTATGTTATCTGCTGCGTGGACAACACAAAATTCAGAAAGCATATGTTCGAGCTATGGGATAAACATAAATTTAAGTTTATTGATATGAGATCTGAAGGCACAGCTATTGCGGTATTTACATCACATGAACGAACAACAACAGAATCGCTAATGGCGACCGTAAAAACAGATAAAGAAGATATGAGTTGCCAACGACAATTTGAATTAGACCAGGGAATCATACAACAAGGAAACAAAATAGTCGCAACTATAGGCACTCAAATTTTTCTGCACATGATACGAGGTGACCAATATTTTAGTAAATTTGTTCACAACTTTGGGTAGCATGATATGGGGTACTGCGTGTACCCCTTTTTTTAATAGGAGGATAAGTGGCCAAGAAATTTAGACGAACAAAAGAAGAAATAAAACTAGGATTATCAGCCGAGGAGGCTCTTGAACGAAGAGAGGCCGCCAAGAAGAAACCAGCTAAAACTGCCAAGAAAAAATCACCAGTTAAAGGTACTGCTAAATCCCCAAAAAAGGTTAAAGAAGAGCCAGAAACTGATGAAATAAAAATGACTGAGGCTTCTTCTAATCGTTTAATAAAAAAATTAGCTGGTACTCACGAAATAAAACCACGAGAGCTAAAAAAGAATATTGAAGCAACTATAGAGCAAAAACTTACCGAATTTCTTGGTGTTCTTATGAATGGGGTAGAGTATAGAGCGGTAAATCATAGGGATCACGATCTTAAAAATTTACTAGAAAAGCTAGAGAAAGAAAAATGGATCTTTGCTTTTAATATGCTAGATGGGAGTCTAACAAACTATCACGTATATATGAGAATTAAACAATGAGTGAATTAGTAGAATTTTATATAAATAAAAAGATCAGAGAATTAAACAAAGGCGTTGAATACGCAATGGTATCAACCGAAGGTATTGGTCAGAAGGATTTTAGACAAGAGGTAACAGAGCTGGAAAATACTAGATGGTCATTTTGCTTTATGGGTAACGAACAAGCTTTTGGAAGCCTATTTAAAGTATTCAAACGTAATAGAACATGAATGAATACGGAAATTATATAAATGAATATACTGAAGGCAGCCCACTAAACTTTAATTGTGAGGTGCTAACCTGGAAAGGGGAAACTACTACTTACAGAAAAATGCGAGAGTTGCTTGCCAAGGACTTAAAAAACGCGCATGATAACGACCTAACAATCCACACAAACAGTTGCATAGGAGCTATGGAGAAAGAATTTCAAGCAAAATTTAACATGGACATTTGGGAAATAGATGAGTGAAAACGAATACGGAAATTATTTAGAGCGCTTCATAGAAGGAGAAGATTTCCTTGAGTTAAGCGAAGATAAACAAATATTAAGTGAGCTGTTACTGATGGGGGCAGCTAGTGTAGGCTTATCACTCAGTGAGGGTTTCGTAATATCGTTAGCTGAGGTAGATAAAGATGATCCCAACAAAGATAAAATAAATGAATTAATAAAAAAATTAAATGAAATAGTACCACCAGTCTCGGTAACAGATATTGCATTTGGCTACTCTGGCATGATTACCACTCAACCTGCAGCTGGGGCAATATGGACATCCTACAGCTCCAACGCAATAGATGGTAGTATAACATACACTTGGAATACTAACGCTGGACCAGCTGTAACCTATACAGATGCGGAGTCCTAAACCATGAGTAACGAATACGGAGACTACACAGAAAAGTTTGTGGAGGGAGAATCGCCATTTTTTTTCTGATAATGAGTTAAAGGCCATAGAAGGAAGAGCTTATTATGTATTAAATAGAATGAAAGAAGACCTGAAGAGTTGGGCATTGGAGCAGATAGATATGGGCCAGAATATCAAAATAGAGCAATATGATGTGCCCGGTATGGAGTCACAAGAAAGACGATTCGTTCGAGTAACCGTTAGCGCAAAAATTGGTAAAGAAGAAATTTCTGTGCAACAAGTAATAGAGGTTGATAGTTTACCAGCTTTAAAACCAGTTATTGGGCAAAGTAATCATGAATGAGTATGGAAATTATATAGAAAACTTTGTCGAAGGCAAAGAAGCCCCAGAACCGGCTTATGCTTTCACAATGTCTGGTATAAGCGCAGGCACTCCTCAATTTAGTTTTTCCGAAGCAACGATGTCTGGCTCCACCTTAAATATTACCATGACTTGTAAATTGCCTGCCCCGGTATCCTACCTAAATGTAACTACTAGATTAGCAAGTGATAACAATGAATGAATACGGCGATTATACAAAAGATTATATAGAAGGGGCAGAGTATCCAGATATCCCAGATTGGGCTAAAGCTCTTTGTGAATTATTATTAATGGATGTTTTAGAGCTTGCAGGGGCGCGGGAGGGAATAGAATTAACGATGCCTTTAGTAGACGACAAAGCTAAGATAATTAATGAATTAATGGAAATAATTAAAAAAGCTTCCCCCGAGGTAATAACAAATAACGAACTAGAAGAGATGTTTAAAAAATTAGGACATGATCCTGGTATGAAAACCTGGGATCCGCCTGATTCGCCCCCTGAAATTTATGGCGGTGGGGGTACTACCTCAAGAACATTTGAATTTGGTGACCAGGCAATAGACGCAGTTAGGGAAGCAAACGACGCTTTCGAAAAAAGCATAATGAATACAAGAATAAGCGATTTGCTTAATAAACCAACATATAAGAAAAACAAAGACGAAGACGATGTTTAAGTCCTAGTGTAAGTTTAAGTGTTTAATACACTTAACTACAAGGACAACAATGATAACTAATACATATATTAATAAAATGAACAGTTTAGCTAAATGTGGAACTGTTATAGATAAATTTAAAGCATCTTCCCCGGAGAAAATATCTAAGACTAAAGGATGCGCTTTCTCGCTTCCCGCGAGTGCGCAGTATTCCTGTCCTGGCGAAACAAAAGCCTGTGAAGGTTGTTATGCCATGAAAGGAAGACATGTGTTCTATAACGTACAGTCTCTCTTTCTAATGAATTGGAATTTGTTGGTGCAGTTTGAAGCCTTGGGTAAAAAAGGTATCAAACCTTGCGCTGATTCTTTGGGTAAAATGATACCTAAAAAAGCAAAGATATTCCGTATACACGAATCCGGAGATTTCCACAGTCAATTTTCAATATCCGTTTGGATAGAAGTTATTAAGTCTCGCCCTGATGTTACATTCTGGGCTTATACAAGATCGTTTAATTTAGGGTATAAGAATATAGTAAAGTTACCCAACTTTAGTTTACTTGTATCAATAGATGATTATAATATAGTAGAGGCAAAGAAATTTGCCACAAAGTATAAGCTTAAATTAGCTTACGGCCCTTGGGACAAGGATAAAGACCTGCCCAAGAGATCATTTGTATGTCCAGCCACCAACGGCAAAGCCGAAATGGCTGGGGCATGTGAAAAATGTAAGTTATGCTTTAGCGGAAAGACCGTTAAAGATGTAGTATTTATAAAGCACTAGGAGACTCATGGCAAAAGAAAATATTAACGAAGACTTTACAGACCAGGGCGATGTAACAGACGAAGATGTGATAGCAATACAAATATATTTAACGCCCGACAGAAATATTAAAGTTGAAGTGAATGAACAATTAGTAACCGATGAAGAAACAGGCGAAATGCTATCAGAAAAAGAAGCGCTGTCAGCAACATTAGCTATCTTGCGCCCCGCTCTGTTTACTCTCACAAAAGAATATATTGACGAATATGGTATAGAATTAGATGACGACACTGATCCCTCTTTCTTTGAGGAAAAAGCTAATTAATGATATTTATAGTGGGCAACGCAAAGTTTTCAATGTCTGATAAGAAATCTTCAGATAGACTTGTAGAAAACTGGAACAAAGCTGTCGGCAGGGGAGATATGGTGATACATATAGGGGAATTTGCAAAAGATAATATTGAATACTTTCAGAGCGTTTTAAATGGTCTAACTGTATATATTACAAACAGTTCAAATTCAGACCTAAAAGGAACTAAATTTAAAAACTTGTTTCTTTATGATGATCTTACTTTTTCCCAACGCAAAAACCCGGATAAAAAAGTTCTATGTGTCTTAAATACCTCTGCTGAAAACTTAACTGACTCTAACAAACCTGAAGTAGTTGGTGAAGCAGATAGCGATTGGACCCATAAATATGCAGGACAGCGAATAGTAGGCCATGATTACATGTACCTTCTTAAAAAGACGGTTATAAATGTAGATCAAAGCCTATGGAAAAACACGCCTGTGCCCTTCACAGAAATATTAAGAGGGATCACTAATGGATAATAATATAAAAATATACCTACGTCAAATATCTGGTTACCCGCTACTAACCCCTGAAAAGGAATTAGAATTAGCACTGAAGTATAACGAAGACCAGGATCCGCCATCTAAAGAACGCCTAATCGTATGCAATTTACGCTATGTTATTACACTAGCGAAGAAATACGAAGGACCAAAACTAGACCTAGACGATCTTATACAAGCTGGAAACGAGGGACTAATAGTAGCCGTAGAGCGCTTCGACCCCTTCCGCGGATTCAGATTAATAACGTATGCCACTTGGTGGATACGACAATCTATCTTGAAATTTATAGCTGATCAAAGCCGCCTTATTAGGTTACCAGCTAATAAAAATATAGATATAAGTAAATATAAAAATAAACTAGAAGCACTATCTAAAAACTTGGGGAGAACTCCAACTGCCACAGAGATTCAAGATGAGCTTGGCAAATCTGTCGATACCTTTGAATTATTACACGGAAGTTTAACTCCTATAAGTTTATATGATCCAAACCAGGATGGTGTTGAATTAAAAGATACTATACAGTCAGAAGAACCCGGACCAGAATATTTTCTCCAACAGGACGAAAAACTTAACCAGGTAGAGCGCGTTATACGCGAGTTAGAGCCTAGAGAAAAGGATATTTTAAGACTATACTATGGTATAGCTGATATACACCCCCTTACTCTAGAAGAGATAGGTAATTTATTCGGAATTACCAGAGAACGGGTAAGACAAATAAAGAAAGCCGTTCTAGAAAAGCTGGCTGAAGATCAAGACAACCAATTAAAAGAATTTATAGATGAAATATGAAGTACGTAATGGAAAAGAGCTACAAGCCGCACTAGACTGGCTGGATAAATATCCAGCACTAGGGCTAGACACAGAAACTACAGGACTTGATGCATTAACAGATAAAATACTTTTAGTACAAGCCGGCACCGTCGAACACCAATACGTATTCGATGTTGCTCGGCTTAGTGCTTTAGAATATATTAAACTTGGCGAATTCTTAGCCCACCCAAAAATAAGATGGATAGGACAGAATATAAAATTTGATTATAAAATGATCAAAACAAACTTTGGCGTAGAGCTAAAGCATATGAGAGATACCTTTATAATTGAACATATTCTCAATAAGGGTAGGAGGCAAAAAGGCTTCGGTTTAGCAGATCTAGTAGAAAGGTGGTTACCTGAAAATAGACCAATGTCCAAAGAAGAGAGATCATCTTTTCAGGATATGTCTTATGGTGATACATTTACTGATGAACAAATAGAATATGCCGCTTACGATGTAGAAGTACTTATCCCCTTATTTAAAAGACAGTTAGGATTCGCAAGAGAACTAAGAGATCCGAAAGTATTAAGATTACTTGAAATAGAATGCCAAGCTATAGCAGTTACCGGTGATATGGAACTTAATGGTATTAAGCTAGATAAAGTTAAATGGCAAGCGCTGGAAACCATAGCTAAGGAAGAAGAAGAAAAAATACGCATAGAGCTAGATAAGTTGGTAGAGCCGTTAGTAGATAAACCAGCACAAGGAGAGCTGGATTTCGGGGATGCTTTTAAAAAAGTGATAAATTACGGCTCACCGTTGCAGGTAAAACCGGTTTTAGAAAAGGCTGTAGGACATGCCTTACCCGGTACCGGGGATGAGGTACTAAAAAGATATTCAAGTAACGAAATAGTATCTGGAGTATTAGCTTGGAGAAAAGCTGCTAAAAAAATAAGTACATACGGCACAGTATTCTACGATAAACATGTAAGAGCCGATACCGGGCGCGTACATGCCAACTTCAACCAGGTAAGAGCCGTTACAGGAAGATATTCCAGCAGCGATCCTAACATGCAAAACATACCAAGAGCAAGTGAATACCGAGCAGCCTTTGTTGCCCCTGATGGTTATAAAATAATAGCTGCCGACTATGCAGGATGCGAACTTCGTGAAATTGCTGAACTATCACAAGAAGCAGGTTGGATGGAAGCACTTGAAAAAGGTTATGACTTGCATAGTTATGTCGCTTCGGTTATTTTCGAGATAGAGTATAAAGAATTGACTGAAAATAATGTAATTAAGAAAAAATATAAAGAACTTAGGCAACAAGCCAAGTCAATTAATTTCGGGGTTGCTTATGGTATGGGCGCGCACCGCCTAGCTAAGGAATTAGATATTGAGCAAAGAAAAGCACAGAAACTGTTAAATCAATTCTGGGAAAAATTCCCGGCTATTAAAGAGTTACTAGACAAACTAGTAAAAGATGCTGAGAAAAATGGGTACGCCTATAGCCCGTTAGATGGAAGAAGACGTTACTTAACACACACTGACTGGGGAGTACCATCAGAAAAAGCACATGCTTCAAATGAAGCAAAGAACCTACCATTCCAAGGGGGCAATGCAACGATAACAAAAATAGCATTGTATAGGGTAAAGAGTAAACTAGAAGAGAATGATTTTGATGCAAAAATTATAAATGTAGTTCACGATGAAATTTTAGTTGAAGTACATGCATCGCAAGTAGACGAAGTTTGCGCCCTCATAGAAAATGAGATGGTACAAGCAGCGTACGAATTAATCAAAACAGTCCCAATGGTTGCGGAATCAAATGTTGGAGACTGTTGGATTCATTGAGTTTAAAAACAATTATAAGAAAGAAAATTATCATGTTCAATCTTCAAAAACAAATCGAGAAGATGAGAGACTTTGTAACATTTACAAAAGTTGAAACTCGTAAAAAAGGCGACTATAGAAGAATAAGTGTTGGTTCTCGCAAGAATAAAGGCGAGTCCATGAAAACAATTCTTAATAGGGCAGCAGAGAGCCCGGAGACTCATGGAAGAATAAATGGAGCTCCAATTACCATCACATACGTAAGCGCGTGTATAGAATATCTAAGAGGCTGTAGGAAGAGCAATCACGGGCCGGTACCTGACATGACGGATTTCAGCTTTAAAAGCTACACAAACCTATTCCAATACCTTATAGCTGGCGGAGTATGGGCTAAAGTTAATAATATGTTAAACGAGTATTGTCTATTAACTGGTATGGATAAACGGCTGTGGGATGAGATCGTATATTGGATACAAGACCGAGCAAATGGTGCACCTATAAAATGTGGTTGCACAACTAACCCCAAAAATCGGTGGCCACAGTATGCGTATCATAGCTTAAAAGATGTAAAAGATAACAATGATACTTATAAAATAGTAGCTATAAGTATAGGTGGATTCTTACAAGAAAAAGAATTCATAACAAAGTACGCAACATTTCGCGGGTCGTTCTTTAAATCTACTAAAGAAACGCGCAACAAAATGTCAGAAATAGGTATAAAGATCTATGGTTTTTCAACAACAAAGGGCAAGAAGAGATACAACGAAGAAGAGGGTATCATGCGAGATTCTATAACAGCGATAGGGGGTGATCGTTGCTGGGATTGTGATGAATTTATGGATTTGTATGCTAGATACGACCCAGAAATAAAAGATAAAAAATAAAAAAAGGCGGGGATTAACCCGCCTTTCTTTTTTATCTTAAGTACCCGAAGGCACCGCAGTGCTGAATCCAATCAACTTAGTTGCCCTAATAGCAACGTTTTCTGCAATGACAACTTGCCTGCTACTGAATGCTAAAACATGGCTTTGTACATAACAGCCTTCGAGACCAAAGCCTCCAACGAAGTTATTATTGTTATCACACATGAAAAAACCAAGAGTAGTAGGTGAATTAAAGAACGTAGAAGCTAAATTCACATAAAACCCAACTTGCCTATCGTCGTGCAGACTTAACTGAGCTCCGGGAGCTGGGTTTATGCCAGTAGCGCTACGATCACCATATAAAACTCTTAATAGAGATTCACCATTAAACATAACTCTGTTTAATGACATAGAAATCATAGTATGACCTGGTACGAAATAAGGCAAGGCAGACCCCAACTCGAAAAGTTGTTGAATCTGTTTATCCTGTCTAAGTTGTCCAGTTTCTAACAAACCAATAGCAATATATTCAGCCGGACTTTGTGGATTACCGTCATCTTGTAAAGCAGCAACAACGATAGATTCACCGGAAATAAATTCCCCGTCCTCTACATCCGAATCCACATGTCTAGAAGTAAATGTCTGCGTCCAATCACTTACTGCTGGATAATCATTATCTAATGGCATTTATATTACTCCTTTATTTAAAATGTTAAAGTTACACGGATGTAATTAGCAGGATAAAGTGGTTTTACGTTTATGGTAACTCTTAGAACGTCTTTTTGATTAGCGTCCTGTTCTACCTTCTCAACCACAAAGTCGTCTACTGTTCCGTTATTCTTTAAATATTCTCCGATTGCGTTCATATGAGAGAATACTATTGAAATTAAATTATCGTTTATGTTCCATCTTCCCACGAACGGTAACAATGAGGTTCTAACAAACTTAGATACATAATCAATTGTCTTAGTTATGCTAAGTTCTTTTGTTTCAGTACTCATTGTATTTGTAGAAAGTTGATGTCTACACACTACTCTAGTGTACTCATTAGCTTGCCAGAACAAGTAATTACCGCCGCCAGCAATTGTGTTCAATTGTGATTCTGAGAAATGGTCAGCAACGTATTTTAGCTTGCTAATGCCGAGAACGGGTAAGTTAGTTAAACTTTGCTCCGGGTTCTCTCCAGCAATTTGGCCTGCTACAATAGCTGCCCCATACCAACCAGGTACTGGTACATCTACTGTTAAGAATGGGTATTCAGCGAATAGGCCGCTCCAATTAGCAGCTGTAATTGCTTCACCCTTATAATACTTTGTGCCATCTGCTAGGGTTAAATTACCGGTTAACAGCGCGTTAGTATACTGCATTGTTGTGCTAGGAGTAGTTTCAGGAACCGGCTGCATGTACGAAGAAATATAAGAAGGCTTGTATTGAGCACTAAATAATCTCTCTCGTATGTACATGACAGTAGGCCATACGTGAATAGAACGTTTATTCATGACTGAGCCTGCATAAGAAGCTATAGCCGTAGCCCACGTACTAGCTGTACCAGTATCTGTTAGCTCATGACTATAAATCATAATACGTTCTTTTTTATTCGCGGCAGTTGACATGCTTGTGCAATGAGATTCTACTTCAGTAGTTTGGGTAGCCGCCTGGGTAAGGGGCACCATACTATACGCTTCCACATTTTCATATTTTCCACTACCTACGCCAACTCCTCCTGTCCAATAACCCGCTGTAAGTCCACTAATAGCAAAGCCATACACCGAAGAACCGGCAGCTTGCATAGCTAAATAAGCAGCTTTTGCCAATGGGTTAAATACTGATATAGCTCCTAATTTATATTCAATCTTATCAGCACTATCAAACTCTATTACATCTCCTGCCTGGTCGTTACGCAAAGAACGGAATCCTATATAAACTAAACCAGAAGTAACCCCCGCTAATCCGGAAATCACAAAATGCTCTTCGTCAGAATCATACTCAAAAGTATCGCAAGTTGTTCCAGAAATAACCGGTATCATAGTTTGTGCGTAAGAACTGCCAGCAGCGGCATTGGTTACGTATACTCCAGCATAAATTGCATCTGGCGCTGTTAATCCAGATGGCATATCAGTTAAACCACTTGTTCGGATAGCCTCTAAATCAATAGTATGCCTACCCGTACCAGCCACAGTTATACCATTATGCATAAATGCAGATTCAGGATTTTCAACGACATGGCTTATATAATAACCGGGACCAATCAACCCTACAGGTAAAGCAGGTGCCTGCAGATTTGGAGAGACAGTTTTTTGAACCTGGGTAATTTCAACACCTGGTTTTGTATAAGACATTATAAGTCTCCTATTTTAATCAATTACTAATAACTCCTACTATACCACTCACATAAGTATAAGTAGAAAGTGTTTCATCTGAGTCATATCCCCAACTACCCGCGTAATAATCACCATAAATACCAGAACCGGCATAATCTACTGTACCCGATCTTAATAGTATATATCGTTGTACGTGAGTATCAGCATCTAAATAATAATTTACTTTAAATACATCATAAATATTATCAGCGGTTACACCGCTTGGCAAGCCAACTACATACCCACTGGCTAATTTAATATTTGTTATTTCGGTAGCATCTGATGGATTTTCTATAGTGGTTATATAATTTCCACTAATTAAATATTCTATATGATCCACGGCAGAAGAATTAGAAGCCCTAACTTCAACTCCAGAGCTTGCAAAAGCTGGAAACGTTAATGGTAGATAATAACCTACTCCTGATGGAGCTAACGTTTCTGTATGCTCTGAAAGATCCACATTATCTAAATAATTTATAGAATATGTTTCTTCACCTTCCACGCCAGACGCTGTATAAAAAACAATAGTTTGGCCAACTATATCATAGTCAACTTTTTCTGTCTCTGGCAAAGTTTCACCAGAAGCTGTTACCGTAGAGCAGAAAAAATCCTCGTAAGAAGATACTTTCCTAGCCATAGAAACAACTACACTAACAGGTACCCTAGTTAAATCAATTTCCGAAGTAACCTGTACAGCCTCTTCTTGGCCAACCTCAATGGCATTGATTTGGTGTATTCCAACTTCCTTTAGGACGTCTTTATACCCAACTAAAATATCAAATAAAGTACCAGCTATATTTTCTAGCGCTATTCCATTTTTACCTAATACATTTAAGGTAAAGGACACCCTCACCAAGTCTTTAAAGACCTTATCGTGAGTAGTTATACTAGAAGAATCTCGCTGATCTAGCGTAAGCTTAGCCCAACGAGTTTGGCCACGAGCCATTATAATCGCAGGTTTCTTTTGAATAGACTCTAAATCTACTGCAAATTTATCTGCAATTACAATCTTACTTTGAGAATATGTCGAAGACCACGGATAGGCACTACTCTTATTCGCGAAGTAAGTCTGTAAAAATGACAAGATTTTATGTTTTACATCTATTACCACGCTCACAGTATGCACCTCTACTTGTTAAGTATACGAATTTACTAGACTTTGTCAAGTTTTTTAGATATAGCTACGCCATTCTTTAAACACCGGAGCACGCACTTTTCCGGATGGCAGCTCATCTTGAATCTCTATTTTTGCTAATCGCCCAACGTATTTTGTGCGGTTGTTCCACATATGTATCCGTTCAGCATCTGTAAAGCCGCTGCCAACTCTTATAGTAGCCGCGCCTCCGTGCGTACGAGACGCCAAAAACCCACCAGCCGCGTTGCCTGAATACTTACCAGAACCTGAAAATACACTAACTACAAATACATCTATATCTTTTTTTATTTTAGCTTTAATTGGCGTTGATTTATTTAAATCAATTTCAATTATGCCCTCACGGCTTAAAGGATTAGTACCTGCTTTTATGTTCTTTAAAAGATGTTCCTTCTGTGCAGGAGTAGATACCATAGGTGCCAATTTAATAGCAGGCATTTCCTTTTGCACCTCTTTAAGCATTAAAAGTTTCTGGCTATAAGGGGCATCGCTTACATCTTTGCCACGATACTTGTCTATATCGAATACAACGTGCTCTACCCGGAAATTTCCGGATAGCTTTCCGGATCGGGCTTTCCAAACATTTGAGTTAAGTATTCCGGCAGTTTCCGCGCTGGTCTTTACTTTGCCTCTTTCGTCTGTGGCATATAGTTCACCCCGGAGAATTGTTTCCCCGAGCGAATCTGGAACCCTTTGCTTATAAAGATCAGTTTTATAAGTATGCTCTATGAGCTTATTCTTATCCCTTCTCGATACTCTGTACGAGAAGACTTCGGGTCGACGACCTTTTTTTAAGTAAAAGAGATTATGAGCACCGTCTATTTTAGGAGACCATATCGTGTCAGGTTTATTTGGGTCTAAATCCTCTATTTTTATTTCTTTATAAGACCTCTTCTTGTCTGGTATTTTGACACGATCTCTCGTATTAGTCGTATTGTAGAAAAGCCAATTCTTACCATTCGTTCTTAGCAACACATAACGTTGTGTGTCCGCCCCTTTATAAATATTAAAAACAATTTTACCAGAGCTGGATTCCAATACTTCCATTTTTCCAGCTTCTATTACGTCTACACGTCCTTTTCCATAACCGCCCTTTAGGTTACCTGAAAATTTCATATATTCAACAGTGTGGTCTGGCTGCTCTACAGCAAGCACTTTTTGCCCGGGAACGGGCAAATTACGAGTTGCCCAAGAATGAGCTACGCCAGCAGGGCTAGCAATACGCAAATCATAGTGTAGCCCAGCCTTGTCGGCCTGATGTTTCTGTATAGTATAATCCCATGTTTTATAAGTAGATAACGGAACAGGTGTGGTTATCTTGGAGTTAGGAAGTCCTGGAGCGTATTCTTTCATTCCAAAGCTTTCAATATATTGGCCGATTCTTCTTTTTTACGCTGACTTAATTCATGTAAATATTGGTCTGCAGATTTTCTAGGTTTACCAAATCCCATCCTGTTTAACCTTGATTTAGGAAACGTAGATAAATAATGCTTAACATTTACTGTTCTATTAGGATCGTCTCCTCTACGAACTCCACGAGAAGCCGCCTGATATACACGAGCATTGTTCCAGTGTGGTTCTGTTATTTGAACCATAGTGGTTTTAGGTAAATTAATACCCTCTGAACCAGCGCCACTAAATACAAATACGTTCGTTTTATTCTTATCTGTGTATTTCTTTACCTGTGCAGCACGTTCTTTTTTGCTTAGTGCTCCATGCACTTCGCTATAACTTATGCCCTTAGCATCTAATCTGGATTTGATCCTGCTGGTTCCAGAACCCAAGAAATTAGAATAAGTAATCACCTTACCTTTTTTATTAACTTCTGCCTGTATATCGTCTATAATTTTATCCATTTTAGAGCTAACGGGCTTTACATCGCCTTTAACAAAATTGGCTGTGGTATTCGAGGTCTGCCGTAAACCAGACATATAAGCATTTAAATTCTTGGCTTCAGTCTTTGAGGGTGGTAAGCCTTTTTTAATTTTATAGCGTATATGATACGGCAGTTTGCCTTCTACATACTTATATAATTTAATTTGTTCTGAAGACATTGGCACGTGAACTTTTTCATGCTTTGTCTTAGGCATATACTTTTCAAACTCTTTCTTAGGAGCAATATCCACCAAATGAGCCGCATCTGATCTTACTTTATCGGCGCTTCTTAACTTCCGGACAGTACCAGATTTAACTCCCAGTAATCTGCCCCAAATACCCGGTTTTACACGAACATCCTTATAATACTTATTATAAAACTCTTTTCTTATTTTTGGCATTACCTCACGGTTTGCTACCAAATTAACTTGTGAAGCTAAGTCATAGGGCTCATTAACTATTGGAGTAGCTGTTAAAAGAAGCGCCTTATTATACTTGCTTCTTTGTTCTTTTAAGTTTTTAGCAGTACTAGTTTGAGGATTCCTTATATAATGAGATTCATCTAGTATTAAATTATCACCACCAGCCAGCTCTTTTCCTCTAGCTACGCTAGAATAAGTTGTAACTTTTCTAGGCGTCTCTTTTTTGAATACCTTTAGTTCTTCGTTAGTAAAATTCTTAGTCAAAGAAGCTGTGCCTACGACAGTGTTCTTGGGCGCTTCGCGGGTAGCTTTAAGGGCAAGCCTGGTCTTACCAGACCCAGTAGGTCTTACAACTAGTAAGCCCTGTCTAGATTTTTTATAGCGTTCTACAACTTCGTTTGACATTATTTATTTCCTAAGCAGCTCGTAAAGCTTTCCTAACAAGCCAGGATATTTACCTTCGTGCTCCACATACTTATACAAAGCATTCTGATAAGATTGTGTGCCTGCTCCTATATTATAACCACGCTTGCGTAATCTGTCCAATTTTTTATAAAAATCTTTTACGTCTTTTGCCTCGTGTAAAATTCTATCCATATTACCAGACCTAATTGCTGCTGCAAGTTGGTCTATTTGTAGCTCAGAATTACCAGCCGCTATACTAGCAATAGGTGAAGCAATTTCTAGTGCCTTCTCGCGAGTTATGGCATTTGCACGCAAGGGCTTAGCTACCCATTTGTTATTCAATACGTCGTATAATCGACGTAGATGCACCATGTTCCATTCATCTGGCATTATATCTACAAAATAGTTAATTGGATGACTTTTAATAAATGCTTTACCACTAGCCAATTTGGATAATTTATGATACTGCGGTTTAAGTTCGGCATATTCCTGTTTAAGCAATACATTAACATCTATATCAGAGGTGGCCGACCATTTATAATCTATAACAGAACCACGAAGGAAAATGCCACCTATATGCTCTTGCGCCACTATAGTTAAAGCTCCCTGCATCAATACTTTGCGTACATACGTGTTTAATTTGTCTTGTTTATTAAACACATCCGGGCAAAGTGTAGATTTTATTGGCGTAAATAAACCCATAATTAATTCCTAAATTCAAAAGCTCCTATATCCCAATTATCAGTTCCGGGGTCACGACCATAAAAGTCTGTTGAACGAATTCCAGACACTGTGGCAGTTGCTGAACCTACGCAACAAGATAAAGGATTAAGTGTATAAATATTTAAATCTGCATCTACAAAACCTGGATCACGCTCACCTGTATCCCCTGATGTTATATTGCTGGAATCATATGTAAACGGCAATCCACCGCCTATGAAGTTATAAGTAATAGTTGCAGACGCCGGCGGTGTAACAGAGGCAGGTAAATTAAGAATAGGCGTAGCCCAGGCGCCTTCTAAATCTGCTACAATATTATTTATAATTTCTAAGTTATGGGAATAAGAATCATGTATATAAATAACTGGGGTACCCACAGTAGTATGATTTATAGTATTATTATAAAATTTAATATCATATTGATCATGATCCCCAAAGTATATACCCTGATAACAATCATACATTACATTGTTATATATGTGTGTACCGCTAGCTCCCGCCATTCCTAATGCATAATCCCCCGTATCCCAAATAACGTTATTTCGTATTATTGTATTTTGTATTAATGGCTCTGTACCATCGTTGTTAAAACGAATTGCACTACCACTAAAAGTATAAAATGTACAATTTTCTATAATACCGCTAGTAAATGTTCCTGAAGAATCACTACCTAAGTATAAACCATTATCGTTTCCAGAGCAAATTATACAATCCTGGAAATGATTATCAGTTGCAAAAGAAGCAACCACGGGACATTCAGTAAAAGCTTCTATATCTCCTATAAAAGTACATCCGGAAAAAATTATATTATGAGCACCGCCACTAATCACTGCCGCTACTCCATAATCTCCTGCGTATAAAGCATTTAACGTTAAATCTTCAAATCTTAAGTAATTTATACCCGAACCAACATTAATTACATAAAATGGGTTATCGCTACTCTCTATTCCGTACCCCCAAGCAGTTGGCTTTAGTTCTGCGGTCTCCCCAGGGTACGATGCCAAAGTTAGCCCACTTTCCCAGCAAGTTGCACCAGATGGGAAAATATCTTTTAGCTGCGCATCAAACGTTCCTTCTCTTATATATACTGTGCCTATGTAATCTTTACCAGGTACTGTCGCTAACGCAATACCTGTAGCTATAGTCTTAACTGCCCCACCAGCCCAAGTACCATCGTTACCATCGTCACCATTCATTGCAACCAATATAAAGTCATCCCACTGGGGTCTAACTAATCCCATACCAGAAACTATGTTTGTAAATGTACTACTATAAGTAATACCATTAATTTCATAATCGACTGTGAGATCCGACGTATACGAGTAAGTATGATATGGGCTAAATTCTACGGGTATTACTATTTCGCCACTAGCCGCCAAATCAGTAGGAACCGCTCCGTAAGAAAATGCGTTAGAATTTGAAAGAGTGTAAGTAATATTACTTAAAGGCTGATTCGTAATATTAGATAAATATAAAACTTTTGCTGGGCTTGTGCTTGTTTTGTATTGGTCTTCAAATACAATAGAACTTTCTTCCTCTAAATAACTAAATGTAACAGAAGAATAATGGTGATATACTAATAAGCCTTCCGGTATTACACTTTCTATTAACCCACTAATAGCGTTTGCTTCGCTTAATGTTCCGCTAATAATATCTGGGATAGTAATAACTGTAGTACTATACCTATCAACCTCCCCACTGGCATAGGTGCAGATTAACCCAGAATCAGAAATATAATCATTGTACTCAAAGCCAGATACAAGTAGTTGAAAAGAGCTAATTTCGTCTGCTTCAGAAACAGCTATAAAATTATCAAGCGGCTCATCAAGTGAATAAACTATTTCACCTATTTCACCGGATATAGTTATAGTATGCCCCATGCCCAATGCTGAAATATCGGTTACTAGGCCAGATTCATAAGCAAAGGGGAATCCGTATACTATACCTAATAAGTTTTCAATAGTATCAAAAGTATAAGCTTTTTTACGAAGATATATTAAAGACCATATAAAATATTTATAAAAAGTTAAATCTTTTTGAATTTGAGTATACTCTATACCATTTACAGTAGTTACATAATTGTTATATGTAGAATCTAGATATAAATCAATATCCACATTTGCTATTCGCCCCCAATAATTAAATAAAAACGGGTTTACAATTGACACGCCTGACATATACAGTAAACCATAGTTCACATTAGACTGGTTCGCCGTGGCAGTAAAAGGATCAGTATCAGGGTAATCAACGAAGGTTATATATTCTTTATTAGCACTAATAGTATAATTGGTATTTTCAACTAATTCTTCTTCGGCAAAGGGAACAGATTCACTTTCATAATAAATATTTATTAAATTTCCTATATCGGCTATAGCGCCTATCTGTGGATTGTATTCCCCACTAACGTTAATGTTTAATAGCCCCGATAAATTGGGTATAGTATCCCCATAGTATACAGGCAAATAAAAATCTAAACCACTTATTATGGGTGATAAATATTTAATACTTTTGCTATAATGTGTCCAGTAACTTTTTTTATATAAATCTGAAACCAAAGAATTAAACGATTCCCACCAATTCTCAATCGTATCTTTATCTTCAAATTTACCCCAGAAATCTCCAAGATGATTCCATATCTGAGATAGCTGGGTATTCCTAATTTTCATTATTAAGCCTCATCCAAGAAACTTGCGTTGTTAACATCTGTGCTTGTAAATGTTATAGTTCCAGATACAGTATTCCCTGTCCCTACAAAGTCCCCTTCGTTTTCATTGTCCAGGTAATAGAACAAACCAGAAACCGTAGGCATTGAGGGGTATGTCGTTAAATCTTTTGGATCTGTTCTCACCCTGTCATATTGCGGAATTGCTGTATAAGTTCCTGTACCAGTATAAGTTAAATATGCGCTCGTACCAAACTGATACCTATCAGGATACGGAGTTGGTCCTCTAAACCAATACACGTTACCACTAGCTAACGCCAAAAACTCATCATAAGGTTCACCTACAGTAAAAGTATAAGCATGTACTCCACCGCCATAATTACTTGCATAACCATCAAATGGAGGATACCATGTACCAGAAATTTGAGTATAATAATAACCAGATGGTCTATATTCAATCCAGGTAGAATAATTACCACTCATTCCATAAGTTACATTATCTGTAAATGTAGAACCACTATTAATCGGATAAGGCCTATCTTTGTTAGCTAATTGATCAAGTGGTTGTAACGCTGCTGCCCCGCATTCCCAAATTAGTTCGTCATAATAAGGAAAATCACCAAATACACCAGATACGCTGCTACTAAATGAACTATCATAAGCTTTAACATCGAACAATACAGGTAGATGAGTTAATCCGCTGTTTTCTACATTTGATGTTCTCGGATACAACGACCAATCAGTTCCATAGTAGTTAAGAGCCTGCCCTGACCATTCGGGGCAATCGGCTGGTTGATAGATAAACTTATTATTACTTATTTGTAACTGATCGTGAGCATACCCACTAAGCATATTATAAGGATCGCCAGCATGGCCTTTTACACCAAAATACGCCCCGGCTAATACATCATTAGGACTGATATCAGGCCTGTCATCATACTCTACAAACCCGCTATTACCTGTTCTAGTTAAATGCACCCAAGGCCGTAAATTAAAACCAAGATAATACCAACTCATATTATAGAATGTGTTATTCTCAATTATACCAGGTCCTATTCCGCCAAAGTACCTGGCGCCACTATAAGGGGTAAAATTAATAGCTCCAAGACCATAGGCGAATTTATTATCTTGTATCTTAAATTCAGACACACCATCAAAAAGCGCAATTGTAGGAAATAGTGATTTTGTATTATCATAAGCATCCCAGGCTATAGGGTCACCGCCTACAATTACATTACCACTCATTGTAAATCCGTGGGTATCAGATACCCATAGAGGTGGATTTCCGGTATCTACTTTACCCGTGTAATCATGTTCGCTTGGACTACTTGTGCCTTTACCTGTTATGACAGATTCTACATTCCATTGTTTTCCTCTTATGAAATTATTAATAAAAGTAACACCACTATTATCTATTATTACTCCATCTGGGTAATTGCTAGCAGGACTACCTTCAAATAATACATCTCCTATACAATCTAAGAAATTACAACTATCGATTATACGATTAGTATTTATTCTCCAACTAGTCTGGTCAGATCCCCAATGATCGCCAGGAAAACCTGGACCGCCAATTTGAAAAACAAGAGGTTGTACTGATTCTGGCAAGGTGTCGTGAAGAGTACAGCCACTCATTACCATATCGACGCCACCCATTTGAAACGCAACATCCTCAAAATAAGAATCAAGTATATGCACGCCGGAGCAGCGCATTGCTTGAAAACCTCCCTGAAATCCCCATTGGCTGGTTATAGGTGCCCAAGAGCTGAGCATGCCACTAAAGGTTAGGCCATCTAAAACACCCCCAGAAAAGTCGGATATTCTACACCCATGAATACCGATATTAAAGAAATTACAATTAGTCATATTTAAATTTCTTAACATATCATGATTGTATTCCCACTCTTCCCCTACCGGATCGTAACTACCGTAGGTAACAGGGCCTGTATTACCAATTCTAAGACCATAGTTTACTACACCACTGAAATTACAATCATTTATTGTAAGATCAGTAGCCCAGCCAACTAATCCTACATATGTACCAGCAATAGACACATCGCTAAAAGTAATTCCTGAAGGAATAGCTATACTATCAAGGGTGTTTCCTGATTCTGTACGCGCTGGCTCCATTCTTATAATACCGTGAGAATCCCCAGTTCCCCCTCCGGGGTAGTTATGATAATCATCATCCGCATTAAATCCGTATATATTGCCCCAATCGTTTATCTTGCCTAACGAAAGAAAATTAGCGGATAACGGTCCATAAAAATCTATATTACGTATTGTTAAATTTTGAGCATTACCAGAAATAATCCAAGCGTCTCTATACGCGGCATACTTTTCTTCATCGGAGCCAGGTGCATCATAGCCGTCCGAGGTTCCATTCCAAGCAAAATCATAATGGTCATCTGGGTCTACTCCGCCTGATATTTTAAGATATTGGCCACGCCAGTAAAGCCATAAAGAGTAGGTATTGATATTACTAAATATACCAGAAGCAGCCACGCTTGTGGACCCAGGATGATAATAAATTAACTTATGAGTTTCTCCACTTCCCAGCGGAGTAAACATCCAAGGAGTAACTTCTTGGTATTCATCATCTTGCCAAAAAGTAGAACAGGGGTGTTGTAATTGTGGGTAGACTAAACCACTATCAACCCGAAGTGACGAATAATAATATTGATCAAAAACTTCGCCTGTGGATTTATTGATTACGACAGGGGACTCCACCTGAGTATAAGCTCGGTGCGACGAATATGAAAAAGCCGGGAAGAATAAAATTGTATACCCGTCAAAAGCTTCCCAAACATGTTCCTCCGCGTCAAAATCCCACCTGTAAGCACCAGAATATTCTACATAGGGCATAAAGCCTATTTCATCAGCAGTTTTATAAGGGTATGGACGAAACCGTTCACCGCTGCCCAAGGGGGAGTAATCATCGGATGTGAACTTACCCCAATCCCAAATAACTCCTGTCGCCATATAATCACGCCACCCGGCATGATTAGTATCAAAGTAATCCTGTATTCCGGACAAAGTTGTCACAGCTGTTAATCTGGTTCTATTCCCAGCCTCTGCGCCTGTACCCTGAATAGTTATGGGGACTGTACCGCCCGAAGGAAGGTGTATTCGATTAAGATTATCTTCGCCGGTAAAGTCTTCTTTTGCGAAAGTTATATTGATAGTTTCATAGCCAGAAGCAACTATGTCGGCGTAGCGTGCATCTATGGATCTAAAAGCACCACTAGCTGTGTGCTCATTGGTATGGCTTATGTCTTGCTCAGCATCAACAGTTAAAACATAAGTAGCTCCTGTTATATAAACTAAATCTGCCTCAAATTCAAAGGCTCCTAAGTCGTAACCATCGCCTTTTGGCACTCTGCCATAATAATCAGGTATACGGACCGTACTTACATTATATCCTGCATCTATGCCAGAGGAGGTAGGATTAAGAGTATAAACATTGCTCTCCTCTTCAGCAACCCCAAGATCTGCTTCTATAATATTGGAAGCATCTACCCCGGATATTACTCCATCTACTCTATAGTCGGTTTGCAGTAAATTATTTTTTATATCTGCGTCTAATGCCCCCGATACATTATATTCGGATATTGATCCGAAGCCATCGTCAGTATAACCAGAGCCTATTATATTATTGTATATAATAGCACCATTAGTGCGGTAATTATCTATATAGATACCTGCCCTCCCGGTAGGGGCAATGGTATTATTATAAACCTCACAATCATAATTTCTACTCCATGTAAAATATACACCGCCATAACAGTTGTTGATAACATTGTTATATGCTTGTGCGCGCCTAGCCCCCGCAAATATGATTGCACTTCCACTTGCGCAATACTCTATTCTGTTATTTCGGAATATATTGTCATTCATCGTAACTGTATGTTCCCAACTCTCGTCAGGATGAGAACCTTCAGCAGGGCGATCTTCATTATTACAATGAATCCCATATTTTCCAACATTGTGAATATAGCAATTATCAATTAACCCGCTAGAAGCGGCATAACCTACTGTTCTAGAACCTGCTAGATAAATAGCATGGCTAGTAGCATTATATAGTTCGCAGTCAATAAGATTCAGGTGGTGAGCATAGCTAGAGAATACCGAGCCGCTCGCCACTAAGCTGCCCTCAAAAATACAACCTGAATAGGTTATATGATGAGCATAACCATTATTAGAGGCCGCTCTTCCGTAATCTTGCATGTTTACTGCGTTAAAATGAATATTATAAAAGTCTATATAAGCACAACCACTATCAACTAATACTGCATAACCAGTAGGCGTTATATCTGGTCTAATTTCCACCGTCTCGCCGGGGTACCCCCATACCGATAAGCCGCTCCCCCAACTGGTGCCACTGTTAGGTAATATATCTCTTATTTCCTCCGCATAGGTACCTTCTCTAATATAAACAGTATCGCCTAAATTAGCATTAAATATACCTGTACAAACAGAAGCATACGGATTGGCCTTTGTACCATCTCCGGTATCATTATCCCCTGTAGTAGCTACAAATACGCCGCTAAGAGTGTCAGCGGAGATGCCGCTGCCAACTGCCACGTCTGTAAATGTATTATAATAATCAACACTACCGGTGGTATACTCTACGGTTAGATCTGTCGTACTTCGTCCCAAAGAAGAGGGAGTAAAGACTACAGGTACTACTATTTCGCCGCTAGCTACTAGACCTGATGGTACAGTTGCTTCACACGAGAAATCTGAATTAGAGAATTCGTACGTTATATCATCTAAAGCATTAGACGATAGATTAGATAAGTACAAAGCTTGTCTAAAGGTAGTTTCCCCGGAATAAGTAGCTCCAAAATCCAGCGCACTTTCTTCCTCTAGGAAACCTTCAAACGCAGTTAATGGGTTATAATAAAATAACTGAACACCTTCACCAATAACGTCTTCCACCACACCGCTTGCTATAGTTTCTTTATACGACAAGCCGCTTAACGCTGATGGTATGGTTAAAACTAATGTACTAAATTTCCTAGCAGTACCACTAGCGTAGGTATCTATCAAAGATAAATCAGAAATATAATCGTCCAAAATAAATCCAGATACCAATAATTGGAATGTATCTACTGCGTCATCTTCTCCCAAGATGATATAATTATCTACTATATTTGGGATGGTATATACAATGTTACCAAGTTCGCCTGAGATTGTAATAGCGGTATCGTCTCCGCTGGCACTTATATCTGTTACTACGCCGCTTTCGAATGCGAACGGCAAGCCATAAGAAATGCCTAATAGGTTTTCAATGGTATCTAAAGTATAGGCTTTTTTACGTAAATGTATTAATGCCCATATAAAGTATTTATAAAAAATTAAATCTTTTTCATTTGTTGTGCAAAGGCGGCTATTTATACTTGTTAAATAGCTATTATAATCTCCGTCTAAATAATTATTTATATCAACGTCTACTAACCTACCCCAATAATTAAATAAGAAAGGATTTATTATAGAAGTTCCAGATGCATAAAGCATGGAATAATTTATGTTGGACTGATTAGCATTGGTGGTTAAATCGGTTTCGTGGTCTTCAAAAGTTATGTATTCTCTATTGGTGCTTAAATTATATTGTGTTCCACTTTCTATAACTTCTTCAGTAAACGGATTCTCTTCGTTCTGGTAATATACATTTACAAGACTATCTATGTTTAATATAGAACCGATACCAGGATTGTATTCACCGCTAACATTAATGTTAAGTAACCCAGACATAGAAGGAATTGTGTCGCCATAATAAACAGGAAAATAATAATCCAAACCACTAATGATTGGATCTAAATATTTAATACTTCTACTGTAGCTTGTCCAGTAACTTTTTTTGTACATGTCAGTTATAGCTGACATGGCGGCTTCCCACCAATTGTCTACAATATCTCTATCTTCAAATTTGCCCCAGAAATCTCCAAGATGATTCCATGTCTGAGATAATTGTGTACTCTTTATTTTCATTTATTCGAACTCATCGTAAACGCGTATAGTAACCGTTTCCCCTTTTCCAGACCAAGTTGACAAGACTATATAAGGTTGTAATTTATATTCACCTTCTACACTAATATTACCAGATAACGTTGTATATTTCAAATAGTTATCGTTATATACTGAGCCGGACCAAGTATATTCAGTAGAGTCCCCAGGTTTAAGCACTATTAAATTAGTAGTAGTAGCACCCGATATATCTTCACCCATATTAACTAATATAACTGTTCCAACATCGCCTACATATATTTTACTCATTTAAATCTCCTCTAAGTCTATCGCAGAAGTCTTTGTAATATAACGTGTATCTGTAGAAGAGCTTTCAGCAGGCTCTCTATCTAAGGTAGAAGATAATATAGATCTTCTGGATAAAGATGAAGTTTTTGAAACCTCATCCATTATTGAACTGGTAATTAATGAAACAGTATATTCTCTTGTAATGGTTTGCCTGGTTTCATCTTTAATAAAAGAAGTATTAATAAAAAAACGTTTTAAAGATGATTGGGCCATAACATCGTCATTATAAATAGCGCTAGTCATTGTATCCACTTTTTTCATTGCACTAGTCAGTGTGTTTGACATTTTTAAAGAAGCAACCTTCACAGTATTACGAGTTAATACAGAAGCTAAGCGTAGAACTTCTCGTATAAACTCACTAGCAGAGCCTCCGTAGCCCTGTGTAATTAGTGTATTTACTCCATAACCCTTGGTAATTATCATTGTGGGGTTCTTCCCGTATACAAGGTAACATCTCCTGTCAAAGTAAATGTTTTTAGCACTGTGACCCCATCCATTCTATAATAAGTTAATGTTCCAGCGCCGGTATCTAGCACCCATTTACCCAGAGCCTCGTCTCTAAGATCTATAACCATACCTTCAATGCCGCTAGTATTGGTAACCATAATTCCTGATAGTGTCGTCTCTAAACTACCATTGTCTATGGTTATTACCCCAGAAAGAGATGTCTCAAGTTCTGATATATCTGTAATAATTTCATCTTTATCAGATGTGGCCTCCGTGCGCGTAGGCGGATCGTATACATTAATAGCATCTGCTACATAGCCAGAAATATTAGCCTCAAGGGCTAATGCAGAAACATCAGCTTTGAAGTTATTTGGGGTGCTTAAAGTGCTTTGAATATCTTCTGTGTCTTCTTGTACTTGTCCTAAAATACCAGATGTAGCTAAAGCTGTCACATCAGCCTTATACTGATCGGGGTTATCCAAGTCTGCTTGAACTGTAATAATATCAGATTCTATGTCGTTTACAGTGCTTTGAATATCTATCGTATCTTCTAAAATTTGACCTACAACACCGGAAGTAGCCAAAGCAGTTACATCCGCTTTAAAACTGTCTGGAGTACTTAGAGTACTTTGTAGATCTTGCGTATCTGTCTCAATATTATCGACAACAGTTTGTATATATTCTGTATCTTCTTGTATAAGCCCTACAACTCCTGAAGTAGCTAGGGCTGTTATATCTGCCTTATACTGACCCGGATTATCCAAATCTGCTTGAATAGCTGTTAGCTCTGAATCGTATTCACTAGCTGGCGCTAAATTAGCATTGTCGATTCCGCTATAAACTACACCTGATATTACAATCACGGCCTCTGGATCTACCCAAACAGCATCTGCTACTTCCCCCGCAGTTGGCGCACTGCCACCGCCTTCATTTGCGGTTACACCAGATAAATAAGTCTTTGTTGTTTCGTGTTCGTATACTATAATACCTGAAATACTAGCCTCTTCTGCTAAAGCAGATACATCGGCTTTGTATTGATCAGGATTATCCAGATCAGCCTGAATTGCTACTAGACTGGCCGGTAGAGTTGTTCCTGTATCTTCCAGGATAGCAGTTACATCTGATTCCAGAGAACTGATATCTATTGCATCAACCATTCCGGAAATACTGATCTGACTATTCTGAATATCCTGAGTATCAGTCTCTATATCAGATAGACTGGCCGGTAGAGTTGTTCCTGTATCTTCCAGGATTTGTCCTACAACTCCTGAAGCAGCTAAAGCAGATACATCGGCTTTGTATTGATCAGGATTATCCAGATCAGCTTGGATAGTAGTCAGGGCTGCAGTGTACTCACCAGATGCAGCTATAAGTGTATTATTTACAGTTTCGTCATTAACCGTTGTACCTATACTTGTATCTGTAACACTTGCTGACACCCCATATAGATTAATAGTTGTTGTACCAGTTCCATCTATAGTTATAGGACCAGTAACACCTACTTGCTGAATAGTTCCTGCAGCACCATCAACATGATAAGTGGCTGACCGAAAAATACCACGAAGTTCTACATTTGCTCCGTTTGTAGTAAATGTCTGACCCCCGCCTGCAAGAGGTTCGTTTGAAATAGTACAGTCGTCGTCTAGTATCCAAGCCGAGCCTCCTGTGTATGCCCTATTATTGATACCAGTAGTACTTCCTAAACCGCTAAAATTAAAGTTAGGTGTTCCACTCCCGGGTACCATTGAAAAGCATTCTACAAACACAAATTGTCCAGCACTAGCTGCTGTAAAGGTTGCTGAATTATATCCAAACCCGCATCTTCCCATACCGCAAGGAGGAACCGTAAGTTCTCCAATTTTACAGTCTATAAATCTTGCGTTATCGCCTGTTGCAACACCGCTGATTAGAGCACCAAAAATATAAGCTCCTGCTATAGACTGCCCACCAAGATCTATAGTAGCCTCTGCTGCATCTATATAATACCCGTCTGAGTTGGCAGTTAAAAGAACAAAAGATTGACTAGCAACATGGAATCTATTGAACCCCAAAGTAGCGTTTAAAGTAAGAGCATCGGGCCAAGTTAAACATGGCTTATCAGCTGTGCCATGAATAAAAGCCGTCGTTCCAGCTGTTCCATTATTAGTATCAACCCAGATGGCACCATCTGCGTAACCTACCGATCTGTTTACAACCGCATAAGATAAAAATAATTGATCAATATAAAGATCTGCTGACACAAGACTAGTAGCCTGCACCTGAACTCTAACTTTTCCTACATTCGCACCCGTGCCTACATGTCGTGTAAATAGTGTATAAGTATGTGTATCATCCGAAGATAAGGATGTACCGTACATAACCCCGCACTGATCCCAGTCAGTATCATCCCAATGATAAGCCTTTATATTAATATCATCATTATTACCGTTTGCTCTTCCCACAAAGGTTACAGAGGTTGGAACCCCATCAACTCCTACATCAAATTCATAGTAGGCTTCTATGTCACCAGACTCATCCTCTATTTGATGATAAGTTCCATCCAATGTTACTGTATCTTCATAAGTACCAGCAATAACTGTTCCAGACGTTAGAGTAAAACTATCAGCAACCGTATTAATAGCTGCACCTGTGTTAGCAATATTTTCTAACTGTTGCTGTTGCGCAGGTGCGTATGAATCAGCGTAGCCTGTTCCGTCATAGGTAGCTTCAAGGTTAGCAGCTGCCGTAGAATCTCCTGAAATAGCTGTTGCATCAGAATTCATTTTACCGGCTATTGTTAGGGCAGCAGGTAATCTGGTTTTTATATTCTGGGTATCCTCAGCTATCATTTCCAAAGAATCAGTCTTAGTACTAAAACCAGCCCAGACCCCATTATTTCCAACCATACTTGCTATAATAGAACCAGTCACAGGAGTATCCCCGTGTGCAGCCGCAATTAAGTGATCAAGGTGTATATCGGTAAGAGCTGTGTCAACCTCTGCATTGATATTAGCAAGAGATATAGTATCAGGGATCTTTGTATCATTTAGCGCGTTGGTATCAACAAGAATAGTGTCTACCACTCCATCAACAACTGATATTAAAGCCGGGATGGTAGTGCCCGTATCTTCGAGAATTTGCCCAACTACACCTGAAGTAGCTAAAGTATTTATTGTATCCGGGTAACCGCCCACAACAAATTTTCCTGGGTATGTTCCTGCGTCACCGGACATTAAGTATAGATACTCTGTCTTTTCGGTGGCTGCGGTTACTATACCTGAACTATCATAGCAATACCAACCCGTAGATTCAAGTTCATCACACCCACTTTGTGTAAGCGCTATAGCGGTTCTTGTAGCTAGATTATATATGGTGATTTCCGGAGAATCGCCTGTACTTAACTCGCCCAGTAAAGTAGTAGATTCGCCTGCGCCTATTGTTTGATATCTCATTTACATCTCTACCTTTAAGCTATTAACTTTTCTCAGCTTAATAGTAACTTCTCTATCTATATCCATAGCGTAAGGTTTTGTTACTGGAATATAGCCATCTTTATATACCGATACATCATGATATGTACTGTTACCACTACTCGACCAAAAATAAGACGACGTAGCACTATAATAATATTCGTGCGTTAGTAATGCGCACTCTATATCATATATATTATCTAATTTACCATTTGCCTTAGTTTTAAATGTCCAGTACTCTCGCCCGTCACTCTGTTCTATTACTACGGTTGCTCCTTCTACTGGCGTACCCAGAGAGTCTTCAACTGTTAAATTCAGAGATTTAACCCAAAGAACAGCCCCGTCATAATTAGCGTTAAGATTAGAGGCGTCGTTCCAGGTATTACCAGACCAAATAATCATACGACCATCATATCTAATTTCAGCCGCAGGAGATGTTGTGTTAGTCCAGGTGCAGTCTACGAAAGCACAAACTGCCCCCCATTCTACATAATTTCCAATACCGGCATCGTCAAAATTGCAACCTTTAAATAATTGAAAATGCTGACCATGCTGCCTGGGCTCCGTGCCGTCAAAATCATTTTGAGTTATCCATGGACTCATACCAGGAGAACTATGATTATAGGTTATCCAACTAGCGGTATTAGTCCAAGTGCAGTCTTCCAGTTTTATAGGAATGCCTGTTAGATTCTGAAAAGCATAATATACATCAGTAAAAGTCAGGCCAGAGAAAACAACATTGTGCCAAAATGGACTAGTATAATTTAAATAAAAATAATGGGTATTGCCTGTTGTATGGCCTATATTTTTATCGCATTCTATGTTCTTAAAACTATGAGCTCTTACCTTACCCATACCATATAATAAACCAAAATAGTTAGTAGACGCACAGCCCGTACCGACCTTCATACCATCTACATCCCAGATATCATCGGTATAAGTGCCTGTATCTGATTGCTCGTAAAAATAAACACGGGAAAAATTTTTCCAAGTAGGCTTATAAGTTTCATTTCCCCTTACAGTTAACCCGCCCCAGAAATAGGCATAATAAGGAGCGGTACCATCTTTAGAAAAATCTATGGTAGTATCACCATACATTTTAAGATGGGCTCCGGCTTGAACATAAAAGCGTCCACGACTAGCTGCACCTATATCATATTCTAATGTTTCGTTAAAGGAATAGTCTTCCCCACTACCTATTATTAGTTCTGCGTTTGGACGAACGTATAGGGATCTATTAGTTGTAGAACAATTAACTGTATACACGCCAGAAGGAGCTGCACTGGTCTCTACCAAAAAATCAGTATCATTTATATCGGCTACAATACCAGAAAGAGTATTTCCAGTACCCTCGACATATATATTATTACCTGATTTTACTGCGCCCATTACGGAATATCAATCGTATAAACTATGTCTTCTCTGTCTATCTCAGAAACTTGTGCAGACTGGTTAATAATCTGTCCATTCTTCTCTACTGTATTAACTTTATTTATTCTCCAGCGCCTGCCCATCTGGTCTTCAAATATATCTCTCGGGTAGATAAACGGATAAGGTCCCATATATAAAACTTTATAAGATTGATCAAATTCACCAAACTGTGTCATCTGTTTTACTCTAGAAGCCGCAGTTATAGTAGCAAGCCCGCTAATAGCAGAATAATAACCAGAAACAAAACCAGTGCCATAACAATCCGGGCAGTCAGGATCATTTACACGTCGTAGTATAGCGTCCCAACAAGATGTGCATCGCGTAGGTTCTAGAGTTCTTTTCCTAAGAACGCAAATAGGCTGTCCCGCATAATCCGCTCTAAGCGCAATAGCTTCTCGCCTGATTATCTCGAGTGCATATTTGTCAGGATCGTACGCAATAGCATCATGATCACATGCATCAAAACCGCTAGGCTGAAGCCTATACCAAATGTCTCTAAACTGGTTAAAATTCACTCCAGATATGCTGGTGTCCGTATAATCTGTACAACTACCACTTATAGTGGCTATAGTGGTCCAATAGAGGCCGCTGGGTGTGTTAATTTCGCTTCGCTGTACATAGAGGTCCCATGCGTCTAAATCTTCCCCATTTACCGCTATAGGAGTAAAAGTTAAATATAAACTGTCAGCACCTATGGCATGAACAGTCAGATCCTCTATTAGTACCACGTTCTTCCATCCCAGCTTTCTTGTTCAAGCTCTGTACCAACACCGCCGTATGCACCTTCTACGTTTATTTTACGTATTGTCTTCTGCATACCAGTAACCCATTTCTGCATAATTTGATTAAAAATAGGCATATAGCGTGCATAGGTATCCAGATCGGATATTTGAATTCCACCAGCATCTCTGTATGTCAGAGTATTTCTGGCAGATAAAATACCTTTACCCATCAGCACTTGTAAAGCTGCTCCATATTTAAGTAAACTATAATTAGGAAAATTACCTATCGTATAGCTAGATTCAAAGCCCCACTCATTGTTTACCTCATCAATGGCGTCTTCTAGAGCTTCATACAAATACTCGTCTGAGCTCTCTTCTACGCCAAGCAACTGATTTAGCGCCGGGGTATCATTTAACCACCTGCGAAATCTATCTACAGTGTTTTGATATTCTGTTGGAACGGACATAAAAAACCCCTTGTAATTGTTATAATTAAATTATAAGGTATACAAGAGGCAAAGTCAATATAAGAAGAAATAGGGTATAAGAATAGTAGTATAAAGGAGGTACTATGACTATCCAAACTGCGTTGCTGTGTCCCGAATGTTTACAGAGAGGATGTGCTAGCTACCTAAAATGTGAGCATGACCATGTTCCAGAGGAGCACAACGGCACTAAGTGCATGTTCACTCCAGTAGTTCGCTGTGAACTCGGACATGAAATAGTTCGAGGTCGAGAGAAAACTAAAAAATATGAATCGGCTTAAGGGCCGATTTTTTTTACCTACAAAAAAGCCCCGCAATCGCGAGGCTCCTTGTAAAAGTCAATTAAGGCTTATTTAATGGTGACCGAATGTGGTCTGTCTTCTGGGACCTTAGGTAGGACTATGTATAAAATCCCGTCGGTTAGTTCTGCTTTTACTTCTTTCCTCGATACGTGAGAAGTAAGGCGAAGTTGGAGGTTAAGGGTATCTTCACTTCCCCATGGGAATTTAACTTCGCCCTTAATTTCAATCGATTCGCCATCGCAATTTACCTTAATGTCCTTTTTTTTGATAGCCGGGTAATTTAACCCATATTTTGAAGGATTCATTTGTTTCGACCAATTCATGAGCGCAGGGATAACTTGCAGTATAGTAATCCGTAGCATTTATAGGTTCCCATTTCCATCCTTCTGTATGATCCGTCCGGGGCTTCATCGGGTTGGTGTCTGGGTAAGTAATTGAACAATAGCCAACTGTTAATAATTCACTCATAATTTCCTTAACTTATTATTTATTCACACTTTACGAAAGTGAAAGAGGGCCCCACCAACGAGACCCTCAAACCGAAAGGAGGCAACCATGAAAACCACAGTACACATATAATATACAAAAATGGGGTACAAAAGTCAAGGTTTTATGGTATAAGAAGTATGTAAAACAGGTTATACATGACGTCTTTTCCATACATATAAGATCCTTTTCTTGTACCTCTTAACCGTTTGCCTCTTCGCTCGTTGATCTGCTGGTTTCTGATTGTGGATTCGTTGCTTTAAGTACTCCTATGAACCGCCTTAACGGGCGGTTCTTTTTTTTGTTGATTAGTTTTTATAAACAATAGGAATAGATTGAGCAGTCGTTGAGCGGAAGAGGGAACGACCCCCGCGAATACTGGCCATATACGACTCTAAGTCCCGGTAAGCCTAGATCGCCTCTAGGCAGAGAACAGCCATATAAAGGCTGGGTTCAATTTATTCTTTTCATATTTCATTGCACAGAGAAACCTTCCTGCATGGAAAGTGCCACTTCCATCTGGCGCTCGACAAGGGCCAAGCTCCATAGTTGGCCCTTTTTTTTGGTATTACCGTAACGAGCCCGGGCATGAGTCCAGCCGTTAGGGGGCTTCGCGCAGGTATAAGAGCACGCTAGTTAGGTGCTCTTTTTTACCCTATTT